TGTTGTAAACAAATCGAAACTGAACACGGTCATTTAACCCGTGCGTGGAAACCTGTAATGGAAATCAAAGAGTTTGTCTACTTTTTCACACAAAAGGAGGACAAGTATGACATGTGGCGCAACTTGACGAGCAAAGGAGGTATTGTTCGTGATACCGTGACACATCTTACGATGTGCCGTGACATTCAGTTTCCTGAAATTCAAAAAAATCGAACCGTCTGGTCATTTTCAAACGGCATATTTGTTGGAAAGGAATGGAACGCCAAAACGGAACAGTACACGTGTCGGTTTTACCCGTACAGTTCAGATGATTGTGTTAACCTCGATCCAACAATTGTAAGTTGTAAGTTTTTTGATCAGGAATTTCCTGAACACGCCATGACAACACCACACTGGTGGGACATTGAAACGCCTGTTATTCAATCGATTATGGACTACCAACGGTTTCCATCTGAAGTAGCACAATGGCTCTACGTATTCATGGGTCGCCTGTGCTTTTCAGTCAATGATCAAGATGCCTGGCAAGTCATTCCGTTTCTCAAAGGTATTGCTGGGTCTGGTAAATCAACAATTATCACCAAGGTGTGCAAAAAATTTTACGACACAGAAGATGTTCGGACTCTTTCAAACAATATTGAAAAGAAGTTTGGTCTGTGGTCGATTCATGATGGATTCATGTTCATTTCACCAGAAGTCAAGGGTGACTTGGCGCTCGAGCAAGCTGAGTTTCAATCGATTGTGTCTGGTGAAGATGTGTCCATTGCGCGTAAGAATGAAAAGGCGCTCAGTATGACTTGGAACGTACCTGGAATTCTCGCAGGAAATGAGGTTCCAAATTATCGCGACAATTCAGGATCTGTTTTGCGGCGTCTTGTCACGTGGAACTTTGCGCGCCAAGTAATGACACCTGACCCTCAACTCGAAGGAAAACTTGAACTTGAAATTCCTTTGATCTTGTGTAAATGTATTCGAGCTTACTTGGATTTTTCATTCAAGTATTCAAAGAAGGACATCTGGAGTGTTCTGCCTCAGTATTTCAAGACGGTTCAGGCACAGGTGGCAACCGTCACAAACCCGTTGCAGCACTTTTTGGCGAGCGACAAGTTGGTGTACGGTCCAGACAAGTGTATTCCACAAAAGTTGTTCATCCAGATTTTCAATCAGCACTGCCAAGAAAATGTACTTGGTCGATGCAAATTCAACGAAGACATTTACGCGGGTCCATTTTCATCGCGAGAAATTGATGTCAAGACTGCGACAATGACCTACAGAGGAAAGGCTTACACAAACCAACGATTCTTCTACGGCGTCGACGCTATCGAAGACACGTACGTGACCGAAGAAGTTGACGTCTAGACGTCTTCTCGCGAAGCGAGAAGGACCTAGAGGCAATACTCATTGATTGACTAATGGAAATGATGACGAAACTGTTCAGTGCATGGGAAGAGACGATCAATGCGCATCGTGATCAACCCAATATTGAAATTGAAATTCGTCTCGGGAAGGTGAATCGTGGAAAATTTGATACGAATGTCGGTAAACACACTTTCGAAACGGTTCTTCGTCGTCTTCGAAAGTATGATGGATGGGAAGAGACACGCGAGTCGAATACAACTGTGTACCTGGACCCTATGACATCAAAGCGTGTGACGATGAATGACACGACGGACGAGATGGAATCGGCAGTCATCAAGAAACGTGTGCTTGTAAATGATCAGGTACTCGAAGGGTTTCCAGTTGATGCACGGCTTGGCATTTCAACCGAGGTACCATATGACCGAGACGCAGACATGGACGAAAACTTCACGCGTGTCAAGAAGCGCAAGCGATACTCGTTTGTTCGCAAGGGTCTGTCCATTGATCTGACGGAAGTGTCAGGTGACGCAGATGACAAGGATTCAGAGGAGGAGACGGAGTATCAAATTGAACTCGAGATTCTTGATCCTCCGACACACATTGCTGAGCGTCACCAACTGTTTAACATTGTGTACAAGATTTCAGATGTGTGTAAAATTATGGTATGAAATGACACGTGCAATACCAGAACCCGCAAGAAGAACAGGCAACTCTGTAATAAATGGAGCTGTTGAATACATGATGTTACACCGACCGTCTGGGTGGGTAATTTCAAGAATGTGTTCCTTTTCTTCTTGATTGAGTATAGTCATCCATTCGTCGTACACGTTCAATTCCACGGGACGACGAATGAGGTGGTACCCTGGAATTCGAAAAATATGAAGTGACTGACTGTCTATATTATAGACGAGACCCTCACGTACCGAATGCAACAAATAATGTAAACGCCATGTGCGTGCACTGCAAAGTTTCTTTGGAGGAAGACGAAACGCGACACGGACATCAATGGACGGATTGGACAAGAGGACAATTTTGCGCACAAGATCAGAAGGTAGGTGTTTCCATATTAAAGGATCCATTTTCTACGTTGCTTATTATCGCGCCGCATCACTTTAGTCTTTATCGGGTCGCGGTAGTACTTCGAGACGCGGTTGAATAACCGCGAAGACCGGTAGATGCCCGACTCGTTGAGCACATAGTCCACGTCGTCAGGGAAGAGACCCTCCATAAGCGTACAGTGAAATGTCGATTCGAGGTCAATGACGCTTCGTGGTTTGATACGTTTTATACCAAAAAGCTTTGCAAAGTCGAGTGATGCTTCGAGGTATGCATCAAGCGTCTCACCGAACACCTCTTGACACTGGTTGTACCACGAGTCAAACTCCCAGTCTTGGCGAATTTTGTGAAAGCCCTTAAAGTAGACAGGTCGCCGGCACATAGGACACCCTGCGCCCGTGCCTTTGAGGTACCAGGACTTGACGCACTCCTGGCAAAACGCATGTCCGCACACGAGCTTTACGGGTGCTTTGACGTCACTGTAGCAGACTGCACACTCCATTTTTTTGTACTCGAGCCCAGGACCGTCGGTCACATTGACGAGCACATTACACTGTTTTTTTATACCATGCCATCGAACACGGTGTACCTTTGATTGGTGCATCCACGTCACGAACTGAGTCATCATCCACAAGGCGCCACTGTTTCTTGTGTTTGAGGAACGCTGCGTAGTGTCCTCCGTGAAACATACCCCAGTGAATCACAAGTGCAAAGAGATGCATGTTTTGATACGTCTCTGGAACTTGATCCACTGTTGTTTTTTCTGTAAAATTCACAACCAAACAATGTCCCGTCTCCGTCACCTTTGATTCAAGTGCCGCCACGTTATACTTGTTCCCGTCATTGTCTTCGTACCCGTCGAGTATTTGATGTTTCGAGTAATTTGCTAAATGTTCGGGATTTCGAACAAAGAGCGTCATGAATGTTTCAGCTTTCCACGATGTTCCTTTGGGATACGTGACCGTTTGTTCTTCTGTTCCGTAAAATAAAGGTCTCATGTAGCTCAACCCAAGTGAGTTTTCAAGAATGTCCATGAGCGCGAGAACCGCCTCGTGTGTATCATGTTGATGACCGGGTGTAAATTGCGGACACTTGGTCTGAAACACCTTTAAGAGTGCACTCGGATTCACGGGGTCTTTGTACCGTGTGTTCCACATGTTCCGTACAAGCATCGAATACTCATAAGTCACTGTACAATTTGATTCATATGGACCATCACGTAAAAAACGATTTGTAAGTGATGGGACATGTGCAAGACATTGTATGGCTGTATTGAAATAACATGTATTTCCGAGGTTCAAAAGACCTCTAGACATTGTTTAAAACGACAGTATATTCTTTAAAAGTGATTACCGGAACGAATCATAGCGCCGTGATTTTCACGGCGGGGTGGAAACACGCGCATGAGGAAAGAAACGAGCATGATAAAAACAATTGCGTGAAGTACGAGTCCGCCTATTTTAGCGGTACCCTCTGGGGTTGCAACCCAGGAGCCCAGAGCCCGGGTTGTCTGATAGGCAGCTGGACTTGCAACAAGCATATACGCGATAGCGGGAAGAACAAAAAACTGAATCTGGTTTGGCATTTACTTTTAACGGAGATTATTATTTGGATCAAATCGAGTTATGTACCACGCTTTGGGTGCCTTCTTTTTCGTCACGAGTACAAACTTGTAGACACGAGCTATAGCCCATTGATGCGGACCTGCCCCTGGTCGACTCCCGCCTGTTTTCCACGCTTTGAGACCTCTGTTGTACACTGTATTGAGCGTGGAGCGTGGAATACCTGTTCGACGCGCGATCATGTCTTTATTAAACTTGAGACCTGGGTACACGCGGTGAAACAACATGGTCCATCGTGATTTTTTTGTCTTGACGAGTGTATCTGAACGCGCCAATTTGGGATGAGTTACTCGGCGTCGCGCAAGGAGTTCGCGTTCGCGCATCCGACGTGCGTGCGGACTGAGACCCGTAAAGTACCTCTCCGGCCAACGTCGTGTCACAAAAGTGTGTCGTGGGTGCCTACAAGTCACACAGTGACTTGGACTCATACTCCAAGTGTATAAAATTCTTCAAGTTGGATATTCTCTCGAAGGTTTACAATGGTTCGATCATACGTTCGGCGATTGTTCGGATACGTCTTGTCCAGACGTTCTTTGACTGGTGTCCACCCGAGTTCACGGTATTCACACTCGACGATACTTCCGTCTTTGCACGGGACGCGGGATTCACACACCTTGATGAGTTGTCCTCGTTCCTGAATACACAGGTGTTTTCCGTGTACTAAAAAGTCAACAGTGTTCAAGTGTCGTGGTTTCCATTTGAAGAGTGTTTCGTGTGTCCCCATGCGAATAGGTTCGTTCACAGGCGTAAATACAATACCGTCAGTATTTTCACTGAGTTTGAGACTCGTGATATCTTTCAGCGGAATCATGTCTTTCACTTTAACCTGCAATTTGGGCTGCTTCAGAATCACTTTCGCAACTGCACGCGCCTTGTCAAGCCGTTCAGTCAATGGACGTGCTCGAAGATCCTCGCCTTTGATACGCACTGCATCATAGACATAAAATATACTCCCCAAAAGTTCACCATCAAGAATCGTGTCACGAGGCACGGTGAGGGTTGTATACGTCACTTGAAACGCACGATTCACAAGAGCGCAAATCTTTTTTCCATCTGGGGCTTCGAAGCACACAAGCATATGTCGGACACCGTCCGTTTTCTCGCATACGACATATGGTTGAGACGTAAGTACCTTGAAATGACGCCGTTCGATAGAAATAGGCTGTGGACCTGGGAACCATTCACGATCACGAGATTCCCACGCTGCGTGAATGAAATTTTTTACTGCATCTTCATACATGATGTAATGTGCTATATAAACTTTAAGGTTTCATAAGCACACCGGGGGCTTCGAGAATATTTCCTAGACACTCGTGTGTAAAGTGTCGGACAACAACAGCACTTGGAAGAGCAGCAATACGAATTCCAAGTGTCTTCAGTTGTTGAAACAGGCTTTCGTAACTTTCGCATGACACATTTTTTGAAACACTTTTGAGCTTTTTGTTGACGTGGTTGGAATCCATGACCCATACACGCGCAGATGTCTTGTCAACGTCCCAAACATCTGTGCCGACAATTTTTTTCGAAATGTCCGTGTCGAAATTGAGTCCGCGTTGGTGAATTGGCTCTGTCGAACCAGCGATGGTCTTCTTTTTGAACATGTCCCAGTCAACACCTTCTGTGACGGCTGGAAACACAACAACGCGAACATCCTTTTCCATGGGCACAAAAAGCCGAGGAATAGAATCGTTATCAAGGTTTGTTCCATAATCAAACCAGACGAGGCGTTCACCCGTTTTTACGTATTTTGGCAGTGCAGAAAGACCTTCAACGAATACAGTTTCAGTATGTACACCTCGGTGTGCAGCATGCATCTGAATTGTCATAAGTGAATGAAGTGTTGTGACCGCGATGGATTTGTTTCGTGTGACAGCAATCACATACATGTTTATTTATTGATTCTATCCTCTAGTTTTCCAACAAACCGAAGGTTTCCAACGTGACCAAGAGTCGTCGTGACGTCTGCGTAGATTTTTCCACCCATGAGTTGCCAACGACGACAGAATGCATAGTCCTCGGACAGGTATCGACGGTTCTCAGGGTCAATCATACAATCAAAGACGGCACAGTAATCATCAAAGTCTCGATTCTGATGGTCATTTTTACAGTTGAGTTCGGGGTACCGTTCAAACATTTTTTCAAATACTTGGCGTTTAATCATGAGAAATCCAGTTGGACCGTCGAGTACTTCTGCAAATCCATTCACGATTTGTGTTTGTGCGTATTTAAAATTCATCACGAGTGCCGCAGAAGCCTTGGCAAGATCTTTGTTTTGTTCAATTGCGGCTGCAGCTTGTTCCCACATAATCACCTTTTTAGGATACACAGCACATGACACATCGTGATCAGATGCAAGCAAACGAATCACGGATTCTGGGTCGAAGTGGATATCCGCGTCAATGAACAAAAAATGACTTGCTTGTGTTTTTTGCATGAAACGCGCTACTGAAATGTTTCGAGCACGATGAACGAGAGATTCATTTTCAGTCGTGTCAAGCATCATTTGGATTCCGTACTTGGCGCATGTCTGTTGAAGTTTTAGTACTGATTCTGCGTACGCCTGAAGACACAAACCTCCGTAACACGGAGTGGATAAAAATATACACGGAGGCACAGACATACTTGTGTTTGTTTTTAATTCTTTACATAGAATAGTATGGAAATTAGTCTTCCGGTCGGCACAAAAGTATACAAAGGATTTGGGAATCCAGGCGTGGGGTGCTCAACGTTGGTCAAAGATACACGTATTTTCTTTGTCACACAAAATCCGCGTCTCGCAAAGGTGTATTCGGGTCGAGGTACAGCGTGCCCCTACGTGACAAAAAAACCTCTGCGTCTATTTGTACTCAATCACAAAAATATCCAACTTGTTTCAAAACATTTTTCGCGCGAGACGCGCCTCGGACTTCAATTTGTTCTTGGGACAAATGTGCTTCGGGGTCAACAAGCCGAGGTGTATCGTCGAATTATTTCGGGAAAACTCCCTCGGCGATTTCTTAATCGTCCGTTTGGTCGCGGCGAACGTTTGTCAGTCACCAACATCAACCGAGATGTATTTACTCGTTTTGCACACGATTTTCTCATCCCAAAAGGATTTGATGGATTTTATTCTCATCCCAAAAAAACAGGTTTCCATGGAGGATACTTTCCAGCGGAAATTATGCTTGTTGACGGAGGACGTGTTCTCAAACGACCTGGGCCAGAGCAAGTTCCTCTTTTAAGCCGGGTATCTGTTATTCGTGAACTCCCATACCTATTTATTCAGTACTGTAAACGAAATAGAATACTTTTACGATCGTTTCGAAATTACTTTGTACCATATCTCGGGGGCGGTATGGGCGTTCGTTTGTACCTCGAGGCTCGTAAAATAAAACCACCTGCAAAGGTTCAGGACACGTCAGATTTTGATTTTACATTCGCCGTCTCAAGAAAACTCAAACTCAGAGACATTAACCAGCATACGAGTATTATGTACAGCCTTATGTCAAAACATCTTAATGGATTTATTGCGTGGCTTAATCGAACGTATACCCAAACAAACGCACAACTTGTCACGAGTCACTTTATTCCACCGGGACGGTATTTTCCTGCAACGAAAAAATACGTCTACCGTGTATATCAATTTCGAATTCAATTTCCAGGAAAAGAGCCAATGGATTTCGTAGACGCAACACTTGCACATGTTCCTGGGACGTCTCGTGAAGATATTCATCCCGTGTACTCAAAAAAGTACGGGCTTCCGATTCCTCGGCTGAAAAAGTTGCACGAGTCTGTTGCTGCTGTACTCGCCGGATCATTCGTGTACAAAGGTGCAAAACCACGCAATCCAATTTATGGAAATCGCCCAGAAAAGGGTGAAAAGAATGTTGCGCGACTTGCTGCCCTGCAAAATATTGCACCAAAGCAAGTGTCTATTTTACAAAACTTCATTCAACGCATAAAAAAGCGTAATGTACGCGGCGCAAAAGTCAACGCGAATAAAATTATCAAGTACATTCAGAGTAAGAAAAAATGAGAGCAGCACCATGTGTTCAAACACGTGTTATGATTCGGCGTGTAAGTCGACATCCAATTGTTCGTCGAGTTGTACGTGGAGCCACATTTGGGTTAGTACCAGATGTCGTGAATGACGTGACATTTCATCACGCTCATGTTGATGTTCATGAAATCACGCGCGTCCTTCAGGACACAACAAGTATTTCGATTATGAATTTACTCATTGCAGTAACGTTTGTGCAGCTGAAAAAAAGTATCTATAGAAAGTAATGAACCGTGAAGTGTTTACGGTCAAAGTGGATTCATTTGGTGTTTCAAATCCATATTCGAGTTTCACGGCATATCTCCCAGTACCGCTTCGTAATGTAGTCAAAGCAGAACTTCTCATGGCAAGTATTCACACCGAAACTCCAAAACCTATATGTCACGTGTATGTCGAGGAGCTTGTATCCAACTTTTTGACACGCGCAGCCCCTGCGTATACTATAGGTCTTGATGGAACAACGTCGAATGTCGGTGTTGCAACACAACTTCAGAACAAGGGACCTATTGAACGTGCTTTTGTGACCATCCCAACATCGAATATTGCGGCGGGCACGTCAGACAATCGTGTGGTTTGGACAGTAGGAAACGATTTTCCTACAGATGTTGAATACATTAATCCTATTCGTCAACTCAAAACACTAACAATTACATTTTACGACGGTAAAACAGGTGCACTTCAAAATATGGATGAAATGAGTTACTTCATTTTCAGGTTTGAATGTGCAAAGGATGATGTAAGACTGTATTAAAGATACAAGTCGTAGACAAGACAGAATGGAAGTTGTCCGCCTACAGCCCACAGCCATCCTACCTTCACGTGGGTCAGATGGTGCCGCAGGATTCGATCTCTACAGCATCGATCACTATGTCCTCTTCCCAGGGCAGCGGGTGGTTGTCTCCACTGGAATTGGTCTTCAGCGACTCCCAACCGGAACCTATGGTCGCATTGCTCCTCGCTCTGGACTGGCCGTGAAGCACGGTCTAGATGTACTCGCTGGTGTCGTTGACCCAGATTACCGTGGCGAGATTAAGGTGGTTCTTCTGAATACAGATCTACGTAATCCATTTGTTATCAAGCCTGGGTATCGTATTGCTCAGCTTGTTCTTGAGAAGTACGAGGTAGCAGACGTCATTGAGGTGGCAGGATCTACTCCAGATACTACCCGTGGTGCAGATGGATTTGGTTCGACTGGCAAGTAAAAAATAAATAATTTTGGGAAGGTTGTTCTTCCCGCGTATCAGTGTCCGAGTTGGTCTAAGGAGTGAGACTTAAGATCTCATGGTCGCGAGACCGCGTGGGTTCGAACCCCACCTGATGCACTGTCAAGAACTTCTTGACTTCCACGCGCACATAGTATAGTGGTAGTACGACGCCCTTCCAAGGCTTTAGTCCGGGTTCGATTCCCGGTGTGCGCATTTAAACGAGAAAATGGTGTATTTAATATGAAATTTCTCTTTACTGGTCCGACACTTTTAGCAGGTATCGGACAAGTAACAAACCGTTATGCACAACTTGTCGAAAGTCTTGGTCACGAAGCAGTGTACGTACCATATGGTGACCCAATTCCTAAAAAAAAATTTGATGTTGGTTTTGCATTTGTGTTGCCAATTCCATCGATGCTCGATATGATTGATCGCATGCTTGAAAAATGCAAAAAGAAAATGTACATGACTGTATGCGAAACTGAAACGGTTCACCCTTCGTATGAACTTTTAGTTCAACGGTACAAGTCTCTGTTCACCCCGAGTGAGTTTTGTTTGAATGTTTTTCAGAATCAGTTTCCGCACGGGGAATGGAAACTTTTGAGACATTGGACCCCCGAAGTAAAGTCACTTCCATTTAACGGTCCATATACATTTTATTCTATAGGGAATATGATTGATCCTCGTAAAAATATAAAAATGCTTCTCGAGGCGTGGGTTCGCCTTAATTTACCAAATGCACGTCTTGTACTCAAAGCAACGTGTAAAGAGCCCGTGACATGGAAAATACCCGGGGTTACAATCATTAATGGACTTTTGAGTGACGAAGAACTCGAGCGCCTACATGAAACTTCTCATTGTTATATCAATTGTTCGCATTCCGAGGGTGTTGGAATGGGAGCAGTTGAGGCGGCGTTGCGGCAGAAACCAGTCATCATTACAGACTTTGGAGGGCTCAAAGAGTATGTCCATACGCCTTTTGTGATACCCTGTCAACGAACACTCATTGACCAAGATGATTTTCTATATCAACGAGGTATGGTATGGGGCCAACCATCACTAAGTCATCTCATGGAACATATGAAAACATGTTATGATCAACATATTTTGACTTGGGATCATTCACATACGAAACGACTTATGGCTTGTGTGGCCGAGGAGATGGTGAAAAACTCTCAGTCATAATTTCACCATAGTGCTCTGAACCATTTTCGCCGTAATGTGTCAAGTAATATGTTGTTGCATATAACACTATAATAAGGAGCGTTGAACTGAAACCGATAAAGGCTTGCTGAGCCTTGAGGTATGATACAAAGTCATCAAATGCTTTAAATCCAGTTGGATTTGCAAAGAGACGAGGAAGAGCATACACCATAATAAGGTTAACAAAAAGTGCTACAAGGAATGGTTTGAGTTCAATGTCACTCATACCATAACACTATGTTTTTTACAAAAGCACCCTGATGTCGCCTTGAAAGGACACTGGCGACCCTCGAGCGTTCGAGCTGAACACTGTGACTGTGTCTGGCGTTGTTGCGGCTGTTCCTTGGGTAGTTCAGTAAGAACTACCACATGTCGACGCTGTTGTTTGAGTTCGAGTACTCGCAACTTGTACCGCTCAAATGAAGGATCCATGTTTACGTCACTTGTGTATGTTTTAGTTAGGCTTTCGCAAGACATTTTTTTTGTCTAAAAACGAAACCCTTTTGTACAGTAAGATGGAACAGCTGCTCACACAACTTGTACAAATAGTAACACAGCTTGATCAAAATAATGCATATATTCCATCGGAAACTGCAATTATTCTTCGAAACCACGGATTCCAACCACATAGATCATATCTAAGACCTCCGCGACCACCTCCGCCTCCACCCCGACCCCAGTGTCCTGGGATGACACAAAAAGGAACACAATGTGTTAATAAATGTGCCGAAGGGCTCACAACATGTCGAATTCATTCGGGAACACCAATTCTTCGTGGAATCCCAATGGATGAATTTCGATGCCCTGAGATGACGTCAAGTGGCGAACGGTGTAAATGCGGAAAGTACAAACAGCTTCCTATGTGTTGGCGACATGCAAAGCGTGCTGGAATTCTTCCACCGCCACCTGAAGTTCCATCAGAGTGCGCCATTTGCTACACAGACCTCACGGCTGAAGGACGCGTCAAGACATCATGTGGACATTACTTCCACGCAGGATGTTTCGAGTCATGGAAAACGTCACGCACGAATCATTTTCAAGCAGTGACGTGCCCAATGTGTCGACATCATCGTCCGAATCCTAAACCGGCCTAGAAGGATACTGAACGTCAAAGTTAATGAGTAAGTTGGAATTTGCATCGAGACCTTTGCCTGGAATGACATAATCACGGCGAGGGTCGAGAATACCAAACTTTTGACGTGTATTCAACTCAACGGGTCCTCCAAAATGTGGTACCGTGATGTCAAGTCCGTCAACTGATTCTTGAAATGAAACAGTCATGACATACCTGAGATCATTTCCGCGGCGTTCAAATTTGGGATGGGGTTTTACATTAAATGTAATAATCAAGTCACCTGTTCGTTCTCGCGGACTTCGAGACTGTTCACCAAGTCCACGAATCATATGTTGAGCCCCGGTTTGTATACCCTTGTCAATATTCAAATTGAGTACAACTGTATCAATGGTCCTTTTTTGGTGATTACATCCAGGGCATCCTTGACGCGAAACACCGACGCCTTCACAGGCGTCGCATGGACGCCCGAACATTTGTCCAATCATTCCAAACATTTCTTGAACAAGCATTCCTTGACCTCGGCATTTTTGACACTGCGTGGCGCACATTGGACATGGTTTCATAACAGGCACTTTGATCGTTTTTGAAACACCAGTGTACACTTGTTCAAGTGTTAAATCGATCGTGTGATGACGATTCATGTCCCGTGGTCCTGCACGCATGCCTGGCGGACCTCCTCCTGAAAACATGTGTTGAAACATTTCTGAAATGTCCGGCATTTGAGGTTGTGGATCATCAGTTCCAAATCGATCGTAATGTGCGCGTTTGTCCGGGTCAGACAAAGTCTCATACGCCCGTGAAATTTCTTTAAATTTTTCAGCGTCACCACCACGATCCGGATGATTTTTAAGTGCTAATTTTTTGTACGCCCGTTTAATTTCATCCTGTGAAGCACCTGGAGAAAGTCCAAGTGTTTCATAGTGCCCCATAGACAATTAAATAGTAAATTCTTTATTCAGTCATGAATCCTTCGTGTCAGCAATGTGCATTTTACAAAACCGGTGGACAGTGCACGCGCTTTTTCGTGTATCGAGGGCGCGGAAAACTTGTATACGAGTTTGCAGATACGGCTCGTAAAGACAAATCAAAATGTGGACCCAGGGGAAAGTTGTTTTTGTCGCGGACGATGCGTCTAGAAGAAAAAGAGTGATAAAAACTTGTAGCAAAAATTAACTCAATGGAGCGCGCCGAGGTGACTGTCCAGAAGGATGACGGTGACCTCGAGGTGATTTCAAAAATGAATCCAGACCTTGCAACAATTGCTGAACGTCTCGACGATCCGCTTCAAACAAAGGCGTTGGCTGATTTTGCGCGCGGGAAGCTAAGTTATGCAGAGATGCGAAGTCTATGTGGTTAGTTTCGTCGTTTAAATGCATTGTGAATTTGTTTTGTAAGTTTTAAAATTTCATTTCTGTGATTTTCTAATGCACGTATTTTTGCCATTTGAACTTTCGTATTGGCGTTAATAGATATTTGATTTAAATTTCTTACAATTGTTTCAAAATTTTGTATTTTCGAGTTAAGTTTTTTAACAATTTTACGAGTCTCACTCTCACTCATGTTACTGTAATCTAGTATTTTAATTCACGGGCTGAACAAGGGGTGTCCCGGCTTCGGGTTTTGCGCTAAATGAGTGATTGAATGGATTATTCTTGAGCACCTTGTTTGCAAGATCGAGGCGCTGTGTACGAGGATCGGCATTGCCCTTGAAGACGTTGAGTTTATCGTACTGATTTGGAATGTAACGCGAACCACGCGATGCATCTGCGGGACGTACAGGCAGAGCGCCTGCCTCGAGACGAATCTTAGACACGGCACCATTGGCACCAAGTGGGTCTGCACGAACATTCATACGACCAGGATTTCCTGCACGATCGGGATTCACGCGGTTTTCAGACCAACGCATTGGATCTTTGTATGCAGATCCGTAATGTTCGTAGACCATGTATTGAGCAGGTCCCATTTCAAGACCATCCTTACGCATTCCAGTTTCTTGACGATTGGTTGTCCGGCGCGTCTTTTGGAAATCTGGACGCTGCTCAGGCCCTGTAATGGCACCCCCCTGACCCTGACCACGTGTTTGCATGGGCTGGTAACCAGTGGTTGTTTTGGACAGTTTTGCGGGGTGTGAAATAGCACCCATTGTTGTTCCACCATTCTTGACAACTGGATTGGCTGGGCCTCCCCAATTTCCTTGAAGTTGAGTCAGGCGTTCTTCATTCATGTTATTTGGTAAAATGCGGAAATACTGATGAAACCCACCAGAAGCAGGAACGTTTGGATCAAGGCCAAGGCCACGGCCAACATACACTTTATCTGCTGGATTTACGTTGTTTAATTTATTTGTAACTGGTTCGCGACTTGGGTCTGGAGTGTATACGGGCTGACCAAATGGAAACCGCTTCCCGTCTGGTACAATATCTCCCAGGTTGGGAACAGCCTCTTTTGGTGGAAGACGCATACCACCTGAAAATCCACGGCCTGTATTGGGCATAGGGCTGAGAATATCAAGAGGTGGGTCTTGCTGGGCAAATTTGTACTGCACGAGATCAAATTTCGTCTTTTGTTCTGGAGGTGGAGGAGGGGGCATCACAGCTTGTTCTTCTTTCGAGTCGCTAATTTTCTTACCAGCAAAAACAAGACCTACAACTGCAGCAAGTGCAAATGGATCCATGTTCTATTATTCACGAAGATTTTTCTGTCGAGTAGCGTTTTGCGTATGACATGCTCTGATACACTGCATATGTACTTGTAGGGTCCCATGACATGACTTTATTTTCAGGATTCTGGATATACAAGTTGGGAAAATCATATGGTTTATCTGCGTAATACTTATTATTACGACTTGTTGTCTGTGAGCGAAGGGCATCGTCCGTCATCACGATATCAACATAATTTGTGTTTTTTGGTCCATAGTACATTCCATTCTCTATCATAAGGAGTCCGGGCTGGAGAACACTACTCGGCATTATTACTAAAAGACGACTTTTTTTTTCCAAAATCGAAAACAACTCGTACTCACCGAAAGTTCACTAAATTCATCGATAGAATACATATTTCCCATTGAACGATTGCATTTTGTACAAATAGGTCGAAGATTATCGATATTTAAAGTTCCACCTTTGCTTTCTGGGATGTTGTGACCAACCTCAAAATTAAATGCAGAAATGATATTTCCACACCATCCGACAAAGCATTTTGAATCAAACTTTTTTCCAACATATGTGAGCCAAACTTGTTCGCGAAGTGCACGTGGTATTTTTTGCTTTCGCATTCTAGATAAAAACTTTAATACTTTAACTATTTCCACCACCTGGTCCTCCGTGTCCTCCACCTATTCCTCCACGAAGTTGTACAGTCTCTGGACCACGAGCATATGGTCCATCTGGATCGCAACGCGATGGATCATCACGGCACATTGGTTCAAAAGGACGGCCGAATGCTGCATATGTAAACGCGGCTTGATCATTCGGCCATGTACTCACAGCAGTTGTGTAAAAATTACGTTCAGCGTCACGTTTGCGCTCAAACGGATGAATAGAGTCCCATTCTTGTTGAACTTCTTTCTTCATCGAAGGATACCAAGGAGCCTGAACGTTATACGATGGATCATCGCCCATAAGATAATTTGCCATGGGATTGTCTCGAGTTGGCATACGAACTCCTGAAATAATCTTTGGACCCGTAGAAGTGACTCGTGCTCCATCAGGAATCATATTCATACTGTATAGTCCATAAAGTGCCGCGAGAACTAGAATACCAAGAGCTACGACGCGAGCGTCACGGCGAATAAGATATACAAGAATCATAGCATAAAGGATAAACCGAGTTGTTGCGAGAACACGTTCTTCAGCAGTCTGTCGTGATGTTGGCCAAAAATCCAAAAGCTTCTTTTGATCGATGACGTCTCTCAAATCAATCATCTTCTATCTTAGCCTGAGAGAATTTATTTCGGATTCACCACCGAGTTGGAAAATGCTTTGTAACATTGTCGAATTGGGAAGTTTATTTAAATTACGCATATTTACTTTGCACCCTTAAGAAGATTTGACATGAGGCCACTCATTGTATTCATGAGAGCCGATTCGTCGAGTGTTCCTTCCGGGGTTGTCGCGTTTTCCTGAATTTGCTCAGCGCACTTCTGAGCAACCGACTCGATCATCGTCAAAGTTTCAGCTGGAAGAGAGTTAATGGTTGTTCCGAGAATGTACAGTGTCTGAAGGTACTGCCAAATGGCTCCCTTGGTGTTCTCGGACAGATTGTCGTTCCATAGACGTGCAATATCAAGCTCGTCAAGAAATGGAATTTCCGCTGCATGTGTCTTGAAAAACTCCTCATTCTTCTGCATGAGATGATTTGCATGAGGTCCAATACTCTCCATGAATTCCTTCATTGGCTTCTTTGGCTGAGCTTTACGCAGAAGCATAAACGTATTCTGATACTTTACCAGCTTCTTTTCATCAGGAAATGTAAGAACAAGCTCGTCAAGAAACTGCTGCATCATGTCATTGAATGCCTGTGCCGTAGTCGCCATTAACCGGACAGCAATGAAAAACTTTAATTAAAATAAATCAACACTTCGTTAACAATGGACAACATTGAAATTGAACAAGTCAAGGTTGGGTCCTATACTGTGAGCATCATACGGGACGATCAGTACATAGGGAATTGTCTTCGTCGTGGATACGAATGGGATAGTTGGATGCGCCAAGACTTGTCGCATATTACACATCCTGACAAGGACATTTTGGACATTGGGGGTAACATTGGTTGGAACGCTCTCATGTTTTCCGAATATGGACCCGTCCACACATTCGAACCAGTGTTTTATAAAGTTCTGAATAAAAACATCACACAAAACGTTACACGCCATCCAATCACACTCCATTCATGTGGTCTGTCTGACGTGAACGAAATGGCTGATTTTTGGATTCCGAAACGTGAAGGTTCGGTGTGTAATTATGGCGCCTCGAGGATGGATGCAGAAAACTTTCCAGATTATGAAAAAATACTCACCAAGATTCAAATTAGAAAACTTGATGACGTGTATACTGGCACACCGCAACTCCTGAAAATTGACGTCGAGGGTCATGAACTTCAGGTTCTTAAGGGGGCTGAACAAACGATACGGAAGCATCTTCCCCACCTCTATATTGAAATCTTCGATATGGAAGGTCCCGTCCCTAAATTTCTAGCAGAACTTGGGTATACACGTATCCTTCCTCGTCCCGAACACAACTATCTCTTTCTCAGTCCCCTTATATAAATGGTCGCGAAGAAATCGATTCCTGATGTGCATTTCCTTGATGTACGATAACATACACGAGAACGCCGACAAGAAATGCAGGTTTGAAATAAGCTGAATTTGGTAATGCTTTTTCATTGTTTAATGAAGCTCGAATATGAATATAAACAACTGTCGCCGTCGCAGCAATGGCTGCTGCACTTAGTGGTTCACGAAAATAGTGATCCATTCTAGTTTAGATTGCGATTATTTATCTGGTGCATCGTCGAACAACGTTTCATGATGCACTTTGACTTGTTTTACGGGAGGCGGTAAAGGCGGACGACCGGGTTCCGGATTATCTTCTGTTGCTTCGAGAGGTGCAGGTGCCGGTGTTGGTGTTTCTTCTGGTGCCGGTGTTGGTGTTTCTTCTGGTGCCGGTGTTGGTGTTTCTTCTGGTGCTGGTGCTGGTGTTTCTTCGAGTTCAGCGTCCATTGGCTCGGGATCTGCTGGATCTTCACCTGCACCCATATCAAGCTCACCAGTGAAATTGGGAATGTACGTATCAAGAATCTGCTGAATCGGAATAAATCCGTCAACAACTTTTTTGATGAGAGGCTCGAACCGATGGGTGAGCTGTTCACGTTTTTCTTCATCACTGATTTTCGAGTCTGCAAATACATGTGGTTTTTTATAAATGTCCATGGCTGCTTCAATGAAGCATGAATGCACAAATACATCATTCGATGGTAATTTAATGTTAATTTTTTTCGACTCGGATGAAATTCGTACGGCTGAAAGAATTTTTACGGAAATGACAAAGACTGCGGCAAGCAAATTTGGAAACATGGCACATGATTTGATGATCGCATCTGCATGCTGTCTACTAATTGTATTATTCCAATGAGGAATCTCCTGAAGAAGTACTTGATAGCGGATGAGTGTCTGTCGCCCCTGTGACAATTCAACCGCCTTTGTGTACAATTCGTAAAATGCGTCAATCATTGGTGGGATCATTGCCTGACACAATTTATGCATGAATTTACGTTCTGCTTCGACGAGAATAGCTGTCGACTCCATACTGTCCTGCAATTTATTTCTTTGCACGAATCTTCGCAGCCGTCTTTTGTAAATTTGCAAGAGATGGGAGTGTAATATTCCGTGTTTCTTCTTCCGAGTGATCAATCACAACAGGTCCTTTGGATTTTTTATCATTCCATGAAACGCCGAGCGTTCCCTGGGCCACTTTGATAACTTTATATCCCAAACGGTCAAGTTGTCTCTGAAGGTATATGGTTGCAGCATCTACATCGTACGCAGGGTATCCGACAAGAAACGGAGGCACAGTCAAAAACAACGACGAGTCTCCAAGTTCTGACGCATGTTTAATTTTACGACAAAACTGTTCAAGAATAGCCTTGTATGTTGCTTTACGAACCTCGTACTTTTTTCGTTTTTGCTCAGCAAGATCTTGTGCTGAAATCATCTATTAATTGGCATCTTTTTTACCGAGCTGAAACAACCGCACCAATCGATGCGGCAGCATTTGCATTTGATATATTTGCGCTACGCATCGTTTCAAGCCATGTATCGAGTTTTGATTGATACCCCGGAACTTGTGTTTTCAAGTCGGCAAATTGTTTGTCAAGAGCAGCTTGTGTGTCCTCGAATGACATGTATGTTTCTTTGGTCCCGAAGGGCTGGAAAATAGTATCCTCTGAACTCATGGGTTGTTCAGACATTGAAATGATGTTTCCATTCTCATCCGCCTGAATATCATATTGTACGCCGAAATATCCGCGAGTGTTTAGAAACATAATACGGGCATTGTATATTGTCGCGCCTTTGTCACCCACGAGAGGATTAATATATACAGTCTGTATTGGGTACACGTCTGGATTTTTTGCCTGAATAGTATTAATAATACTTTGAATAGTTGAAGGTGAAACAGATTTTTCTGCACTCACGTCTGTGTATGTCTCTGCAATTTGGGTTTGATTCCAAAGTAAAAATCCGAAAATAGCGAGAAGAAGAAAAACAACTGTGTCTTTCATATTATGTCTAGTGGAGAAAAAACTTTTGCGTCGTTCAGCTGGTACAAAAAACTTTTGGTACAGTAATGGCCACGTTGGTCTACAGTGATCGGTGTCCGTACTCACAACAAATCATTCAGGAAATTCGTGAAAACCCAGCCCTTTTACATATTATTCGATTTCACAATGTATCCTTACACGGAGTTCCTTCAAAACAAATCACGCGCGTGCCGACACTTGTCACGAATGATAACAAACTCTTTGTTGGAAAACAAGTCAGTGAGTGGATCGAATCTATGAAACCCCAAGAACATGTCAGCGAATTTAGTTTTGATGGTAAAACGGGTGTGTCATCTCTTGACGATTCTGATGAAAATACAGCTGGAGATTTTTTTGATCTCGGAGATTTTCATAAAAGTCTCGCACCTCCAATGACTCGCGATCTTGAAGATAAAATTAATCGAAAGGTCATGGATGCATATCAAAAAGGAATGTAAAGACAGCCCATCTTTAATTTCTATGGTTCGTCTGAAAACAATTCAGGCAAGTGCAATCCGAACAGTCTTTGAAGTACTCAAAGATATTGTAAATGATGTTAATCTCGTGTTCCGACCAGACGGAATTCTTGTCGTAACGCTTGATACGGCGCGTGTAACACTTGTTCATTTATTCATGGCGGCTGACAATTTTGAAGAGTACACCTGTCCAAGTGAATGCATTGCTGGGTTAAATGTTTCCAATATGTACAAGTTACTCAAGTCCGTTACAAATACAGACACTTTGAGTATTTCTGTGTCTGATGATTATTTATTAGATATCCGAATTGAAAATTCAGCAAAAAAGGCAGTCACGTCATTCCAATTGAAGTTACTTGACATCAACGACGATATGTTTACAGCACCGGAAATAGATATGAATATTATTACAACAATTCCGAGTGTTGATTTCCAGCGAATTATCCGAGATATGCATAATCTCGCACAAGATATTCGAATTACACGGACACAAAATACAATTGAATTTGAATGCGAAGGCGGATTTGCAAATCAAAAAACGGTTATTGAATGTGTTGAAAAGGGTCCAACTGAACCTATTGGAAATTTGTTTTCACTCAAGTACATTAATATGTTTATTCGGGCGACAAGTCTGTGCTCAAGTGTTCAATTACTTCAGCATTCAGATGATATGCCGATTGTGTTCCGGTACAGTGTTGCAAACCTCGGGGAGTTAAAGTTTTACCTTGCGCCTAAAGTAGAATGAACATGGCATTACTTGCCGAGTTGCTCAGCGAAGCAATACAACCTCCTATGGTACGATCTGTTTACCCTCAAATTCCAGAAGTCCAACTTCCCGAAAAGTGGCTAAAATTTGAAGAAACTCTTGGGGAATTTAAACAAGAATACAAAAAAACTTTAATACAACTTCGTGATTGTGAAAAGACCCTTTCAGATATGATGAATGATATTTCTGTTATTCAAAATTCAGTTTCGGCGATTCAGGATCCTTTAATGCAAACTGAAATGATGTCACTCGCGGAACGTTACAAACACGAACATGGATATCAAGAAAAACAAGACGAGGCTGCACAATTGGCAGGAACTGTTCGTGCGATGGAGAATGTTCTTGCTCAGACAAATGCCAAAAAGTATAACCAGTTTACGTGCTCGATATGTATGGAACATCTCGTTGATACATTTCTTGACCCGTGCGGTCATATGTTCTGTGAAGCATGTGTTCTGCGTTTAAAAAACATCCAGTGTCCAACGTGTCGAACACGATTTATACCAAAAAGAATTTATACTTGAATCACCGTAATTTGACCTAATATGTTACAGATGTATAACGTCCCGTGAACTTTACGATACAATTTCCATTTAATACCAATTTTTACTTTGTGACCAACGAATCTGATATATGGCACGGGAATGTACTTATTAAAAGGAACTCGACTTTCTGTGGGACCGAACATGTACTGTTTAACATGTTCAGTGCACAATGTTGTGTGACCTGTGTCCTTGTTCACAAAAACGGCATACTGAACCGGAACAGTGAACCGCGGCGTAATGTCTTTGAGTGGCCATGTGCCAATATGCGTGTACAAATGACCACCAAAGTAATACTCGACGTGACCTTGTTCATGTGGACCCAGAGATTCTACTGGGATAAGTTCATCATGATCGTATTTAAAAAGTCGCCGGACTTGAAAATTTTTTGGCCTGAATGTCAAGAATAAATCAAGAAGCCACCACATGTTAACTAAAAGAATCCTGGATAATTTAAAGAATGGAAGGACGCTACACTGAACGGTTGCGTGAATTTCAGAAACGAATAGCTCAAGGTGACGTGTCAGCTGAAACTGAAATGTACTCTTATATGACTGAGTGTATTCCTTTTATACAAGAAATTCACGACGCAAAAGGTCAAAAAAAAGACGTGTATGACAAGTATATGTTTGAGGTTGAAAACGTTGCCAATTATGAAAAACTTCCAAAAAAGAACCAAGTGACACTGCACTCTTGTCCACGGTGTGGGTCAAAAAATCACATCCTGGATGACATGACAAGCGACATGGTGTGCGTCGAATGCGGACATGCCGAGTACGTTCAAAGTCAGGAAGTTGGGTTTAAAGAAGAACAGGACATGGAACGGCATGTCGTGTATTCATACAAACGTGAAAATCACTTCAATGAATGGATCAATCAGTTTCAGGCAAAAGAGTCGACAAGTGTCCCCGACGAACTTATTCAGCAATTGCGTGAAGAAATGAAAAAGCAACGAATGAAAACTGCGAGCGAACTCACGCACCGTAAAGTTCGTGAAATGCTCAAAAAGATTCATATGAATAAATATTACGAACACGCGCCCTATATCACAACGATTCTCAACGGGGTCCAACCGCCAACCATGCCTCAAGCCTTAGAAGACCGACTTCGACTCATGTTTGGTCAAATCCAAAAACCCTTTGAGAAACATTGTCCGGAGAATCGAAAAAACTTTTTGAGTTACAGTTACATCTTGTATAAATTTTGCGAACTTCTCGGGGAGGATCAATACCTTCCGTGCTTTCCTCTCCTCAAATCAAAAGAAAAATTGTACCGTCACGATCTTATTTGGAAAAAGATTACTGAAGAACTTGGATGGGAGTGGATCCCCACATGCTAAATGTAAAACATGTTAATAGTTTCGTACGACATTATCACGATGGCAAAAATACCCCGCTGCGTCTTCCGCCACTCCGGACAGAGGCTCATCTTATGTTCTAAGAGCTTGGAGCTTTTAGGTGAACCCCAAATCACAATTTTTCCTTCGCATGAGCCGTATTTCCCCGGTATCCTTGATGTACGTAAAAGTTGTCCATGTATCATTCTTCAAGAATGATGCGCGAGTGACGGCATTTAAATCTTCAAACGTCACGAGGTTTTTCGAGCCACTCTCGAGAAGTTCGACGATTGAATAGTAAAATGGTTCCATCATACAGGTACAAGCTTTCCATTTTTTATCTTTTGAACGACCCATCCTCATGGAAGTCGGGGTGTGTATACGGTGGTTGGTCATCTATGTGAATTTTTCGCGTCTCGTAATCCATCAGTACCCCCTTCCCATATACAAACATCCACATATATCTGCAATCTTGAAGAAATAAATTCGTCATGGGTCCGATCCTCACTACCGAGAGCCTAGGAGACTCCTGTTCAATGAGTGGAAATTTGAGGTCTATTCGTGGCAACTTCCCTGGTTTGAAGCCCATTGCACGTCTCGTATCAATATCGGCGAAACGTGCGATGCGTTCGAGGAGATCACGGGGTAAAGCACCCCATAGGTTTGGATCCATAATGATTTTTGGGCGAGTGTCTTTTAATGACCCATCAAGTCAAACCGTTTATCCCATTTTTTGTTAAGCGTATCCCTGTAATTATGAAGCGCGATCAAGATCGGTCCAAGCACAATCATCGCTACGTTTTCAGGTTCACGAGTCTTTATGATATTCAAGTTCAACACCAGCCTCCAAAAACATTTGTTCGGCTACATCGAAACCCCATTGGACGTCATTCATATTTGGTTTTTTTACTATGAGTTTTTTGACCCCAACTTGAATCATCGCGCGTGCACAGTCGGCGCACGGAAAAAGTGTACAGGCAGCCACAGAACCGTCAAGTGAAACGCCTGTACGCGCCGCTTTATAAATCGCATTTCTCTCGGCGTGTTCTACCCAGACGTACTTGTCCGGGCGTTGCCAGCGATCTTTTGTTTCGTGTACACCCTGCGGAAAAGCGTTACAGCCTTCAGAGATGACAATTCCGTTCCTGAGAAATACACACCCGACTTTGGTCGACGGATCATTTGACTTTTGTGACACGACAATGGCGTCATTCATAGTTGTGATGGGTGTAGTTCCTCTAATTCAAGTATGTCACCACTTGATGGAAAATTAATCAAAAGACCTTCAGGAAGTCCAAGAAGTTTCATATACATGCGTGTTTGAACTCGGTGTTCATCTTTGAGCGCCCGAACACTCTTGAGCTCAACGAGAAGACTCGTCCCGACAATAAGATCGGCACGAATGTTTCCAATCACGTGGTCATCAAACGTGATTGGAACGATTCGTTCAGTTTGGTAAGAAAGTCCAATTCGTCGAAGACCCACCTCCATGGCATTGTGATACACGCGTTCGGAAAACCCAGGACCGAGTTGCGTCCAAATTCGACGTGCGAGGTGACTCACAGACTCTTTCATGATGCGTCGACGTTTGGTGGGTTTAAGTTGAAAATCGGCATCGAGGCTCGTTGAATATTGAAACAATCTTCATTTGTACGGAACATCCGACGTTCCTCAACTGCGTGTCCACGATACACAACAGGAAACATCATCGCATCAAATTCAGACGCTTCGAGAGTCGAATGAATGCTCGCGATAATCTGTACAGGAAACACATCCCCTGGCTTGACGACAAATGTCCATGGCTTGGTCGCCTCTTCGGGCTTGGTTACCATTTCGTCGTCCGGTGCCAAAAGTGAGTGCATGGCGTCTACGTGCTCTGGTGGTACAACAAAACTCACAGGTTCGTACTTGACGTCAGCTGGTCCTTGTGTCGTAAAAACTCGATCTTTCCAGTAATTCATTTTATTGATACACAATAATGGAAACAATACTTTATGTTGATTCAAGACAACGAGACACGACGCTTTTTCCAAATGGAAATTCGTACACGTTATTTCTTCAGACACCTATTCGAAATGTCACACAAGTTGATCTTGTATCTGCTAAAATTCCAAATACAGTCTACAACTTAACAGAATCAAATGTACTTCAGGTGAATTCATCCAATGTCGTACTCAACCCGGGGTTTTATTCAACGTGCAGTCTTGTCAGTACATTCAATAATTCAAGTCAGTTTTCGAACGTTTCTATGGATTATCTTGAACCTGAAGGGCGGTTTATATTTTACGGAAATGTCGTATCCGTGACGTGTCAAACACAAGAAGTTGCCGACCTTGTGGGATTGCCCATTGGAACAACAACTTCGACGCCTATGTTAACGAATATCGTCTATAACGGGTTATACCATGGATCTAATGCGTATGTGAAATCATCACGAATTGTGAGCCTTGAAATGAACGATTATATCTGGCTGGATATTGAAGAATTTCGAACATCGGGTACATCAGATGCTCGTAAACTTGTACTGAGTCCACAGGGTCAGTATACAACAACAGGAGACACAGCAGCTCGATCTTTTGCTCTCATCCCGATGGATGTTGCGTCGGGTGGTATCAAAGCGTTCAAAGAAGCGTCAGACTACCCTGTACGCATTGTTTTTCCGTCGCGTCTTGATTCTCTGGATCGTCTGACAATTCAATGGCTCGATCGAAACGGCGTTCCATTGGATTTCAGAGGACTTGATGCAAATGCATTTACACTACGCGTACATACAATACACGTACCTGACACACCAGAGCGACCAGAAAGTTTACCACCACCTGTACCATACGAAATGGAAAAAAAGAAGATTTTTATAGGTGCTGTCACGGCACTTATTCTCGGACTTTTGTTCATTGTACTTGCGGGTAAAAAACGTTAAATACCAATTTCATTTGCGAGAGACATACCCTGAACACGACGTTGTTCATCACGACGAGTTATACTTGGGCGATTTGCCTGAAAGAGAATGAATAAAACGAGAACAAGAAGAGCAATAGTCCACCAACGATTCATGTTATTAAAGACTTAGAATTTTCTACGGACCCATGATGTGTTACTGCGAATTGCCTTTTGTGTATTCTTCTTTCCAGTACGTTTTAGATACCGAGCCAAAAGTTGAAGACGTCTGAAGACACCACGTGGCGTCTCGTGCTGCATTGCAGTCATTAAAGCACGGTGACGCGCAGATACCGATGACTTTGCTTTCCAACCGAAAAGACCTCCTGGGCGCATAGGTGGAAGTGTATATGGACCCTTTCCTGCAAGTCCACGGTTTACGACGCGATGGGATGGTACCCGAATCGTTTTTCCTGAAATGTGGCGGATGTGACCACGACGGCCCGGAGTCGCCGGGACACGAATGTTTCGTGGTGTACGACGAAATGTGTACCCACGTCTAAAAATTGTACGCACCATTAATTTATAAAGAGAAAAAAAATGATCATCGATGCGTTTATGTTTTATAATGAACTCGATGTTCTCGAATGGCGTCTTCGTGCTCTTGATCCATATGTAGACGTATTTGTACTCGTCGAATCTGAGCTGACTCATGTTGGAACACCAAAAGTTCTCTATTTTGAACAAAATAAAGAACGATTTTCAAAATGGATGCACAAGATTCGACATGTTATCGCACGTGATATGCCGACAGATGAAAACCCATGGTCGCGTGAAAAATATCAACGTCACTGTATTCTTGACGCTCTTACAGACATTCCAGATACGGCGCGTGTTATGGTGTCTGATGTCGACGAAATTCCAGACTTGAAAAAAATTCAAGTGTTACCAGACCGCACAATAACATGTCACATGTACATGTTTGAATATTCATTTGAATATACATTCACAGGAGAACCATGGTTCGGGACAGTCATCACAGACGCCAAGTCATTCAAAAAACTCGGTCCAAATTTTTTCCGAGATAATCGTTGGCGTTTTCCTTATATCGAAAATGCAGGTTGGCATCTCAGTAGTTTCGGAGATGCCAATCATGTATTTCAAAAACTCAAAACATACGCGCATGCAAAAGATCCTGGACGACATGAACACCAAACACTCGATGATATCGAAAGAATGCTCAAAGATGGACTTCACCATTCTGGCGGACATTTGATCAAATCACCGGTTTCCGAGATTCAACGAGCAAAACTCTTTTTGATTCAACAAAATACGAACACTGACGCATGATGCAAGTTCTCCTGAAATAATTTTGAACAATGCAATATCAATTTGGGATATCGTCACCAAGACCATGAATGTTGATCGAAGTGAATTCATGATCCACATAAGTTGTGCATACACTTGAAGTTCATTTTTTCCAAACTCAGTAATGATTTTTTTGTCTGGATTGAATATCGTAAAATTAAGTACAGGCATAGCAAGATCATTAATAATCATATCGACACATTGCATTGCAGCGATAAGTACATTACATACGTAGTACTTGTGCCACGTGTCGATAGGAACTCCGAGAAGTACAAGTGACTCATTCGGACCAAAGCGAAGATACGGTGTCGATTTTGATTCACGGCACACAATTGAAATACAAGTCACAAGAAGAACTGCATTGAGCACAAGACACTTACGTAACATAAAAAATACACTTTTTAAACCTATAAGCAATGAAATACGTCATTGCGGATTTTGAATCAACACAGCAAAAAATTGTTCACTCTGTAAGTTTTATGTCTGTATGCATCGAAGAATGTAAGGGCTGGGTATCTCACGGACGAGGTTCGGATCCAGAATACAAAAAGTCACGACACGTGACGCGTGGAACGCTTCGGCGTATTTTTATTCGCGAAGCACTCGAGGATCCGGGTATTTACGAAAATGATCGTGTACTTGTGAAGTTTGGCAAGACGGTGGTGTATGGCGACGGACAAGTGGAAATTATGTCGTTTCGGGATGCCATTTGTGAACTTTTGCATACTGCGTGGGAACAAGGAGACGGGAATTGGCTTGCACATTCTATGGACAATGAACTTGAAATGCTGCAAATCAGTGACGCGCACTTCAAGACGGGACTTTTTCCAAAACCGCTTCGGTCATTTCCGGACGTGTCTACAATTCCTGGGTGGTCAAAGATTGCCAAGGTGTGCACGCAGCAACTTCTAACACGTCGGTGTCCGGAGTTTTTTAGCCGGTACCAAGCCTGGATGACGATGAATGGCTGGACAAACGCCAGATTTTCATCACGTCTTGAAGACTTTGTTCGATTTGTCAGAGACGATCGGGACTATACGCAAAAACACATTGCTCCAAGTGACGTTGAAGATTTGTACACTGTTCTTCTTGCCGCAAGTCCTTCACTTGACGGAAAATCATTTATGGTATCTCTGCCTGTTTCTTCTTGGAAAGAAGAATCTTCTTAGGGAAGTTTCAGAGTGGAATGATATCCGAGAGAAAACAGTTTCAACTTGATTTCATTTGATACTCCAAAATTAAATGGTTCAAATTGTGACATGTCAATTTGTATTGACGGAAAATTATAGGTGTGACGAAGTTGCATTGTTGTTGATAAAATTGATAAAATATATGATTTTAAATTTTGTGTATCGTACATTGTTTGTTCGGGCCACGAACATCGAAGTGTTCGTACATCATCCTTTCCCAAAAAGATACTCGCAGGTATGTCTTCGAGCGTCCCTCCGTCAATATAACGATGACCGTTTCGTTCGATTGTCGCAAAAAGAAATGGAACTGCAATTGTCATGCACAAAGCTTCGAGAACAGACATATGTGGACTTGTGTCACAAGAAAAATACTCCGTCTTTCCGAGGTTTACGCAGTATGCACTTATGTACAGCTTGGGCATGTTTGGTCTGAGTTCTCGAAGTTCTTGAAATGTAACATCTTCCTTTCCAAAATAGAGTTGAACTGTATCAACGAGGACTTTTCGAACTTTCGTGTGACTCACAAGACCAAAATCCTTTAGAAATAGACGAATATTTGGTTTCATAATGTCTTTTATCGGAATATCAAGTGAATATTGAAGAATATTTTGAATATTACCGTCTGCAATAATATAAAAAAAAGCAAGAAGTCCTCCGGCACTTGCACCGGAAATCTCTTCGAGATTGTGCAAATCATCAGAATCTCGGAGAGCTGCGAGAGCTCCTAAAAAAGCGAAATATGTCATTGCACCTGGTCCAATGGCCAGATGTTTCATTTTAAAGAAAGCATATATAATGTAGAACGAATAAGCGCAATGATCTCATCCTGAATGTTTTTTAGATATGTATCCCGTGGAAGACGAAGTCCGCGTACGCGGACAAGGAGTGTCCTGAAATACGCTTTGGGATTGCGCGCAATGGTGCGACGTCCTGTAATTACTTTACGAAAACGACCATACTTACCCATATAAGCCTCTGCGTACGAATCCAATAAAGGGACGATTCCCTCGTAGTACGCCTGAAGTGCCTTGTGTTCAGCAAATGATTTGGTTGTTAAATGGAATGCGTGTGCCTGTGTTCTCGAATTCATAAGCAAGCCAACAAAACGTTGGCCTGAGTTCATTTAATAGTAGTTGGCGAAATTCTTACGCAGGAAGGAGAAGACCAGGGCAAACACAAGTGTGTGCACACCAACAGCCATCAGAGATGTCTGACCAGACATCCACACACCGCGAGAACCTGGAGGCAGGGTCAGTAGCACGCCTGGTGTCAGCAGGATGAACAGCACGGCAGGCACAATCAGATCCATTGGACGCAGAGAGACCTTCAGTACCAGTTTAGCAATCAGGTAATATACAAGGGATAGAACAATGGCATGGACGAGCACTGGAGATGGTCCGACGCGCAGAAGTAGACCTGGGCTGAGAAGAGCAAACAGAATGGTGGGTGTCAACACTTTAGGACCAGTGATATCCATCGATACTATTTACTGAGAAAAGATTCGAACAAACTCGGCAAAGTTATGAAAAGTCGCCTTGGACATCAGGGTGTGCTGGAGATGATTATCCTCCAGGTATTGACGAAGAGACATCCACATGTTTAGGACATGTTCCGAGTTCCAATCGTGCCAATCCTCTGGACCAAGCTCAAGTTCAGGCTCTTGGTCGTCCTGATAGTCATCATCCAGAATGGAATCAGACTCGAAAAGCTCGGTGTACTCGTTATTGCGACCCATTTTGACTTGTCAAGCAAGCGTCCTATACGTTTAGTTACTTTTGCGTACAGTGAGAGACGAACGCTCTTTGACGGGCGCAGAGTCAAGAATTGCCTGAAATACCTGCTCGACCCGCGTTTCGTCACCACCAAAGTATGCACGGAGACCCGTAAGTATAACTTGCTTTGTAATGCTCCCACGGGTTTCTTTGGTGCGTAATGACACCTTTTCTTGATTTACTTTGACTGTGTCCACGTCCTGAGTTTCCTTCATCTCCTTCATAAAATTTTGAACTTGTGCACGAAGCTCCTTTTCACGCTGGTTCAGCACCGACATGTCTTTTCGTGCAGCAGCAATCTGCTGCTTCAGGGAAAGCCATTCTGACATGAGTTCTTTAAACTCAGCCATGTAGTGTACTACACATGTTTTATTTTTTTAATTACCAAGTCGCTTTGCGACTTGTTCTGTGACCCAAGTCGCTTACTGCTCATACGAATTCTCAATTTCAAACTTGGGGCGCATGGTGTCTGGAGGAATGGTGGACAGGTTGAAAATGCTCACAGCCTCGCGGGGGTTGGGTGGCTCAGAACGGAAATCACGGTTGGCGTTACGCAGGTTTCCACCAATGGTCTCTGGGAATCCAATCTGAGCACGTGGATCAAGGAAGTTCTGGCCTGACAGAATGGCATCGGCGCTAAACTGACCAAAATCCTCTGTGGTCACCACCTCCTTGGGAATTAGACCAACGTTGGTGTTGTCGTACACTGGCATATCCACTGTGCGACCGAGGCCACCAAGACCCTCAAAAGGGGCAGGGTCATCAATACCTGCATATGTCGCACCTGGTGTTTCTGCCATACCACCCTGCTGAATCTTTCCAGCACCAGTCTGAGTAATGCGATGACCGGCGCTGAGCACATCAGTACCGGATGTCGAGGATCCTACAGGGTCATCGCCTGAAGGAACGTAACCACTCCGTTTCTGTGGATAAAATACAAGAAGTGCAATCAGAAAAAGAAGCACCAGAATTGCCAGACCTTTACCGTCCATTATTTATATGGAACGAATTTTTTTTTACAGATCCATGGTATCCTCCTCTGGACTGTCGTCTGTAAACATATAATCCCGGGAAAATGTAGGCTTGGTATTTTTCAGTCGCACCTGGATAACCTTCCATACTGGTTCAAAGGCACGTTTTGTAAAAACAAGACCAACGAGTTCGACAAGAACATCAACTGGAGTTGAGAAATTTTCTGGCATGTCAATGACTTTTTTGTCTGAATCAAAAAATACTGTGATAATGTTCCCCTTGATGGTTGCAAATGATGTAAAAAGTTCACCTTCTGGATTGACACTCTTTTGATATGCAGTTGTCACAGTCTCATCTGAGATTTCTTTTCCGAACCAAGCCACCTTCGACTCTTTGGCTTGAGTGACAATCATCTGATCAATGTCATCAAACACACCACGATCATGAAGAGTGAGATGACCGGACGTCGAAAGTTTTACACCATTCACCTGCTGGAATACGCGACCACCAACGTCATTGGTCACCTTGATGAAATATCGGCCGTCCGCTAGACGAGTTAGCTTATCGAACAGCATGTACAATAAAAATAAACCTTGGCTCTAAGTAGAATGACATGCCCGACAGGGTATTTTCAAATTCCAGGTGACACATCCAATTGTATCAGTTCAACAAGTTCGACAATTGTTAAAAAGGTGTGTCCGTCTGGACTTGTACTCCAAGAAAATGGAACATGTGGCACAGGAACTTCAACAATTTTACAATCTGCAACGTTATATTGTGGCCCACAATATGCGACGAAAAACTGCTCATTTGTTGCTCAACTCACTACAGCGTTAACACCAGCTCTTGGAACAGAAGCTATTCCAAATACAATATGCGCCTATCAAGAAAATGGTACACAGATTGCTTGTGATCCAGGGTGTTGTACAGAAAAGACAACATCGACGTCAACTTCAGAACCAAATACACAAGCACAAGAAGGACAGGATATGTCAGAGTTGGATGTATTTATTTTAGTCTTGAGTGTTGTCGGATTTATTTTATTGAGTTTGTTTGTGTTTTTTGTGTACAAAAAATATCGTAAAACAGTAGATGGATCTGAATTATTCAAACGTGTATGATATTGTAACAACATCAAACGCATGGAACTATATCACGACGACTCCTGTCACCAGTAACTACAGTGAATTTAAGGTGTGGCATTTACTTGCATTTTTAGTTCTCGGCCCAATGCTCACTTGGCCAATGCTCGTACTTTTGTTGTTACTCATGTTCAGTAATCAAACGATAAACCTATTTAAAGGTATTCGGAGTAGTAATACCAACAATGGCTGATGCATCTGTGCTGAAGGAGCTATTTGATGAGGTGAAGCTGCTGCGCAAGGATATCCGCAAGCTGAAGAATCTGATCGAGGACCCTACTGGCGAGAAGGCCAAGACACGTTCTGTATCCAACGGTTTCAACAAGCCCCTCGACATTTCCGAGGAGCTACGCAAGTTTCTGAAGCTGGCTCCTGGTGAGCAGATTTCTCGCTCTCAGGTGACCAAGAAGGTGAATGAGTACGTGACTGAGAAGGGTCTGAAGAAGGGTCAGAACATCGAGATGGATGCAGCGCTCAAGTCCCTGCTGGATCCACCCGCTGACGTCAAGGTGACATTCCTGAACATCCAGAAGTACATCAACAAGCATTACGTAAAGTCCACTCCTCCTGCTGCTGCCGGTCCATCCGAGCCCAAGGCAAAGCGTCCAACTGTGAAGAAAAATGCCGCCTAAATATAAATGAAAATCTTGATTTTGATTGCTCTTCTTCTTCTATTGGCTTTTACTTTTGTACCTACTGAAAAACCTGTGTCGGGTACGGGTCCAGGGTACATCCCTGCATTCCAGGGGCACCCGGCTGTCGGTGTGAGCGGAGTCTAGAGGAAAAAGTCGTAGTGTACAGTAATATGGAGGAGCTCATCGATCCACCGACAATGGATCGCAAAGCGCTTGAAAAGATTGTTGGCACAAAGATTAAAAATGAAAAACTGTATCAGCGCGCATTCACGCATAAATCAGCACTCAAAAAGTACAAGGGTCTTGACGGCTCGTACGAAACGCTGGAATTTATGGGTGATTCCGTTCTCGGTTTTATTATTACAAAATTTCTCTTTGATCGTTTCGAGGAGAAGCAAGAGGGGTTTTTGACCAAGGCGCGTACAAAACTTGTTCGAGGCAAAACACTCTGTGATATTGCAGAGCGTCTTGGTCTTCATACATGGGTTCTCATGGATGACAAAGGCATCCGAAACAAATGGAACACAAATGCGAATATTCTCGAGGATGTTTTCGAGGCACTCGTCGGTGCCATCTATCTCGACCTCGGGATTATTCACACAAAAACGTTTGTATTTGCTGCATTTAGTAAAATCTTTGATGCTCTCGAGGCGTGTCTCGAAGATGACAATTACAAAGACCAATTGATGCGTTGGTGTCAGGCGCACAAAGTGCCATTGCCAGAGTACGTCGTCAAGGGTCAATACAACGGGACGTTTCATATCGAAGTGTTCATCGAAGGTGTGACGTACGGTGCAGGATTTGGAAAGACGAAAAAGGAGGCGGAACAAAATGCCGCGCGTATCGCGCTTGAAACGTCTGAACGGTTTAAGAATTAAGGTCGTTTGTATACCATGATCCATCCCCGAGTTGCTGAACTTTTAGCGCAGTCATACGCAGATCAACGAAGTCAAGAATGGCTTGACCTTCGTGGAAATTTACTGACGGCGAGTGATGCTGCAACCGCCATTGGACTCAATCCGTACGAAAAACCCGAAGGACTTTTAGCCAAGAAATGTGGTGCTGCACGTCCATGGTCTGGAAATCAAGCAACGGCGCACGGAACGCGTCTCGAACCTCTCGTGCGTCAAATGTATGACGAACGCTACGGGCAAAAAAGTCACGAAATCGGACTCGTGCAACATCCAGTACATAAATTTCTGGGCGGAAGTCCTGATGGAATCACAGAGTCTGGTCGACTTCTCGAGATTAAGTGTCCATTGAGTCGCAAAATCAAACCCGAAGTACCGGGATACTACCTCCCACAAATTCAGCTTCTCCTTGAAATCATGGATCTTGAAGTGTGTGATTTTGTGCAATACAAGGAGGGTCCCCCAGAAGAGTTTGTTGTTGTCGAAGTGAAGCGTGATCGTGAGTGGTTTGCACAGTATCTGCCTGTCATGCGTGCATTTTGGGATCGTGTACTTGAATGTCGCCAAAAGGGTCTTTGTGAAGTTTTTCTTGATGATTAATATGAAGTACACGACGTTGTACAAACGTATGCAGGACTACAAGAAAAAAAAGGAATGGCTTAAATGGTTGAGAACCCAAAATATCCTCGAACAAAAGGCGTTTAAAATTCTGCAGCAAGAAAAAGTGCGCATTCCGAAAAATTGGCAAATAGATTGGCTCCTTCGTCGAGCCTACGGTATTTCAAAGAAAAAGGAAACATAAAAATTTTCTAGGTGAATTAATATGGCGAACATCCGCCTTGCACAAAATATTGCTCGACAAATCAATCCAAATTGGCCTCTTCCAATCGAGCGAATAGGTGAAGGAGTTGCCGGCGTTGTTTTTGGAACAACTAATGGTCGTGTTATAAAATTCATTAATGCAAATCAACCTCAAGAGTATAAAACGCTCAAAAATCTTCAAGGAAGTTTTGTTGTTCCGCGTTTCAAAAACGGAAACGGACATGTCATAAATGTATCCCAGAATCAAGCACAAAAACTTATGAACAACTTATTCAGAGCTCGAGGTCCATTACCAAAACGAGTAACTGTTGTTCTTATGGGACGCGTTGGGAATGCATCATCTATGACACTTAAACAATATAGAAAAAGGTTTCCGAAAGCAAATAGCAAAGTTGTATGCCGTCGAGTAATGCATCTTTTGCGAGAAATGTACTTGCGTGGTTACAGACATGGAGATTTTCATGATGAAAATATTATTGTGAGTGCTGATTCTATAGGTCGAATCACGGGAATGTGGGTCATAGACTTTGGTGTTTCTCGAAAATTACGCAATAATAATAACATAAAACGCTCTATTATCGGAGAAGCATATAGAGCTGGATGTATTAACGTAAATAATAACGCTTCACATATAGCCAGAGTATGGAATCAATTGAAATCAAACAAAAAATAAACATGACCGAATTGCATCTGCAAACGCTTCTTTTACTTTTGTAAATCCTTGGTATCCATGAAGTGTCGCTAAAAGACCTTCACGAATATCCTCTGCATTCTGTTTTTCTTGACGTGTAATTTGCCATAGAGTCGCCTGAAGTTCAGGACTCAAAGCGTCCCATGCTTCCTCGGCACGTTTCCATGACACTTCAGGGTCGTCCTCTGGATCTGTATTTTTCTGAACCCAGGCAATCATATAATTGTATGCTGCGTGGCTTAGAGAGTCTCGATCAAAGACATGTGTGACAATTGCGAGTTCACCGTCGACAATCGCGTACATAAAAAAACCTCACATTTTATAAAAAATGAAACACCTCATCGGGCGTGTCTCTGGTGTATGCATCGAGTATATCGATCAACTCGAACCACTGATGGAACAAATTGCTGAAGAGTGCGGGCTGACTGTCGTGTCCCGTGCATTTCATCAATTTGAACCAATAGGAGTCACAGGTGTTCTTGTTCTTTCCGAGTCACACTTTTCGGTACACACGTATCCTGAGAATAATCAACTGTATCTGGATATTTTTTGTTGTTCCGAGTCGTTTGATCCTGAAAAGGCGGGACGAATTATCGTCCGGACTTTCGAGGCGTCCGACGCCGAGTGGCAGGTCGTGACCCGGGGACCCTGACAGGGGGTACACCAGGCGCAAATGTAAATGTTCTATTTCCAAACACCGGAGGGTTTAACCGGCGACGTTTTACAGGAGAGGTTCTTCGTATAGTCGGCACCGAATGTGTCCGTGTACCACGCATACGAAGACGCTGTGTATTTTCGTGCCACTGTGCAGTTCGAACCGGAGATCGTTTACCTTCTCGACACGAAATAACAAAAAATATTCCAGTTTTTTTTCCAATAACGTGACTCAAAAGAACATGTTGTAATTTATGAAATCGCGTTGTTGCTGTATTCACAGAGTACAGTCCAAATAGGTTATTCAACTCTTTATTCATGGTATCGTATGTATCTAACAAGAGGTTTGGGTATGAGTTCCCTGGTCCGTACACGTGCGCTTGCCAGTGACTCAAAGAAGGTATACGAGTTGTACGTTTCCCCTGAAGTACTCCGCGTAAAAATTCCGCATCATACAGTTCTGGATAAAATAAAGTTGAGGCGCTGAGTTCATACCCCGGTTTTGCGAGGAAAATAATATACGTATCCGGTGGAACTTTGGGCATGTCTGCTATTAATTTTCCATGTCCAGCAACAATATGAAGCGGTAAAGTTCGAGATACATTTCGAATTCGATTCAATGGCGTTGTCATATAAAACTGATGGACATTTTTTCTGTATGGCACTTCCCAGGAGTATTGTACAAAAAAAATACATCGATCTGCTGTCCTCGCGTACACCAATCGTCATTGCGAGTGGACCCGCGGGAACGGGAAAAACGCTTTTGGCGTGCCAAGCAGCGTCAAAGGCATTCATTAACGGACAGGTTGATCGTATTGTTTTGACGCGACCGGCAGTCAGTGTCGATGAACAACATGGATATCTTCCAGGTGACCTGCGAAAGAAGATGGAACCGTGGACACGACCCATGTTTGATTCCTTGTACAGGTACTTTACCCCAAAGCGCGTCAATGATATGGTCTATGATCAGCAGATTGAAATTTGTCCGTTGGCGTACATGCGCGGTCGAACATTTGATCGGTCGTGGATTCTTGGTGACGAAATGCAAAACTCGACACCGTCCCAGATGAAGATGCTTCTGACGCGGATTGGTGAAAACTCAAAGGTTGTTGTGACGGGTGACATTACACAGCACGATCGTACATTCGATGTGAATGGACTTGTTGATCTCCTTGAACGTCTTACACCTTCGGAGAGTATTCAACACGTTCAATTCACAGAGGATGATGTTGTTCGCCACGAAGTGATTAAGGAAATTCTTCGTTTGTACAATTAAGATGCATACTCTCTGGGCGACACTTGCGGGAGACCGAGCTCGATCAAAAGATTTCGAGAATCAGGTGGAGCGTTTGACACGACGTTTGGAGCATAAAGAAGAAATTGAAAAGGAGCTTCTTGCACGTATTCGGACACTCGAAGAACAGGTGGCCTATTGGAAAAAGGCGTGCGAAGGAGTGTACATTTAAACATTAAACATGTTAACTAGTCATGGAAGAAATTAACCTGAAACTCAAAAACGCACTTCCAGATTTTGACGAGTCGGATGGGTATTCACTGGCTCGTAAAAATTTGATGATTGAAGAACGTCGGATGCGACTCAGAGAGGCACAGGCGTTGGTTGAACAGTCACGAAACCGACCTCACGAATATGTTCAACGTCTTGAACAGTTGTACCAGCTGAAACGCGGGTACACTGAAAAAACACGAACTGAATTGCTCCGTGAGAAAATTGAGCTCCTCGAAAAACTTGTTCATTAGTAACAATGCAAATCTGGAAGTGGTTGTTGGTTCTTGGACTCATCTTTTTGATTTCATACAACCCGTCACGCGGAGGTGGGTCAAAGCTCGTAAATTATTTTACGAGTGATACAATAGGTGGGAATGTCTTCCCCGGAGAATCCCGAGGAAACACCGCCTTCGAAGGAACGGCACAAAAGTATAGCGATTCCGGTGACGACGATTGATAATAAACAGTACATGCTCATTGTTCACGATCGTCGATATCAGGAATGGACATTTGTCACAGGCGGATGTCGACGACGTGAAGTGATTAATCCACTTCGATGTGCCATTCGTGAACTCGAAGAAGAGACTCGGGGCACAATTAATATCAAACGTGGCACATATTCGTATTTTCGTTTTGCCACCAAGTACAAAGGTCCAGGGGATTCTGAAGCGGACATTGAAAATGATGTCACAAGTATCTATCACGTGTACATTATTGATCTGCCCATGACTGCCCGTGAGCACAAGTACATTGTTCGTCGATTCAACGAAGAAAAGACGAAAATGGAAACTCGCCAAACCTATTTTCGGAAAAATTATGACGAAAATGACAAGGTGGAGTTTGATACACTCGAAGGCATCACAGCGCGTGAAAATCTATGGGACATGATACGTACACACGTCATCACAAATCCAGATTTTCACGAAGCGCTTGCATCCCCTCAGAGAACTAACTTTTATTTCAAGACGTGAACCGAACAACCTTTATATTTGAACGTTTAATATTTGTTCCAGGTGCAATCTTTTCCTTACTTTGCTTATTCAGTGTTCTCCAATTTGTTCCGAACACGAATCGCATAACTAAAAAAATATATGTGTAAAAATTAAATAAAAAGAGTCTCAGTGTACAGTAGACATGACAAAATCCAAGCGCATGTTTGCTGAAATGCTTGTCAAAGAACAAGGACATGGTGATCCTGATAAAATTGCACAGTCAACGAGACTTGTGGATATCATTTATGCAATCAAGGTAGCTGAAGAAAAAAACAAAAAACCAACGCCTGAACCGGAACCGGAGCCGGGGTCGGAGCCGGAGCCCCCCGTGAAACTTCGAAGTTTTTGGAGTCGTCTCACACACGATTCCGATGACGATTAAAAAGATAACACATGGTATCTCTATGGACAAATGGCGAGTTGAAAAGGGCCCAGGGACACATGTCCTCATGGATGGTGGAATTCTTCAAGTTCCATGGGAACAACTTGACGAATTTTACACAGAATATATTCACGCCGTACGTACAGGAACTCGTCTCTACATTGTTGAACAAAAGACGGAAATTTTCAAGTTTTTTGTTGATCTTGATTACAAGTCTGAACTGGCACTGAGTGACAAGGAGGTTAGAGAACTTGCTGATCTCATGTCAAATGTGGTTTCAAAACCATGTGTCATTGCACGTGCCCCACCTCGTCAAGTGGGCCGATTCATCAAGTCTGGGGTTCATTTTCATTGGCCAGATGTTTACGTAACAAAAAAAGAGGCTCTTGCTCTACGAACTCGAATTCTGCTTGAACTTCCAGAAGACCCTGAATGGGCACAGCGCATCGATTCAAGTGTGTATGGAGGATCCGGTCTTCGTATGCTTTGGTCCCATAAAAAGGAAAAGGGCGAGGATACAGAACCATATGTTCCACTTGACCACGTTGGTCCACCAACAAAAGAAATTCTCGCTCTTTTTGCTGTCCGAACAAACAAACAAGCTGAAACATGTACAATTGAATTAACATGCGCACCTCTTGAACGATTTATTCAACGCCACCTCAAAGGTCAAAGTCGGGCCCGTGTTCGTCGAGTTATTCGTAAAGGTCAAAATCGTATCGTTGTACAGACAGATTCTCGATATTGTGAACGAATTCAGGGCGAACATCGTTCAAATCACGTCTGGTTTGGAATTCAAGGAGATCGAATATGTCAATTGTGCCATGATGATGATTGTAAGAAATTTGTTGGCCAAGAACATATTCTTTCTCCGAGTATAGTAGAGGAACTTTGCAGCAATGTTGCTGTGGACAATTCTACTTATATGTCTATTTGTGATCTTGTTCCCGACTTTTGGTGGCAAGAAGAGTCGATTTCTTCGAGAAGTCCATCCGTACTCCGGGTTGGACCCAGTTGCTTGGAGTCAGTTCCAAAACCATCTCGCCGCATACGAAAATACAAAAATTCCAATCGACCAACGGGCCCAAGGACTTTATGCTTCGATTGAAGATGTTCGAAATTTAGGACTTGGAATTCGCCGTGCAGACGATCACGAAATACAAGAACAACTTGAATTAATTGCAAATAATATTGGCGTTGAAGGTGAACTCGTACTATTTCAACAAGCTCAAAAACAAGGTGTCTACTTTTTTCCGAAATACTTAAACAATATAATTGTAGATGAACCAGAGGATGTCAACCGCACCGGAGCAGCCATCGGAAATCACTTCCCAGACCCCCGAAGTCACGGACAATAAATTTCGTACACGGAGTGGACGAATTGTAAAAAAACCCGAACGGTACACGCCTCAGGAAATTTGTGAAGACGATTACGCGAGTGACGAGTATGACAGTCACGAATCAGATACAGTTTCATCTGAGGTATCCTATGATTCCGAGGATATCTCAAGTGAAAGTGATGCAGACGACAAAGGAAATCTTAAAGATTTCATCGTAGATTCTGATAATGGAGCAGGGTCTGAGTCCGAGTCCGGGTCAGAGACCGATATTTCCGATGAACCCCCACCAAAACGAGGTCGAGGACGAGGTCGAACCCTCGTACTATGAGCCTCCTCCGCAACGAATTTTTCAGGCACAACAACAAGTTGAATTTCTTGACAAGGTGTCAAAGGAGACGATTATTTTGACGTTTGTGGCGTTTTTTGTTGGACTTCTCCTTGGGAAATCACTGACGCCGGTAATTCTGAAGAATTAAGCTGAAATCCAGCAAGGATATTTGCTGATGGCGTGAGTGCCTGTTCAGGTTCAGTACTACGCACAGGAACGGGTGGAAGAACATCACCAAGAAATGGTATCGTCGGTGATGTTAAAGCAGGTAAGTACTGACCCTTGTCTGGAGGCAAGGACTCGTTTGTTTTTTCTTTTGACATGTCGTAGTACCGAACTGACATTCCATCATGCGCTTCCACGTTTGATGAAATGTTCATTCTACTGTACTGTTAAGATTATTGTATCGAATGTTTTGTCTTTATCAAGGACAAGTCGAGATGGCTGAGGGCATGTTTGATCTGTGGTGTATGTCACGGTCTGGCTTGCTTTTTCTGGACCAGTTGCTGTTACTGTAAGAGGCGGGTATACTTTGATTTCACTTGTGAGATCTAAACCAGTATATGTACCGATGCCATACTCGTTTCCGTTCACGACAATCATCTCATTGAAGTTGTTTGTGACTCTGGTTTCTGTTCTTGAACATTCCCCCGAGTTATATTACTCGTAGTGTACTCCTCGACGAGTTCAAGTGACTCGTATTTCTTTGACGTGTCAAGGCGGAATGGAATTGCTTGAGGACAATCAGTTGTTGCTTCAAACGTTTTCGTCACCTCGCCATCTGGACCACGCGCTGTAACAGTCAACGGAGGATACACATCAAATGAATACATTGAAAGATCAGGCTCGTTTGTTTCGGAAAGAAGTGAATATGTCCCTGGAATATACCTCTTTCCATTTATATTGATTTGCGATGTCGGACACTCTATGGGTGTCACGTCTTGTTCAGCATCGACAATGTAATACATCGAAGCATTTCCTGATAAAGATTCGAATGGTAAAAAGTCTCCATAGACTGTACCGTCGAGAGGATTTCCTTGTATAAAATTAAGTATAGGGTTTCCAGCTTGTATTTGGAAATCGAGACCCGCCATGTCTTTATATATCTGGGTCTGACTATCAACTTGAATGTTTGAAGTTACTGTGTCGATATAAGGACGGTTCGGATCTTTTTTCATGACATTTCCTGTATTTTCCGTAAATGGTGGCATAGTGTTTTCATCACGCGGTGGGGCGTACATTTCACATTGTCGTCCTGCCAATAAAATTAAAAGTACAAGGGCGACCCATACAACCCAGTGTACTCTTTTCATTTTCTACCAAGAGTCAATATTTTCTTACAGAAGAGTGCCGTTGGCACCAATTGGTAGTGGTGCAGGGCCAGCGTCAATGGCTACGGGGGGCGCGTTTGCACGCTCTTCTTCTTGCTGTTTCCGGCGACGCTCAATCTCTTCGGCGATGCGCTCATCAGCAATCTTTACGAGCTCAGACATCTCCTTGTCTGGAAACTCCTTCTGAAGATCCTCAATCAGTTCCGCTGGATGAGGAATGGGTGGAACATCGGGCCGGTTATAATACTTGGAATTCTCATCCGTCGGATCAATAAACGGCGTCGGGGATCCTTCGATTGGCTTGGCCATCATGTCTCGCTTGCGCTTCTCAAAATGAGCTGCAGCCAGTCGCTGATTCTCATTGTACTTGGTGAAAATCTCTTCGAGCTTCTCCTCACGATAGTGCACATTGTCAATCTGCGTACGATCTGGTGGAATCAGAAGCCACTTGTACATATCTACGACGTAAATATCTACCAGACCATCCTCCTTCTGAAGACGCTTTGCGTGACTCTCCGCCTCAGATTTGGATGCAAAACATCCGCGAATCTTCAGAGCCAGCTGATCATTTTTCTGTGGCATATCAGGACCCACGATGGAAATAAGTGCAAAAAGTTGTCCTGGCACAGTCAAGAAGTCTTGCTCGAGAGACATTTAAATAGTATTTGTGTATAAACTTTATATGGAACAACTCAGAAAACGTCACAACCAACTCAAACGTAATCTCATTCATCAATGGGTAAAACCCGGATCCTATGTACTCGATTGTGGTTGCGGTCGAGGCGGTGATTGGCATAAATGGAAAGCAGTTGATGCGCGTGTTGTCGCGATTGACCCGGACCAGGAATCTCTCATCGAGGCTGAAAATCGAGCACGTAATGTCAAACTCAATGTATGGTTTCTCGGACAAGGTGACATACGTCAAGCAGCATTCGCAGGACCTTTTGATGTTGTGTGCTACAATTTTTCCTTACAGTACATTGTTGACTCATGGGACATGTCCATCAAGGCAATTAAATGTTCCGTCAAACCCGGTGGGTATCTTCTCGGCATTGTCCCTGAAAAATCACTTATTGAATCGGCACATAGTCCAGATAAACTTGGAAATCAATTTGAAATTCATGGCGACAGGGTACTTATGAAACTCACAGACGGTCCATTTTACGCCGACGGACCAAAGTATGAACCACTTCTTGACGGGGGCGCATTACGTACTGCCCTTGAACCTGAATTCCAATGTCTTTTGTGGGGTCCAGTAAGCCATGAACAAACTGGTCTCGTAACTGACATTTACGCACAGTTTGTTTTTCTTCGACTCTAATAGATGGGGTTCTTACAGAAGGGGATTCTTTTGATTGCCCTTGGAATTGCGATATGGGATGTGCACAAAGAAAACTCAATGATGGTTGAACTCCGGCGTCGATATAATACACTCGTCGATCATCTTAGAGCAACAGAGAATATCGATCCTCGATTTACACGTCTCAGAAAGCGATGTCTTCTTACAGGAATACATAGTTCTCGAATGAATCGCGGAACAATTGGTTACAATGTGAACAAAGGTTACGAAATTTACATTTGTCTCGACAAGGACAATATCGATGCTGCAATGAATGTTCTTATTCATGAACTCGCACACGTTACAGTCGACGAGTATGATCACAGTCCCGAATTTTGGAAATCATTCAAAGATCTTAAAGAGTTGTGTAAAGTACTCGGTATTTATACCCCACTTCAAGGTACTCCGGAATATTGCGGTATTACGATTAAGGACTAGGAAAGATTTTCTTTACTCAATGTAAATGTCTGGTGGTATTGTTCAACTCGTGGCCACTGGTGCTCAGGACACGTGGCTGACTGGCAAACCAGAAGTTTCTTTTTACCGTTCAAGCTACAAGCGCTACACGCATTACGCACGATCTTTTGAGCGTCAGCTCATCCAGGGTGCCCCCACGGCTGGAAACATCTCGACAATTCGTTTCGAGAAAAAGGGTGACCTGATTAACGTTATTTACCTCATCGCAAAAGACCCAACCGGTGCCGTCATTCCTACAATTGATTGGACCCAGGTGATTGACAAAGTAGAGCTTCTGATTGGAGGCCAAGTAATTGACACTCAGGATATTACATGGATGACTCAACTCGAGCCTGTGACGGGGGCTCAGAACTATTCCCAGCGTTTCCTCAATAACAACGCGGGTGGTCCAAAGAATACAACTACAGGATTTCTACCTTTGAAATTCTTCTTCTGCAAAGACTGGAATGTGTCCCTCCCACTGGTGGCACTTCAGTACCACGACGTGGAACTCCGTATCACATGGGGTTCTGGTCTCGGTAACACCATCACAGTCGCAAACGCAACAAACACAACATCTTCTGTTGCCTATTCTTCTCTGCAGTACGAAGCTTGGGTCAATTTCGTGTATCTTGACCAGGCTGAGCGTGATTACTTTGCCAATACACCAATGGATATGTTATTCACACAAGTCAATCGTGTACCAATCGGTACAAATAACATGCAGGAATTGGCACTGGCTCATCCTACAAAGTTCCTCGCATTCCAGTCGAATAATTACACAACCGCTTATGATTTAATTGTGACAGGTAACAATTCGAAGATTGCACCTGCCAATTACCAGTTCAAGACACAGATTAACGGTGTAGACGTCGGTGATTCCCGCTCTATGCTTCAGTGGATTGATGTGCCCCAGTACTACTTCACACCATATGGCTATGTCCACAACGAAAAGGCTGCCAACGTGGCAATCATCTCATACTGTCTGGACACGTCAAAGCTTCAGCCAACAGGTACACTGAACTTTTCACGCATCGATACATTCCGTATCGTCGCACCCGCTGGTGTGTCTCTGAGCACACTGGCAGGTGGTTCCGGTCGTTACTTTTACGCTGTAAACTACAATGTTCTGCGCATCAAGGATGGAATGGCAGGCATGTTATACAGCAACTGATCGTCGATTTTTCAGAAGATACCACGTTGCCACAGCCGCAACCAAAGTCCAGCCTGTGATGTGGTCCACCCGATCCATGATTGCGATCTTTTCCGGTGGAAGATTTTCAAATTCTTGTTTATACCCTGGGGGTTTGAACGGAAGCCAAATGTAACGCCCAAAAGGAACAGCCGTGGGTTGTAATTTATTTTCACAGTTGTAACTCCAGTCGTACCACGCTAATGCAATATACGGAAACCAAAGTAAAAATGCAAGAATCCATACATTTTTACTTGGTGCATACCAATACCCAAGTGCCAAAACTAATGTGAATATGATACACTTGATGTTAAATTCAAATGGCTTTCCTGGAAAAATTCCACCCGCCATTTATTTTTTCACAGGTTTTAAAAATTTCATGAGGACATAAAATGCGAGTGCGGCGATGAGTGCAGTGACCGCGATACCGGTTGTGGACAAGTCACCGCCTGGCTGTGTGAATTGAGGAATCATATCCCCTAATTTGTTCTGAACTGGCTTGGAAAATGCAACAACTGCAGCAATGCCTGCAATCGCTGCATGAAACTGTTCATCATTCAGACCAAATGGGTTTCCTGTTTTCGGAGCTGGACCAGCCGTTGTATTGTCCAGACTCAGACTTACCACTTTGTTGTTTTGGGGGTTTTTGTATGGACCACCGACTGTTGGTGGAGCAGACTCAAACTCTGCACTCGGAACAATATCGGAAATAGGTGTCGAGAAATCCATTAATACAGGAGGAGGTTTTATTTCTTCTGGTTCCGGTGCAGTCTCAGGTTCGGCTTCGGGCACTTGAGGAATGTACTGCAGTATGTCACTGGACCCATTAAAATCCAGATTTTCTATAATCATCTCTAGTGACACATATGAAAAAGTCTTTGGATGCGAAACGCGCTACACTTTTTTTACTGTAATCCCAGTTGCTCGTCGAGGAGTTCCCACTTGTGTTATGGGTTGAGTCACGTGTCGTGGGTTGTAGTGTTTTTGGTGATACTGCCACATTGCGTCAGACCCAATTCGAAATCCTTTGCGAATCGGCGCCTTGTAGTAGTAGACACAATCTTCGATTCGGTTGGATTTACTCGTATTATCCAAAACGAGACACTCGTAATTTTCGGTACAGGCATTCATCACCTGACAAAACATATCAAATGTTGGAAAAATACCAAAAAATGCCTTGTACAAACGCTCGCGATTCTGAATGACATTCTCACGAAGCACAAACACGTAATCAACATTTGCACGCAGGTCTGGACTCAAGTCCATACAGTACTGCATCGTCAATAGGAAAAAGATTTTCCAGTGACGCCCATTCATAAAACATTGACGAATACACGTATCTTTCATGAACGCCTTGTCGTACATGCAATCATCCAAAAGCAAAAAAGCGCTTGATTTATTTCCTTGGCTTACGAGTCTCCGCTGACGTTCGAGTACCTTTTCAATAGCTGGTCTGTTGTAATCCCCGTAGATGAACAAGTCTGGAACAAATTGCCGATAGTAATGATTTCCATCCTCGGTGCCAGACATGACAATTCCACACGGAATGTGTCGCTTGTGATACATAATGTCTGTCACGAGGGTACTTTTGCCCGTGCCACGTTTTCCGATAAAAACACACACCTTGTCATCCCCGATGGTGCTCGGATCAAACCGCTTGAGTTGCAAGTTTGACATCTAATACAGAGTGATTTTTTTTGAATGCTTTATTTTCGCAATGTACAGTAGGAAGCAATGGCACAAACATTGCTGAGAGCACGTGGACTTGAGGATCGATGGTTCACAGGAACGCCTGAACGAACATATTTCGAAACAAAAAGTGAACCACGCGTGAACAGGTCCCGTGAATCGTTCGAACTTCCGTTTGATAATCAACCAACGTACGGACAAACTGGTCGATGTACCGTGCCACCAAAAGGTGATTTTCTCACTGGTTTGACCTTAAAAACTATTCTTCCGCCAATTTATCCGACCGTGCCTGGTCAATACGTGTATCCAAAACCATCGTCGGAGGTTGGTGCAAATGTGTACGTGAACCTCGGACTCACTTTTGCAATTGCTGACGGTGTCACCTTGACTGCAAACACGTCCGGAAATCATTACTTTTCAATTGGCGCCCAAGTGACCCTCTCGGGTGCCAAGACGTACACTGGTTCTGGTATCCTCATTTATGATCTCGACGGAACATACACGATTACCAGTATTCCGACGGCAAATTCATTTACGTGTTCAACGACCAAAGCTGGTGTAGCCACCACAGGGACAGTGTCGACAATCGGTATAGCCTGCGCGGACATTGTGAGTTATTTTTCGACTCAAAATTCAAACCTCTGGGTAAACAACTTGACGAACAAGACTTGGCAAATTACTGGGGGAACGAATGTTGGAAACGTATGGACATTTACAACGTCTGCTCCGTCAAACTTTCCGGTTGGGAGTCAGGTGGTACTTAATTTACCAAGTTCGGGAATTGTGAATAAGACGTATATTGTCACAGCATCAACAAATATGTTATTTACCTGCACAATTAATAACACGTTTCTATCGTCAGGAGTTGCATCAACTGATAATGGTCGAAGCTTTACACCAATATTGTATCCTTTACCTGGTTTTTGGAACGGTATAGCATATGGAAATGGTGTTTTTGTTATGGTTGGAAATTATAATCAAGCGTATTCAACTGATAATGGACAAACATGGACACCTGTTGCTTCTCCTCTTCTTAGTAATTGGTTTGGTGTAACATATGGAAATGGTGTTTTTGTTATGGTTGGACAGTATAATCAAGCGTATTCAACTGATAATGGACAAACGTGGACACATGTTGCTTCTCCTCTTTTTGGAATTTGGAATAGTGTAGCATATGGAAATGGTGTTTTTGTAGCAGTTGCACGTGAAAAAAAAGCGTATTCAACTGATAATGGACAAACGTGGACAGAGGTTGCTTCTCCTCTTGAATATTGGTGTGGTGTAGCGTATGGAAATGGTGTTTTTGTAGCAGTTGGATATAATCAATATTCAGTTGGTCTTCAAGCATATTCGACTGATAATGGACAGACGTGGACACAAGCTACTTTTCCTCTTTCTGGATATTGGAATAGTGTAGCATATGGAAATGGTGTTTTTGTAGCAGTTGGATATTATGGTATCCAAGGATATTCGACTGATAATGGACAAACATGGACACCTGTTGCTTCTCCTCTTCCTGGTAATTGGTTTGGTGTAACATATGGAAATGGTGTTTTTGTTATGGTTGGAAATAGCGGTGTCGAAGCCTATTCAACCGATAATGGACAAACGTGGACATTTTCTATATCAAGAGAAACTTCTAATTGGGCTAGTGTAGCTTATGGTATTTTTTCTTACACTTCTTCTGTTTCCGATTCTGTTTCATTAAGAGAACCACCTCTACAACTTTTGGACAGAAATTTCCAGTCAAACGTCTATCCATCAATCTCTTTTGCGAACGCAGATGATGCAGCCTTTTGGGGATTTGATGCGCGTCAAGGCTTGACGTATTCGTTACCCGAAACACCACCATGGACATATACTCAATCTGGATGGATTACGGGGTTTCTTCCTCCAAGTCTTTCGACGTACGTTGATTCTGTTGCTCATAAACTCGTCAAATCAGGTCGGATACTCATCGGTAAACAAACTATCAAAGAGTTTACAGGTGAATACATTGAACTCCAAAACGATCTCTGGGTACCTTATGAAAACAAAGCAATTCTCAAGTTGCTCAACGGGACACACGATCAAACACAATCCGTTGCGCCCCGTGAATACTACGTTCGCATTCCCATGGGGTTCCACGAAATGCCTCTGTGTGCTCTGACCCACCAACACCTAAGTATTGAATTTGATTTTGAACAGTACTTTGCTCTTTCGGACAATTTGAATTCTGGGTCAGGTCAATTTACAGACCCTGGGTCATTTACGTCCTACAATGGCTTGTCTCTTGATGTCCAAACAACATTTTCATACCAACAATACATTTTTGTTGTCTCGACGAGTGGTCAATTGGTCGTGTACGACACGACCAAATCATTTACAGATCCGACGTCCTATCAGATCATTACAGCACTTGCTGGGTCGACAAGTCTTTTCAGTCAATTTTGTGTCTTGTCAGGTGTTTTGTACATCGGACTTTCGAACGGTCAGCTTATCCGAGGAAACCTAAACGAACTCATCCAAGGAAACACTTCTTCGTTCGTGCTCAATAATTACTCACCAACTATTGGTACTCTGACAGGTACACTCGTTGCAGACTTCCGATACATATATTACGCCGTGAGTAATACTGTTAATTCAAATGTTTTCGTGACTAAATATGATACTTCGAGCACTTTTACAAGTCCGTCAAGTTACACAAGTGTGGACTTTACAAAGACATTCAGTTCGACTGTCTATGGTGTGTACCAATTTATCTCAACTGGAACTGAACTGGTCATGTTACCTCAAGGTAAACAAGGTACTTTGTATACATATCAATTGAACGCCAACGTCCAAAGTCAATGGTACACACTCGATTACTCTAAGTATGGAAGACAAATTACAGAAGGAATTCTTATTGGAAATGATATATATTTCATATGTGATAATTTCAATATATTCAAATATAATGATACAATTTTTACAATTAACTACTTAAATCCTTTCTTTGTAACAGTTGGCGATAATTATCAGATGTATTCAGTCGATAATGGACAAACGTGGAAACAGGTTTCTACTTCTTTTATTCTGGAATATTGGTTTGCTGTAGCGTATGGAAATGGTGTTTTTGTTATGGTTGGATATAATAATCAAGCGTATTCAACCGATAATGGTCGAACGTGGACACCTGTTGCTTCTCCTCTTTCTGGATATTGGTATAGTGTAACATATGGAAATGGTGTTTTTGTTATGGTTGGATATAATGATATCCAAGCATATTCAACCGATAATGGTCGAACATGGACATTTTCTACTTTTTCTCTTTTTCCAAATTATTCTTGGTTTGGTGTAGCGTATGGAAATGGTGTTTTTGTAGCAGTTGGAGATATTGGTTTTCAAGTGTATTCAACAGATAATGGTCGAACGTGGACACAAGCTACTTCTTCTCTTTCTGGTACTTGGCGTGGTGTAACATATGGAAATGGTGTTTTTGTTATGGTTGGATATTACAATCAAGCATATTCAACTGATAATGGTCGAACGTGGACACCTGTTGCTTCTCCTCTTTCTGGATATTGGTATAGTGTAACATATGGAAATGGTGTTTTTGTTATGGTTGGATACAATAATCAAGCGTATTCAACCGATAATGGTCGAACATGGACACATGTTGCTTCTCCTTTTTCTGGTAATTGGTTTGGTGTAACATACGCACATGGTGTTTTTGTTATGGCTGGACGTGATAATCAAGCGTATTCAACTGATAATGGACAAACGTGGACACCGGTTGCTTCTCCTATTTCTGGTGAGTGGAATAGTGTTAGTGCGTCAGATTTTAAATTTAATATACCAGGTGATGGTTTCAGAAATCTTAGAGCCATTGGCACCTCTATTTACGCTTCAACAAACAATGTTGCAGTCCAAATTGACACGACAAAAGATCTTTCGACCGCGGCAGCCTATTCGTTCCCTGCACCTTTACCGACCAACCAGTACATTTTTGCCAATGGACCTCGGTACGTCTATTTGTTCACACAAGGGTCTTCGGAACCAATTTACCGTTTTGATCCGTACACACCAAACACAACATTCAAAGCATCCATCATCGCAGATTACGAATCAAGTTCAGAAAAACCAGACAAGGCTATTGTGCCAATTGTTCAGTCTCACAGAGTCACGGACATGGCTGATCTCAAACTCCAAGGACCCGTGAAAGAAATTTGGTTTATAGGTCAGTCGGGTGCAAATGTCTATGAGTACGCCGATTTGTCTGCCCAGACGTCTTTGATATTTAACGGCGAAGATATCGTGACACCCGACGTCGGAACACATACGTTCATGAACACAATTCAGCCGTTTGAGACACACACCTCAATGCCTGTACGCAATGTCTCTGTCCTTCCATTTGAATTTGATCCTGAATCGGAAACACCCAACGGAACTGTCAATTTCTCACGTATCCGCGATCAAGTGTTTGACGGCGGGGCCGAGTCTGCATGGGCACGAAGCATCAACCTGCTCAAGATACAGGGTGGGATTGGAGGACTTATGTTTAATTCTTAACCGTTAATAGAATGGGTCCACCGGCTCAATTTGCACACCAGGTGACCCGACTTCAATTTCCAAAAGATGTTCACTTTGGCGATGATATATCCATATGGATCGCCAAAGCCGGTGATGTGGCACGCGGAAACATGTACCTTCGAGTTGAATGGCCCAATATCGCAAGTCCAGTTGACGATTCAGCTGGGACACGTATGATTGAGTTTGTCGAACTTTTGTACGACGGTGACCTCTTGGAACGTCATTACGGCGAATCTCTCGAGTTACTTAATGATCTCGAGGTGACGACAGGGAAACAGCCAGTACTCGAACAGCTCGTGGGCAAAAACGTAACAAGCAATCTTACGGCGTATTATATCCGTATGCCTTTTTCTGTAAATCTTCCACTTTGTGCACTCAAAAAAGCTCCTGTATTTCGAATCAAATTTCGTCCGTCTCAAGATTTTTCACAGTTGAATTGGACTTTACCGATCCAAGTTGATCTTTTTGTCGATTACGTCTATGTAACCAAGGCTGAACGAGACTATTTTGCCGAGGCAAAATTGGATTACCTCGGTCGAACGATTCAAAGACTTCAATTTACAATTGGTGCTGGTGTTTCTGATGCATCATTTCTCACAGAGTTTACTCGACCTGTGACAGAACTCTATTGGGTGATTCACACCGACGGCGCAGATCCATACGATTACTCAAATCAGGGTGCCGATCAATTGTCAACGTTACGTCTTCAATTCAATGGCACAGACATCGTGACGCCTGATTTCGGAACACCCATGTATCTTCGAAAAATTCAACCGCTTGAAAATCATACACGTGTTCCTGATCGTATGTTTTACATGTACTCGTTTGCACTGGACCCAGAACATGATCAGCCGACAGGCCAAATCAACATGTCTGCCATGAATCGACAATTACATGAATTAACACTCAGTCCATGTCCGTTTTCGCGAACTGTGACTGTATATGCCGTGACCCGAACCGTAATTCGCGTCGCCGATGGACGTGCAACAGGACTTTTCAATGCAGTTCAGGAGGGTGGAACAGACACTGTACTATAAATTTCGGCAGAGATACTAGATGAAAGTCAAAGAGTACAAAGAACAATTTCCAGGGTTGTACTATTTTGACAATTTTACATTTACAACCCTTGGGACATCAGGGGCTCGAGGTCCTGATGCCTCAAAGACGTATGCAAATGCCCCATGGCGCGACGGGGATTTTTACATTCAGGACGGTCAGCAATACTGGACCGTACCGGCAAATGGAGTGTATCAAATTGAGGCTGCAGGGGCTTACGGTGCAACACCTGGTCGGGTTGTTACTGGGCAAGTGAAATTGAACGAAGGTCAAACTTTGAAAATGCTGGTTGGTCAGTGTCCGAACCCACTCGTTTCAAATGTCCAAGACAATGTAACAGTAGGTGGTGGTGGAGGTACGTTTGTAGTGACGGATAACAAACCGCTCATTGTTGCAAGTGGCGGTGACGGTGGGACGTTTACAACTGGGTATTTACGTAGCGAACTTGTACCCCAGAATTACCAGTTTGTTGTGTCCATGTCTGCAGACGGAACAGTATACGCTGCTATTGAAGTCAACTTAATGACTTTTGGAATTGCTTTAAAAATATATAGATCTTTGGTTGGGATATGGACTCCTGAATTTTCACAATCTATTATAACATTGCCATTTATAGTTGTAATTAGCGGTGATGGAAAAACAGTCTTGGTACCACAAGATAATGATAATTTAATAAAAGTATACGAATATATCGATCAAATTTGGCAGTTTACTTATTCTATTGCTACATATAGTAATTATATCGGATCGTTACAGATTTCATACGATGGGAATACAAGCACCGCGTTTGTAAGAGACGTTTCGAACAACTGTCATCTTTACGTGTTTACCAAAAATCAAGATCTTACCTGGAATACAGAAGAATTGAGTGCACCGAACAACTTCACTTTCACCGTTTATCAAGCGTCTTCATGTGCAATAAGCATAGACGGTAATCGTATATTCGCCGCAGCAGATGACGTGTCTGGATTTCCAGTAACCACGAACGTCTGGTCTTATTCTCGAACGAATAACACATGGGGTTTACCAGAATTTTATGCAGATCTAGGTGTTTTACGCGTCGCAAGTGCTTCTGTATCATATGACGGCCAATTTGTCGCACTTTTTATTGGAAATTTACAAACAAGTCCCCGTGAAGGGTACTTGTATGTATATGAAAACGGGACTCTGACAAAAAATATCACGTACCCGTGGGTTGTTCAACAATATCCCGCGGGAGCCGCACAAATTTCTTATGACGGTTCGTTGGTTCTTGTAACACTCATAACTGGAAAAATTCTCGTGACGTCCTCTTCTCAGATTACAATTTTTGACGATGCGTCCGGATTTCCTCTCCCGACAGCCAGTATGAATTCGACTGCGACAAAGATAGTATCGCCTTATTACGACGCGGCAAATCCGATTACATACTTTTTTGAACTCGGAAGTTCTGGTCAACCCGGGTCATTCTTACCACCCGGAACCGGTTCAGGTATTTTAGGCGCCGGCTACCTCACGGATGGACAGGTGTCAAATCCTTACTTCGGGTTCCTGAAACCACGTGCGTATGTCGACGGTGGATTCGGGAACAAGTATCAATACGGAATACAAGGCGAAGGCGGCTTCGGTGGAGGTCAATCTCCGTTGAATAAACAAACAGACCTCACATCAATCATTGGGTACAAACAGTTTCGTCCGACTATACCTTTAGTAAGTGTGGGGGCACTTGTCGGTATGGCGATTAGCGATGATGCAAATACATTTTTAGCGTCTTTTTATGTAGACAGTTCAGGGTATACAAACGTCTACACATATAACGGAACTTCATGGGTAAGTACAAATTTGGGTACAGCCAATGTAGTTGCCATGTCCGGTGACGGGAGCGTTTGGCTCATCGGCGGTGACGTCTGGAGAAACGGATCTTTTGAAACACATCTTCAGAATTTCTCAACTGGAGGTATAGGTTTTAAATATACTGGTATTTCCAGTGACGGAAACACCGCTGCGATAATATATGGTCAAACGAGTGGGGGTGGATATTTTGATAGAACAGTAAGATTGATTGTGTATTCTTATTCGGGATCTTGGACATCAAGTATATTATTTGCAGAAAATCCTGACCCTGAGTATGCTGGTTACTCGTGTGTGATATCAGCCGACGGAAACACGATCGCTATGTCGTATAGCGTTACAGCTTACCAGTTTGTTAATGTATACAGACGTGTTGATGGTACATGGTCTGGTCCAGAACAGATATACTACGAAAACACCACTGCTATAAGTAGTGTTGTATTAGAAATCAACAGTGATGGAAGTACAATTACACTTACAGCCGGTCCCAAAAATTATCAGTACTCAAATGGGGTACTTTCCAGCGCTGATTATAGAACATATTCTGTAGCATTTTCGCGAACGGATCCAACCTTGTATGCGTGGGTAGATTTTTCAACGGTTTACGTTCCGTCCATTTCATTAGAAGTTAATGTACAGGTGGACCCTGCAGGTATCGATGTTATGAGAATGGGATCAAATGTATTGGCAATGTCTAAAATTTTGACGCCGCATGATATTGTGTTCCTGGACATGTATGATCCTACGACGACGTGTACAGCAAACACGTCCGTCCCTCATGGGTATCCTCATGATTACAAAGTTCAAATCACGGGAACACAATACTTTAACGGGACATATGACATCACCGTAACATCAGCAAATACTTTTACGTTCCAGGCTTTCGGTGGACCGACTGTCACGAGTGGATACGTGTCTGGTACGACGACAGGCATCTCAGGTGGCGGAGGCTACACCGGAAGTCCTGGCGATGGAGTTTCGGGTGCAACCTGTTATGCCGACGAGTCTGTTGAAAACTTCACAGACCTCGGGGCGACATCGAATTCTTATGGGTACATAAATATAAGTCTTATTGATCCGGATCCTATAACTATTGATTACAATAGAAACTTGAAAAATGTCTCTATTTATGTAAGTCCGTCTGGGTTTGCGTATTGGACGTTTATGATGTATGTACCTGAACTTCGACTTTATATAGCTTCTTCGAATTTTTATAACGGTCAAGGTATAATTTATTCAGACTATGGAAAGGAATGGCTTCGTAGTGATTATGATGTGTCATCTGGACCAAGAGTTATAGCATGGTCTCCAAAACTTGAATCACTTGTTTTTAGTCACTATAATGGTACATATATAAGTAAAAACGGTAAAAACTGGACTCCAGTAGATCCTGGATATCCATATAATGCAGGTGCGTTACAAGGAATAGTATGGGTACCATTTTTGAATAAGTTTATAGGTATGCAACTTTCACCATATTCAGCTGTATACTTTATTGAATCAAATGATGGCATTTATTGGTATCCAATAGAGTCTGGACCATTCTCTCAGAGTCCTTATTTTGAATTAAGTAATAAAGTATTCGCGGTCAGTTCTAAAACAGTCTTAGCAGGACTTTTCACACATGTATATAGATCATCCGATGGTGTAACATGGGACGAAGCAACAACAACAAATGCTGATATAGCTGCATTAACTTATGGAAATGGTGTATTTTTTATTGTAACAAACATATTTTCTTATTATTACTCTAGAGACGAAGGCCAAACATGGTCGAATGGATTACTACCATTCATAAATAATACTCTAACTGTTTCAGTTGCAATTACAAATTCCTTAGTCGTTGTATCCGGATATAGAGAAGTTTTGGTTTCTTCTGATTTTACAAACTGGACATCATATCCAAATAACGCAATGGATCCACAAAGTTATGGATTTAAAAGTATGGTTTATAATCCCATCGATGATTATCTTACTGCGGTTGGAGATAGAGAGATTGAATTGTCGTTAAATGGAACGATATGGGTGTCTGCAGATACAACGTTTATAGGAGGAACTTTTGATAATGTAATGAGTTCGTCTGAAACAAATACAGTCGTTCTTGTTGCGAGTAACGGACAGACGACTACAGAAACTGGTACTTATACAAAAGATGGTAAAAACTGGAAAAGAATTCCCGGATTATCATTTCATCCTACAATGTGTAAATGGAATCCTTTACAAAGAAAGTTCTATCTAGGATCTGATACCTTTTTCGATCCTGACACAGAAACACTTTCTGGAGGAACATGGAGAGAGTGGTTGGATTCATCAACAAGTTTGAAACTTCTAAAATGGTACTACAGTCAAGGTGATAATAATGCTGTTTTCATAGACACAGCATTTTCTTTAAATGGTACAATTGTTCAGACAGGTGCCACATATTACGGTGGTTACAGAATTAGTTGTTCTGGAACCGAGTTCATAAAAATGCAACGTTATCCATATGGAACAGTCTACATAAGTAAAGATGGTACACAATGGGATTCCTATCAAATGTTAGGTGATTACCCCTCCGAAGCTACACGTATTCTTTATATTTCAAAGTTCAACACATTTTTTGTTTGTTCAGGACAAGCTGGGAAGGTACACACATCACGTGATGGAATTACATGGTCATGTATTTATACTGCGCCAGGTATTTACTGTTCAGAGATGGCGTGGAATAATTCACTTAACAAACTATTTATGTTTACAATAGCAAACTGTGTTATTGAATTAGAGTTTCAAGGATAGTAATACGTTGACTCAACAGACTCTGAGGAGTCACATTTGACTCGAGGCGACGCTTGAGCATCACCACCTGTTGCATAGCTCCAGCATACTGCTGAAGGTTCGACTTGTCCACGGATGCCAAACGAGCCTGTGCATCTGCGAGAGCCTTCTCAAGCATAGGACGCTGCTGAGGATCAACAGCGAACATCATCTGCTGGTCAAGCTCTGCAAGCTCAGGAATCAGAGGTGGCTGAGGAAACATTTTACTTTACATAAATCTTTTCTTTTAATAGATGTACAAACCTCAGTACCCGGGGTTGTACTATTTTGACAATTTTACATTTACAACCCTTGGGACATCAGGGGCTCGAGGTCCTGATGCCTCAAAGACGTATGCAAACGCTCCGTGGCGCGACGGAGACTTTTATATAAAGGACGGTCAACAATACTGGACCGTACCTGCAAATGGAACATATCAAATTGAGGCTGCAGGGGCCTACGGTGCAGCACCTGGTCGGGTTGTTACTGGTCAGGTGAAATTGAACGAAGGTCAAACTTTGAAAATGCTTGTTGGTCAGTGTCCGAACCCACTCGTTTCAAATGTCCGAGACAATGTAACAGTAGGTGGTGGTGGTGGTACGTTTGTTGTTTCGGGAGATACCCCGTTGATTGTTGCAAGTGGCGGGGACGGTGGACAATTTGCAAATACATATAACCTTTTTCAGTCATTTCCAGGACCTATTATCTGTTCAGCACTTTCTGGAGATGGAAATACACTTTTTACAGTTGTCGACGCAGGAGAAGCAAATGATCCACGGGGTATTGCATATTTTTATACTCGTGAGGTTAATTCATGGGTACAACAAAATTATCAAGTTCCATGGCCTGATGATCCATTTGGTATCGAGTCAGCTAGTTTTAATTTTGATGGAACGGTGTTATTGATTGGTATGGCAGTAAATGACTACGCAGGTGTATCAAAACTTACAACAAATGGTATATGGTCTCCATTTACTCAATTATCAGCAGGGGCAGCAAGTGGTCAACGTTTTGGATCATCTGTCGCTCTAAGTAGTGACGGAACAGTAGCTATTGTTTCTGCGTCATATATTTATTATGTTTCGTGTTTTCGTTTCAATGGATCAATGTGGTCGAGTCCAACTGTAATAACAACATTATACGGACCTGCAATTGATATAAATAGTGACGGAACAGTTGTAATTGCTGGTAAAAACTTAGGGGGTGTTGCAGTATTTCGATATTCAGGTGGATTATGGGACTCGGGAACTGTGATTACACATACTTCAGTTCCTTTTACTTATTTTGGAGCTTCTGTTTCAATAAGTAATGATGGAAATACAATTCTCGTAGGAGCACCAGTTGGTAGTTTATTGATTACAGGTGAATACGCTGCACTGTATACCTATAATGGAAGTACATGGATAAATTCTGCAAATCTATATCCTCCTATACCATATTCAGGTTTCGGATCACCAGTCAGACTAAGTGGTGACGGAACAACCGCATTTGTTTCAGCATTAGCTGGACTAAACGGAGGGTACGTTGTTGGATTTCGAAATGGAATTGGTTCAATGTTTCAAGTTTCACAGGCTGTTAATTTTGGAAGACAACTTTGTACCATGTATACCGGAAATGAGGCTTTCGCTGCCGGAGATTTCTATTCAGATTTTAACGGTATTTTTACATATACAGTTTCACAACATGCTTCTTTTACGCCATCAGGTAATGGGTCTGGTAAACAAGGTGCCGGATTATTAACAGATGGATATTCAACAGATCCGTATTTTAAATTTCTAAAACCAAAAGCTTATGTTAATGGTGGATTTGGAAACGCGTACCAATATGGAAGTATTCCCGAACAAGGAGGGTTTGGTGGAGGTCAAAGTCCAATTTTTTTACAAAATCAAATTAGTCTTATTAGCGGGAATGCATTTGTGAGACCTGTGTTAACCGCCTCTACTGCTTATCTTTCATCTGTTAAATTAAGCTATGACGGAAATGTATGTATGACGTATGAAAGTACAAGAGTTGTAAAGATATTCAGATTTGCTGGAGGTGTATGGAGTTCTCCGACAACAATTTCGTCCAGTCGAACGACTCCGTATATTTCACTCAGTTGGGATGGAAATGTTGCTCTTTTTGGCGGAGGTGCATATGTTGGTGTAAGAATATACTCGAATGGATCATGGGGTACAGTAACACAATTAACAAACAGTTCAAGTAGCGTTGCTCTAAGTGGAGATGGTCAAACGGCACTTATAGGAAGTTTAACAGTCACTTCTGTATTTAAATACTTGAACGGGTCATGGGGTACAGCAACTGTTATTCAAAGCCCAGCTTCCAAAGTTGCTTTAAATTTCAATGGTACAAAAGCGGTTCTAAACGCAAACGTGTACCAATTTTCGGGAAGCGTATGGTCAAAACAAAAACAACTCACTGACTCTATAACAAATTTTGCAAGTTGTTCAATATCTGGTGATGGGACTCAAGTTCTCATTTCCGAGACGCGCGGAAGAACATTTTTATTCAATCTAACGACTGGTACCAGTTCTCAACTTGTAAACAATTATAATGGTTCAAGTTTAAGTTCGGATGGTTCATTTATCACTATAAATGAAAAATATAATGTATACGGAAATACGTATACATTGAGCCCAGTTCCAGTAAGTATAGCTCAACAAAATGGTTTACGTTCGGATATAGGTGGTTCAAATGTATTCTGTATATGGGCAATAGGAAGTTCAAACATATGGTTCGGGAGCGTTACACAACCATATACGACTATAAATGTGACGACTACAAATAATCACGGATTCCCATATGAATATATTGTTCAAATTCAAGGAACACAAGGATATGATGGGACATGGCCAATTACAGTAACAAGCGAAAATACGTTTACATTCGAGGGGTTCGGAGGTATTTACGGTACACCTGAAACAGCGGGTTATATTAGTGGACCAGTTACAGGCATCTCGGGTGGCGGAGGCTACACCGGAAGTCCTGGTGATGGAGTTTCGGGTGCAACCTGTTATGCAGACGAGTCTGTTGAAAACTTTACAGACCTTGGATCCAAGTCAAATACAGCTGGCTATGTGACTGTGAGTCTCATAGACCCTAAACCGATAGTACTCGACGTAATCACCCGAGAACCTAGAATAACAAAATACTATTCTGGTAGAAGTCTCACCAGTATTTTATGGTGTCCTGACTTTAACAAGTTTTTCGCAGTTTCGGATTTAAGAACAGTTATTTATTCAAGTGATTTACAAATATGGAAAGGTACAGATTCTCCGTTCTCTCGAGCAGTTACTTGGTCACCAAAACTTAAACTGTTTACGTCCGGAACAGCGACCAGTACAGATGGTATTAACTGGACACAACATGATTCGGATAATATTTTTGTGTTTATTACTTGGTGTGATTTTATGAATTGTTTTATAGGGTGGAATAAAACTGAAAACTACTTTTGGACTCCAAGTTATTTATGGAAGTCTTATGATGGGATTGTATGGATCGAAATGACAGATGGACCACTTTTGTATAATCAATCTGAAAATAAACTTTCAATAGCTTTCAATTCTAATTCACTCGTGACAATTAATACCTCTATATATGGATATGTACCAACTAACATATATTCGTACAATGGATCAACTTGGACAACAACACCTTATGGAGGAGGTTATTGGGATAGACCGAAACAAATAATATATTATAATGATCAATATGTGTTATTTGACTATTGGGGACGATGTCTAACATCTTCGAATGGAATAATATGGACTTATAGATCTTCAATTCCAGAAACAATAGATTATTCAGCAAGTTGTATTGAGTTTAATAAAAGATTGTATATTTGTTTAGGTTTAGATTATAGTTTTTCTATGTATTCGAGTAATGATCTTTTAGAATGGACACGTGTAAATCCTATAGGTGACGTATTAGACTATATGTATTTTTTTGATATTACATTAGCAAATGATGTTGTATTTGGAAATACTCATCATTATGGAAAAATGTTAGTGTCCCTAAATTGTAGTGTATGGTGTCAAATGAATACAAATCAGTGGCCAGGAAGTGGAATGTTATGGTCTGATGCAACATATTCTCCAGAAACTGGATATATCGTAGCGGTCGGGAATACAGATCCAACAAATCATACAACAATATTTTATTCAAAAGATGGAATTGCTTGGGAGCCTGTTGTTATAGATGACACACCTAGAAGTATTTATGGTGTAACATGGATTCGTGAAATAGGAAAATTTTTATTAAATCAATATAATACTGTCTATCTCACAGACCCACTCGACAATTGGAATTCTGAAATAAGTCCAAAAACACAATTTATGGGGGGGTATTGGTGTCCAATAAATAACACTTTATTTTCTATGAATGGCGATCAGACAAATGATGGATACAATTGGAGAAATAATCCATCAGCTACTTATACTACTAATTTTGGTTGGGTATATCCAAATACTATAATCATAGATACAAAAGCAAGTAACGACGGAGGTTCTACGTGGCAGTATGTTTTACCTGATGATCGAATGTATCGATTCGGAAGTAGTGGTAAAACGTGTATGACTATAGGCATAGGCCACCCAGCTTATCCGACCGATAGATCAGTTTTAATTTCTAACGATGGTTTCAATTGGACTCAAGGAACTTTACCAGCTGCATATTTTGTCGAATGTAAAATTTTCTGGATGGACTCTATTCAATCATTTGTAGTTCTTTTTATTAATTTTATGCCAGGTGAAACTACTGTTTATACAACAAAGGATGGCAAATCATGGACATTTATTTGCCAGAATGACGAGAATATAAGAGCAGCTACTATATTTAAAAACACTTTATTTATGATATTCTATTCAGGCAATTACACAATGCATGTAACGTTCTAAATAAGACCTTCTAGAATTGCAATCCTCTGGGTCAACAGGCTCTGTGGTGTCACATTTGACTCGAGGCGACGCTTGAGCATCACCACCTGCTGCATTGCCCCAGCATACTGCTGAAGGTTCGACTTGTCTACGGATGCCAAACGAGCCTGTGCATCTGCGAGAGCCTTCTCAAGCTGTGGGCGCTGCTGAGGATCAACAGCGAACATCATCTGCTGGTCAAGCTCTGCAAGCTCAGGAATCAGAGGTGGCTGAGGAAACATTTTACTTTACATAAACCTTTTGTTTTAATAGAAAGTATGGAAGACATCTTTTTGCCCGTCATGGAGTCTTCTGTTGTTTTGGCGTCTCATTATTGCAAAGCAGCCGGCCGGTCTGTTGTCACGGCTCAAGACATGTGTTACGGTATGATGTATGCTGCGCGGTATGTCACAGGACGTCAAATCGGAAGTCTTTTCCCCGAAGTGTACGATTCCGACGATTCGAGTGACTCGGAATTTGAAGAAGTTTATGAGACAGACGAGGATGTTTTTACGCGCTATACAGGCACAGACAATGAGCACGCCGTCAAAATGAATGAATGTGCCGATACATGGGACGCCTGGGAGCCGGAAACACCAGCAGAACGTGCGTTGAAAAATGCAGTCAACAAAGCAAAGGAACAGTATGTACCACGAATTGGAGGATGACACAGAAGAGGAAGAAGAAGAACTCGTCCCAAAAGTCAAGTATTCGGTGATTCTCCAGAAGGAGGACTACTTCGAGGACGAAGAGGAGGATCCCGTGCCATATGACACCAGTCCAGGGTATTACTTTTTTCTCCACCACTAATAAAATGGCTGGTATTGTTCCCGGAATTGCTGGTGCCTTCACCCCCTCTGTGTCTGCTGGTTTCTTCTTCGCGACAGCCATTGCTTGGATGGATGTGATTCGTTGGTCCATCTCTCAGCTGGTGAACGTGTCGAAGAACGGTGGCACCTATTACTTCCTAAGCGCCGTTTTCACCACGCTGCTGTCTTTCATCGTGCTGATGGCACTTGCTCGTCTCCAGGGTGTGTCGAGATATCAAAAAACAGAGTAAATAATATGGACTTGCGATTTCTTACAGGACTTTTAGGAGCTGGGGTTGTTGGTGCAGCCCTAAAACTCAAGGGTTTAACACAATGGATCGGGTTTCTTGTATTATGGTTGATCACAGGCACACTTGTGTATCTTGCAACAGGAATTCATACACATTTAGCATACTACCTTGGTCTCGAAAAAGAACCTCGGTATCTATAAAAGATGTTTGCGTGTTTTGGTCCCAAAAAGCAGCAGTGCAAAACTTTGAAACAAATTCAGTACGAAAAACTTAGTCCATATCAACGAAACATGTATAATCACAATTTTTCAAACAATGAAAGAAAAACTTTTCACCGGGTATTAAACAATGGAACCGTGTACACGTCAAATGCTGCTTATAATTATGTTATGAAATGGAGACCACGAAGTAATAAAGGGAATAATGTTATTTCCGGAAAATATTATCACCGTAACCGTTAAGTATGTCAGAACGTGACATTCGAACACTGTACCGTCAAATAGCTCGTTATGCTATTGCCAGTACACAGGACGATTCGCCAATCATCAGGACACTTCATGCCAATTATGCCATGGGATATCTTATGGCACTTAAGGATATTGCAACGTCAGAAGATTTTGCGCGTGCCACGGGATCGGATTTACTTCGTTTCGAACGTAAAATTGCAGCTATTCAGGATTTTTCAACTGTTCAGCTCGCGAGTAGTTGTTATAGTCTGATTCCACCGGAAGATCCTGAATTATTAAAAGCTATGTACATAGAAATATAAATATGGAAAACACGCTTGTCATTGTAGTAAAAAGCCATCTGAGGGCACATCCTCCGGAAAATGTCTTTGATGTGATTCGCGCTGCTGAATTCATCATCAGAGACACTGGCGCTCGTGTTACTCTTGAGACACTTCTCACAAAACTCAAAGATGAAATTGAAGATGATCTTGGTCTGAAACTTGCATATCTTATTAACACAGGTCTTGTTCGTGAACTTGTAGGAGAACTTCGACCGAAAAAACAACCACGGTGCTGTTTTTAATGAAAAACATGTATTTTAACCACCTCGTTTGTTTTTTTGTTAAGAATGGAGCATTTTTTCCCTTTGACAAACGGCCTGAAAACTCGTTGATGAACACGAAGATAATCTTCAAGTGCCTCAACTGTCTGTGACTCTTTGTAGCGTCGCATACAGTTGGGATCTGGGACAAATGCAAAGTACATTTATTTTTCTTGAGATAAAACTCCACGTCAAATGAATTTTGAAGCTGTGTTACGAAACAAATAACAAATTTAATGCATATAGCATCGCAGTACCTAAAATCAAGTCTCGTATTCCGAATTTTAATAATCAGGGATTCAATCAGGCGATTCTTTTAGCTGTCATCGAAAACCGCCAGAAACCGAAAAAAGTAAATTAATCGTATTCGCAAAGAAGCTGCAGCGTTGAAAAGAAGAAAGACAATTCTTTCTCCAGTTCGCCGTCGTTTGTTTTCTTCACCGACGAGAAAAAATGTGCGAGTACACTAAATGGCAACTGCTCCCCGGGGATCAGTTGTTTTATTTCTTAAAACACCTACTAATAAATGGAAACCAGAAAACATTACAAACAATTCATTTAATAATGTTATAGCAGAATGGAGGCGTATATACGCTAGAAATAAAACTAATAATATTGTAAAAAATTTCACAGAAAACTATTACAATTGGTTAGGAGGGCACAAATCAAGAAGAATACAAAAACGAACATTAAATTCCAAATTAAGAAATGAATTAAACAAAGAGGGTTTAACTAAAAATCAGGTGGCACAAATTATACAACGCTATGAAAAACTATACAGTAAACTACCACCTAAACCACCAAAATTCCAAAGTACACGACTTGGTAAATACACATTCAAAAAGAAAAATAATGAATCTCGGCGCAATGAACTTCAACGAAAAAAGGCAAATCTTGAACGCCAGAGAAATGAACTCGAGAATCAAATTAGTAAGATTCGGGAAGAGCTTAGAAGTTTAATGACCAATTAGTGTATGGATCGTGTGTTTCTGCTCGATCGTTCAGGCTCAATGGAGACGTGTCGCCAAGACACAATTGATGGTATGAATGCATTCATCGAATCTCAACGCGAACTCGGTGGAACCATGACCCTGTGTCTTTTTGATCACGAATTCGAGACACTTTACGAACGTACACCGATGAAGGATGTTCCGTTGCTGACCGAGGAGACGTTTCAGCCCCGTGGAGGAACTGCGTTATTTGATGCCATGGGGAAAATTCTCAAAATGAATCTTTCCGATAACACAATGGTGATTATTTTGACGGACGGCGAGGAAAACTCGTCCGAGAAGTACACGGCGGCGCACATCAAAGATCTTGTCGAACTGAAGCCGTGGCAATTTGTATATCTGGGTGCAAATCAAGACGCTGTCCTCAACGCCGAACGACTTGGAATTCGAAATTCATCTGGGTATGACCCGTCACGAACGCCCGAGGTGTTCCGAACTTTGAGTGCAACAGTAACTCAACAAATTTCTCAGCTATAAGTAAATGTCGAGCAATTATCGCGGTCGTACGATTCATACAGAAGGACCAGGATTTCATTATGTTATTCATCCGTTAAAGGTATATCGGTTTGTAACAACAAACTCAAACCGTAATTCATTTGGCTCTAAGGTGTATATAGGACCCCGCGGCGGTCGGTACATTATTCACCGCGGGCGGAAATTGTACATTTAATTTACATTAAACCATTTTCTATTTTTTGGATTCAAACTGAGATGAATACGACGAGCGTTTAGATACTCACTTAGATTGTTTAGCATATTTTGTCTCGTTATCTGACGTCCGTTTTTTGTATATACCTTTTTTCCATTACTTTTAAATTTTCCACCGTGTGAAGAAACATAGTTTGCCCAAAATTTCAAAGCATTAAATAGTTGCTGATTTGTAATTGTTGTATTCCTTCGACGAACGCGTTTTGCAGTTCTATGAGCTCTTACCTTGTTCAACATTCTTTACATTAAACCGAGATAATTTCTCCTGGTACTCCCGGCGTTCACCGACACCCGTCACTTCGCCGCGAATTTCAGGTCCACTAAACGTTACAGCATCGATGACGAAATCTTTGAATGCCTCGCACGCCAACGGCACAATAGGCTGGATGAGTTCCCAGATTTGACGCGCTGGCTCTTGAATTTCGGGTTGCGCATGTGAGTCCATGCGTAGATGCAAAAAGTGTAGCAGGTTATGAAGATCGATTTTCCAGATGAATTCAGTCATGGTACCGAGAGGCAAATGGATTCGAGCCTCTTCCCGCGAAACCCCCTTTCGAATTAGTTCCTCATATGTGTGGAATGCCAAGTCGCAGCTCGCTTTTTGTTTGAGACGTGGAAACTCACCAAGATCCAAGCAAGCATCTGAACCTTGATGATTTGTTTGGGACTGTTGATGGAAAACTTCAGGGACATAATATTCTGATGGAAGCACAGAATATCGTCCAGACATTTCATTCACAGATGCCATTCGGTGACGAAGCCATTGACGTGCGACGAAAATAGGCACCTTGACATGAAACTTAAACTCAACCATCTCGAATGGGCTCGTGTGCCGATGACGCATAAGGTACCGGATTAAAGCTCGAGTCTCTGATTTTTTTGTCGCCCCAGTGACCGAAATACGTGCTGCGTCCACAATGGCCTGGTCGTCTCCCATGTGGTCTAGCAGTGTCACAGTTGACATTACATGAATAACAATTTTCTTGTTTAAATGTAATGGCAAATGGATTAAAGCCTTTCAGAGTCAAGCCGTACCTCGTCTGGACGGCTGTCATCGCACTTCTCGTTATTGTTATATTTGCTTCGACGCGGAGTAATTATGTTGTCGGGGATGAAGATGCAACAGTTTTGACACCGTCGCCGACACAGACTGTGCCTTCCCAAATCCCAGATAGCGAACCAACTCCTCCCATCGTTCCGAATATTCTCCCGCCTCCAGCTCCTAAACTCGGTATGCCTGAAGTAAACCTTGTTCTGCAGCCACTGTCCCGGACACAATTTGGATCCCCAGTCGGGATGGTATCCCTCGAAGATGCTGAAGATGTCATGTATCAGGCAACTTTTAATGATATTTTTACCGCTTCGGAAAACCAGGGGTTTATGGAAAAGTCAGTTGATGTACTCTACGATGTCACAAAACTTACCCCTCCTCGTCTTATGACGGACGAAGTATAACACGGTACCCTGGAAGTTTTTGACGTACGACGCGCAAGGCACCTTGTAATGTCGGACGAGACCATAGTAACCAACGGGACCAAAACCCTGCACTGTACCGACCGGGCCATCCCCAATTTTCATGCATGCCACTGTGTCGACGCACATACGAAAACATTCTGTGCCGATTTTTATGTTTTGTATAATCCGAATAGCCCTTGAGACCAAAATCAACACTCTTGTGCCGCCCTGGTTCCACAAAAGTCGCACGCCATTTTTTCTGTGGTTTGGGACTTTTGCGAATAATCACCGTTTTCATTTATTTGAGCAAAGAAATTCGAATGGCAATGTACACCAAAAGTGTCAACACGAGTACCCAATACAATAAGAATGCACTGAGATATCGTGTAAATGTATTGTTTTCGAGAAGTAAATTAAATACCTGCTTACTTAAAGATTCATCATCTTCGTCAACCATGGATCGTTTTCTTAATACACGACAACAAAAATATGAGAGTACACTTTTCGCAAGTGGTAAAGTAACGTGTTTTTGGGGTCGTACTGGATCTGGAAAAACAACGCGTCTGAAGAATGAATTCGAAAATACAATTGTTGTTGATCCAGAAATTTTAAAATCAAAACAATCAACTCTTGATTTTTTTGAACGTCTCCGTGGAACACATGTACCTATCATTTTTGAAGACTGGGAAGCGATTCAAGATCTTATCGGTGTTCGTGAGATTACTGGACCTATATCCCCTCATAGTCCGACTATCATTGTAGCACACAAACCCGTCAAGGTGACGAGCGACACCGTGTGCATCGAATGGTCTGGCGGTGATCTCCGTCGTCAAGAACTTGACGGTGAACTTGATTTATTTGAAACTCCCAAGGAGTATGTTCACAGACTCATGCGCGGGAATTGGAAAGGAGTCAACCCTGGGGATATTGTCCATGAACACGGACACGTATGGAGTATTGTTCAAGAAAACTATCTCGATCGCGTGAAAGGAGACCTAGACAAAATGGCACGCATTGCAGACCTAATGTCTGAAGCAGATATTATTGACACGGATGTTTACGAACAAAGTGATTGGGGTGTCATACTTTCTCTTTTTACTCTCGTGGCGTGTATTTACCCGTGTCGAATTATGAACTCGTTGAAATCAGAACCCAGAACTGGAAGTTTCTGGACCAAGTATCAAAATATATGTAAACGTGAAAAGAATATACAGGCCCTTCTTGGGCGTTCCAAAGGATATGACCCGCTTACAATCGATGCAATACATATTGTGTTTCGAAATCAATTTCTCAAAGAAGATTTTTCACTCTGTAAAGAATATCGTCTTCAGCCATGCGATATTGATGTCCTGAATCATATCATCGGACCTTTCAAACCACGAATTGTTTCATTGGCGAAAAAGAGTATTTAAGTTGGTCGAGATGGCATTTGAGGAGCCGGAGGAGCCGGAGGAGCCGGAGGAGCCGGAGGAGCCGGAGGAGCCGGAGGAGCCGGAGGAGCCGGAGGAGCCGGAGGAGAAGTATTAAATGTCCGTGTTAACAAATCAGCGAGCGCTGCACTATACACTTCGAATGTTTTGTTTGCTGCTTGAGTAAGTTCTCCAGTTGGAAGTAAACTATCATTAAGAAATTTTTTATAACTATCCTTTTTTTCTTGAGATAATACAGAGTATTCTGTGAGGTCCATTAAGCTTATGGGACTTCCTGCTGAAGGAGTGAAGAAAGACATTCTGCGAAAAAATACCATGTACACGAGAACAAGGACAAGAACCCATAGTGCGATACGTTCCATCTGGGGGTCAATCTTCATTTATAATATCTCAATAAATTAATGCGAGACGAGGTGTGGCACTCAGAAGAAGAAGCTTTTTTGTCCAAGCTTGAACAGCAGTGTAATGAGTATCATGAACATCACAAAAAGGATCACATGTATTACAATCGTCTGTCGTCAAAATTTAACATACCAATCCTTATTATTTCATCTATTAATGCTCTGACGGCCATTTCACTGAATGATTTCTTAGGACAACGATACGTGAGTATTCTCAATGCGGTGCTTTCTGCGGGGACTGGTGTTCTCGGTTCGATTCAACTGTACATGAAAATTAATGAAAAAATGACAAATGCACTTCGAGCATCAATTCTTATGAAACGTTTAGCTTTAAAAATTTCAAAGGAATTGAGTGTCGCTCGGGAACAACGTTCTACTGAAGGGCAGGCGTTTCTCCAAGAATGTTTTGCAGAATTTAATACAGCTTTAGAACAGGGAAATCCAATTGAACGGAAAATGTCCAACTTTTTATCACTTGTTCCTTCGCTCAGAACAAAACGACCGAATTCACTCATGGATCTTGCAAATGTTGTTGTAAGCGCATCCCCGCGTATTCAGTCTCTGCTGAAAATTTCAGAATCTAATGAAGTTTCAAGTCGTTCATCGGATGATATCTGAAGGACTGTGTGCCTTTTCGGTCGCCTTTTTATCTTTGTATCTCTTGAAAAGGAAAAAGAGAACACATAGAAGCACTACAAAAGCGATGATGTTTATGGGAGAAAAAAGAGTTTTTTTGGCCGCCTCCTGGAGCGCCGACTCAATACGTACTTGACGTGTAACATCAATAACAGGCGGTACAGGGTCCATTTAAAAAAAAAGAATGTTTTTTCCATGTCAAAGAAGCGCGACTCAAGTGTCTAACCAATGGTTGACATTCAAGGGCTATTTTGTATTGCTGACACATTTCGTTCAGCAGCACAACATACCCCGCAATGGTCTTCCGAATATAGGTGCGTACATTGTCCTGATGACGGGCGTCTTGTTGATTTTGGAGACCGGTGTTACACGTCGGGAACTCGTATATTTAATGACGACGGTTTACTGACGTGCATTTCATGCGGAGCATCTGACACAATCTACATTTCAGATGAACCCGAGTGGAATGGTGGGTGTAACGAAGACGGAGATGATCCTTCGCGCGTCGGTGCCCCTGTAAATACGACACTGTTCAGTGCTGCATGGGGTTCTGGTACAATCATGTCTGTTTCTGCAAGTTCGACATATGCTAACAAACGACTTGCGCGAATAAATTTTCATACATCCATGAATCACAAAGACCGAGCTTTGCATCACGCATACGAAGACTTGGACTGTATCGGACGTAAACTCAATGTACCGGATTCAGTGCTTTTACAAGCAAAAATCATGTACCGTAAATTCAACGAAGCAGTATTAACACGAGGAGCAATTCGCACTGGTATCAAAGCCAATTGTATCCTTCGAGCGTGTCAAGATGCGCATATCGCACGAACGACGCAGGAAATTGCAGACGCGTTTGGTATCCCAACAAAAGACATATCACGAACGGCGGATACATTTCGAGAGACTATTCCAGCTGAGCAACTGAAGACGACACAGTCATCGGATCTGATTGGACGTATTTTCAACCAAGTGGTGATCCCAGACGAGTCACGCGGACGCACAAAGCAAAAGGTGATTCGCATGTGCGAACAAGTTCAAAAACACCCAAGTCTTATGGGCAAAACACCAAAAGGTATTGCTGCCGCGGTACTTTTTTACGTCTTGGAAGAATTTGGTCTTTCACGGGATGAAATAGCAAACATGTGTGAAGTATCTCTACCGACACTTGTCAAGCTTGAAAACCTGATCAAAAAAATTATCGGTTGATATATTAAATGGTAAAAAACTCGGCTTTGGTTTTTGTTGGCGTTCTCATTGTTCTTTATTTTCTGCTCACGTATTCGTATAACGGGTACACACCAAACTTTCCAGTAGAGACACGGAACCGCCATTTTTTAAAGAAAAATGGTGTCATGCTCGAGACTGAAAGTGTTGCAGATGTGGCTATAGACAGCACAATTTGTGGAGTAAAAGTATGACGACACTCGTAAAGCCTCCGCCGCTCATCAAGACAAACCAGGAGAACAATTCCCTGTTTACGCTTCATACTCAGCCGAATCATGTCATGGCGTGGTCTCCTCCAAAGGCGTCAAAAATGGCCATCGTATCCTTCAGGCGCGAGGAGGATATTACCAACCTTGCGCGTATGATTGAAGCACACTACGACGCTGAACACGAATGGCCTGACTTTAACGAATTGCGTTTTTCTGCCAGTTCTCGTCACCGTGGTGCACTTCATAAGCTGGGAATTTTTGAGTGGAGTAATCAAGATATGTTGCGTTCATTCTGTGCCCACCACTATTTTGATCTTATTATCGTTAATCACATTTCAAACAAAAATATAAACGGAACGATTTTTTCTCTTAGTGTGCCTGAGAAATATCACGTGCCGTATCTTGATCAACTGTACCAGAAAACGGAACAACCGCCTGGGAATTAAGTACAGCCTTGGTGTACTTCATTGCAATTCCAAAATGAATTTCAACCCACATAAGGGCGTCACGATGATCAAGCTGAACACCGAGAGGATTATTATTAATCTCAGCAACAAGCGTCTGATGCCGACTCGGATCACCAAGTGTCTCGGCGAGATCTGTCATTTTTTTGAGCCATGTCACGTGACTTTTCTTTGCTGGATCAAATGCACGAATAAATGTTGAAACTGGTGAAGTCATTTATAATATACAAAGATGACATTCTTTAGTCTTCTTCGTCGTCGTCTTCATAATCGTCCTCTTCTTCGTAATTGTCCTCTTCTTCGTCTTCGTACTCTTCTTCGTCCTCTTCTTCAGTTTCTTCATCAGAGGGTTCATAATCACCGTCGTCGTCTTCTACGCGAATCCATTCATTTTCTCCAATTTGTTTAAACCCAATATCTGCTTCTTCATCCGTGTCAAGGTAATGTGTCACACTGTCATCGTCAATTTCGTATGTTTCATCTTCATATTGATAAACTCCCGATTCCATTTTTGTTAAAAAACGTATTGTAAAAATTGGACCATTCGTGTTTACAATACGGGCAAAGAGGGATACATTTTTACCAGTACCCACATCCGTCCAAACACGAATCAGACTCATTACTTGTGGAAAATGTGTAAATCTTTAATAAAAAACGCATGTGATGACACGTCCGTCTCGCCGTGTGACAGTTCCATTCTTCTCGATACAAACGTGGTCTGTATCGAGAATGCCATGGTCGACAAGTCGGATGAGAAATTCACGAAGCCATTCATGATCAAACTTTGGAGCACCGGGTTCGTAAGCAACTGTGATATGTTTCGGACGAGTGTACGATCGACACAGGGGACAATGGAGACTTTGTTCAAACCAACGCGAAATACAGTCTTCGTGAAACATGTGTCCACATGAAAGTACATGGGCTGATTTGACTCGTGTTTGACAAATGACACAATCGGGGGCGTGCTGAGCACATACTGGAAGTGACCCTGTACAAGACAAACGACAACGACGACCTGTAGATGTCAAGGCGGAACATCTTTTCATTACATATGTCGCATTGCGTAATTTTAAGCGACTTTAAAAGAACTTCATGCGTCAAACACCGAGATTCGTAAAAAAATTGCGGGAAAGAAACGTTCCGACGAGTCAAAAGAAAGATATCGACAAGCTATGTTGATACCTGAATATAGACAAAAAAGTATATGCGTTTGACACAAACAACAATATTATTGCAGAGCATTCTTCTTTGAAACACTGGTTTACCATTAAGTGCTATAAGACGGACTATTGCAAAGAACACGTTCTTGTCGAATGGGTTACGGTACTCGTACTCAGAACTTCCACTTATTTCCACATAGGCATTCTGCGTAGGTTGTCATGGGCTGCAAAAAAATGTCAGTTACTATTTCATCAAGAGACAACAAATTGAACAAAAGTAAACATACCTCATCTGCGCTGCGTGTCTGCATCTGAAAGTAACTCGTCTTGTTCGATTTGCACTTGGGGCACTTGAGAATGCCTTCGTACTCCGCATCCATCTTCGCCTTGGCAAGCTCGATTGCTGTTTCACGTTCTTTTAGTTTGCGTTCCGTGACACCAAGTGGACCATCTGGCCACATTTGACCCGGTGTAAGATTTTCGAGATCTTGACCCTTGATACGCCGTGCCATGTCGGGATTCTTTTTGAGATTAAACACGATGCTCAACAGTCGCTGCTTGTATCGCTGCCTGAAAAGCCGATTTTCCCAAGAGGGTTGTTCTAGATCACGACCGAGACGTTTGCCGACTGTATTTTTGATGGCCCAATTGTACACACCAATTTCAGCATTTCGAACCTTGATGGGCTTGCCCGGAAAAACCTCACAGAGTTTCTCACGGGCGTGGTCGCGAAGAGGATGTTCCATCGTTTTAGTCTTCTGCATGCTGGCGCATCTTTTCCTTGAGCTCGTACATCGCACGTTTTTTCGACGCCTTGTTTCGTGAGTTGACGGCGTGCCGTGCTGGCTTTGATTTTTCTGTATCCTCTCCGAGGCTCCATGTGATGTGCGGGTCGGTGTGGCTTGTCGGAGTTTTTATGTGACGTTTGAACTGTGGGTCGGTATACAACACAGCATTTACAATTGATTTTTTCATCTCGAGGCGGTGTGCAATACGTCGCGCCGAGATGGTGTTTGGGGCAACGGACGTGACAACATCGACAACACGGGACTCCATATTCAATTAAACATTCCAACCCTTAAATGACTAATGAAGGCAAATAGTGACCCGACACCCGTTGCACACATTGAAGACGATGAATCTGTTGCATCGTCTTCAACGGTACAAACTCGGGATTTATTTCCGTGGCGCTGGACCAAGAATTGGCCGCAACTGTCATTTGCCATAGAGCTTCCTGGTTGGTTCATCGTTCTTTGTACACTGCTGCTTTTTCGCGGTCCAAAAGAGTGTTGAGGCACTCAATGGCACGTCGAATTGCACTTTGACGATTTTCAGCGAAAATACGTTTCACTCTGACACGTGATCCAAAAAATACAGTCCACTCAAATGGACCTGTTTTTTCAGCTACAGCATAATACGTATCGAGATACTCGAGATATTTTACCGCACTGTATCGAACCGGAAAACTTCCTTGAATGGAAATTTTTACATCACCAACGTAAAATGTTTCAGTTGGTGGACGACGAGGACCCCAACAGCAGTTCATTTTGCTTTACGTGTAATACCAAGCGAAGTCTCTAATGTACTCTTGGCGCGCGCAAGTGGTTTTGGTCTCTTGAGGACAAGTTCGCCGGGTTCATCACTCGTTTTCTTTGATGGAACCGCGTGTGACGTGACGAGAATTGGCATTCGATGTGTTTCATAAGGCATAAACACTTGAACATTCGACGACCCAGAACGAAATTCTTCGATGCTCAATGGTCCACCGAACACGTCAAGTAAAATACGTTTTGGAGCAGACCGTATCGGTGTATACTTTTTTACGGCATGTCGTTTCATGAGCGCGAGATACATTTGACGTTCCCCGGATCGAGAATCCCCTTGATCAATTAAGTAAGCTTTAGCACATTCCCATGAACAAAAATTCCCCAGTGTATCGAAATGTTGACGACGATCATCATATCGATACGGTGCATGAATTGCATGTCCTTTAAATGGATGACAACACCACCAACACCATGTTTCCATTGTTTTAAATTTATTTAGATCTTTAATATAATGAAAAAGATTCTATTAATAATAATTGTACTCCTTTTAATTTACAGTGTATGGTGGTTCCAACCTCAAAAGGAAAAATACACAGTAGCGCCAAAATGTCCAGATGGATATATATTGACTTGTATATCAAAAAATATTCCAGGTGGAGAAAACGAAACGACATCCAATCAGTGTCCTGATAATTTTTTTTCAATGTGTATTCCTGATATAAAATATCAACTCATTAGTGTAAGTCCATGTCCTTTCGGATTTGATATTCATCCAGAGACACACAAGTGTGCTCCATTATCCGTTATTAAAAAATAAATTTGACTAGTATTTATAATGATTTTAAGCATTGACGTCGGAATAAAAAATCTCGCTTTGTGTCTTATTGATAAGCAGACAAAACGTATTCAACACTGGGATGTATCGAGTGTACCACCACAACACGCCGATGGGTTATTTGTCGCACTTCGAACTCATTTAAGAAACCGTTCATGGGTTATGGATAGTTCAACTGTACTTATTGAAAAACAACCAGACAAAAATAAAGGAATGAAAAGTGTCGAACATTTTTTACATGCATATTTTTTGTGTCACGATAAAGATGTAATTATTTGGGACGCGCGATTTAAAATACCAGACATTTCAGGACCTGGACGTGCTCGATACATTCAACGTAAAAAAGCGTCAATAGAACGTTGTAGAGCATTTCTACAAGCTACTCAGCCAGAATGGCTCACCGTATTTGATAAACATAGTAAAAAAGATGATCTTGCAGATACATGCATGCAAGCACTAAGTTTTATTAATCAACATGTCGAACCGGAACAGCCTGTAAAACAAAGACCCAGACGGCCAACTGAAAATCAAACAATGATAAAATATTCAAAGGCTAATTTGGCGTGGTTATATTTAAACGATCAGTACAAAAATAAACGATTTGAAAAAGATTTAAAACGGTATTATCATTCTCTTGATGAACTTTTGAATGATTTTTGTCTTGATAAACAATAGATGTCATATATTGACCCATGTCAAGGATTACAAGAATATGATGATATTCTAGCATGTGCCGAACACATAGATGTTCAGCTGTATCGAGATACAGCTGCCATACCAGTTATTGTTCCTCGGGATCGACTTCCGACAAATACTCAAACAGCCCTTAATACGTGTGACAATGACACTTCATGTAGTGTTATCGGGTTTGATTTTGTAAATGACGTTCATAATTGTTCAAATCTTCCAACGCGATCTCGAAGTCCATGGAATGGCGTAAACAATTATGAATATAGATTTAGTCACGGAATGTACTATGACATACCGCCACAACAAATATCAGGTTCCCGTACTTTTGAGGGTATTTCATACCCAACCTATCAGAATTATACTGGTTCAGGAAGTGGATGTTACTGTTACATGTATGCTCAACAAGTTGATCAATTTGGTAATAAAATACCATCTGGGAATTTTTGGACTCTTTATAAATATCAAGAAACACAAAATTATACACCACCAACACAGAGAAACGCAAAATACATAGTGGATACATCTCAAAATGAAGCAGCCGATGCAGGAGTTTTTAAAAAAATTTCAGTCCCTGATATACCTATACTTAAAGTTCCACCGGGTTATTTTTATCTTGCTATAGGCATTAATGAATCAGACTTACAGACAACAACAATAACAACAACTTCAAATGATCCCCAGACTTCATCTTTAAATTGTGCAAAAATATGCAACTCGTTGCCAAATTGTGTTGGTTTTAATTTTAAATTTATAGACACCGGGTGTACATTTTTTTCACATATAAGAACGGAAGCTTATGGTGATCCTACATTTAAAAATGTCGCCTATCTCGTGAATAACGATATTTCACAATTTACAAAAAATAATTGGAAATATGATAATTCAAAAGTTTTTCTTCAAGATACAGGTACCGAATGTTTAAGTGCACCTCAATGTAACAGTAATATCAGTCAGCTTATTCAATCTGGTGTTTCTAGCTTTTCAACTGAAGATATTAAAGCGTGTTCTGCGTGTCCTGTGAAAACAATTTCCCAACATCACAACATCTATCACGTTCAAGATGAACTTGGGCATACAACTCAATATACTTCTCAGGCTGATGCTATTCAGCATTTGCAGTACAATTCGACACCGAATAATGCAAATACACAGTTTGTAGGAGCTAATAGGGGACTTACTAATAATACAATATATAATATTCGACCACTTATTAAAACTCCTGACGCAATTTCAAATTACACATACATAGATAACCCGATTTGCGCGGGAACAGTAGATATATACGATCATTGTTCTACAACCTCTCAACCAAGTTCCCAGCCAACAATTTGGCCAACTGTGTATTATACAAATGGACGTTTTTATAATTTATCCTTTCCGTTACCCGGTACACGTGGTGTGACTGAAATTACTCCTGCATTTGGAATAACAACAGACTCTAATAATGAGTGGACAATCGAACCTGTGGATTATGTAACGGATGGATTTCGGTTAAAAAATAAAAAAACATTCAAAGTTCTTTCAACAAAAGATTCAAATGTTCATACATGCTACAATACATTTATGAATAGTATAAATTCAGCAAATAATCCATGGAAAATGACAAAACAAGCTACCATAACTGGTGATCAATTTTCATTTTCAGGAGAATCCCCTTTGTGTGACTCTGCACAAATAACATTTTCAAATCAAATATCTCCCCAAGGAACTTTAATAAATTATCAAGGGTACTACGACTTTAATGGTACATTGGGTCTAGGATTGGGTTATGAAATAACATCGAGACCTTTCCCCGGAAATATAACCGGTGCAACATTTACATATTCGTGTCAACAAACACGTGTCATCGGGACAGTATTTACAAGTACAACAAGTCTTGACGGTTCGAGATTCTTTTTTACTGTTCGTTCAACAACTGAAGCACCTTTAGACCAATTACGTAGTACACTTATTATTGACGGAGTCACTGATTTAAATGGTGATCCGATATTATTTAAAGGAACTTATTCAAATGGGTCATGGAATGTACAATCCAAAATTAAAAATGTAACAGTTCCGCAAATTACGTTACCAGCTGGTACACCATTTAAAACTATAAACACCGAATATAGAACCTTTTCGGCATGTATGCGAGATCAATTTAGCGGAACAGACTCATTTGAACTGACAACGTCTCATAATAGTTTTGATAATAAATATACACATGATTACAATCAAACTGTTTTTGTTATTTCAAAAAGTAATGACACTCTTATAAATTTACTCGAGACAACATATCCAGCATCAAATTTTATGTTTCAGAAACCTAACAAAACAAAGTATACATATGAACGCGGAAACACAACTATCAAACAATTACCAAATGGTGTTTTTTCTTTGTTTAAAAAACTATACAGACAAGATGCAATTTCATTTGATTCGTACTGTTCTCCGATAAAACCAATTGAATTTTTTTCATCACCTCCAGGGTGTGGTGATTGTACTGAACATTCGATAGCAGACACACCACAATATATAGATTTATTGACTGATACAACGTTTTGGATTGTTGTGAATATACCAAATTCATTTGAATTTAATCTTTCTGTTATTTCTGATACACAAAACACTTTAACTCCACCAGTACTCACAAATTGTGGGTTTCCAAACTCCCCGGACTGTCAAACTCCGTACACGTTATTTGCGGGATCTGATTTTTTCCCACAAGCTGTCATTTCACCCAGAGGAGAATCGACAACTGGAATTCAGACACCAGGAAGAATTTTGTACACTCGAGATTTCAATTTGCGCCGATGGGTCATGGATTATGTTTATTCCATTTATCTTAATCCTGTTACCTTTTCAGACACTTTTCTCGGGGGATCGGAATCTACACTTTCGTGTTATGCAGACGGTACAGTTACACTCGATACAGCATTTAGCGATACACGGACCACAGGGGCTTTTTGTTCGAATGATACAGATCATCTCAATGATACACTCACGCAGCCTGCTCGAACCATGTTGGTATGTAGTGACTTTGTAAGTGCTGAAGATTTTACTACAGGGTTAGGTGTTATAAGAAAATATATACAATCTCTCGGAGAAAACTATGTTCAATTTTTATATCTGAAAAGAAATACTGAAATTATTAATAGTAATGTAAATCAAATTAACATACATTTTCCAGGAATATTTTCAAGTCCGACATTTAGTTCATTCATCGATCCAGGTATAAATTTGACAACAGCAATTCAAAATGCACTTGGGCAACTTTCTCTTGGTGAAGCTATTTTTTCATATCCATATGAAAATACGATTAATCAAATTCGAACGAGTTTTTATGGCCCAAATGGACCATGGACTTTTATGAAAAGTCTCACCGAACGATACACTACACAAAAAACACAAAACACTGATCAATTTATAAATTTTTTCGGTCTCGCATTAGTTTTGGGCGTTGAGGCGTGTAAAATCGGAATTAATAGAATAGATACAATTGCGACATATTATGAATCGAGATTAAATACCATTGATCCATCAAAAACACAACTTACATTTTTATGGAACGCTATTAATCAAATACATACGAATAAGTCTCTGTCATTGGGATATTTAGGTTTTGTGTCATATCAAGGAAACTCTATTGGTCTAAATACGAATTTTGAAAGAGATTATCTTGTACCAAGCGATTATGAAAAAATATGGAATTTATATTATACGACATATAGTTTGTTTTTGATACTTGAAAATCAAACTGTACCTGATAAAGAAGTTCAAAATGCACTCGAAGATATTAAAAACCGAGTAACAGACATACAAACACGAGGTCAGAGCATTTCGACCGACAAGACTTTTGAAATTCAACGCGAACTTGAAGACTTGAAGAATCGAATTACAAACACACAACCCGGGGCCCAAGGAGTTTCGGCCGATAAGACTTTTGAAATTCAACGCGAACTTGAAGACTTGAAGAATCGAATTACAAACACACAACCCGGGGCCCAAGGAGTTTCGGCCGACAAGACTTTTGAAATTCAACGCGAACTTGAAGACTTGAAGAATCGAATTACACAAACAACCCCTAATTTCTGCGGAACCGCTCCTCCAAACGGTTCCTATGATAGCACGTGTAGTCTTAATTGCGATGCAGGTTATGAACGTGTATTTAACCCGGCAACACTTCAATTTAGATGTTTTCTGTGTTCGCCTGGTTTTTATAGCCCCGGAGGAAAAGTTGCATGTTCGCCATGCGCGTTTTGTGGTAGTAATCAGTATCGTTCTGGATGCGGGCCTTCTTCTCCGGGAACATGTACATCATGTACAGTGTGTAGTTCCGGACAATACGAAACAACGGCGTGTAGCGGAACACAAAACAGAGTTTGCTCGTCATGTACAACATGTAGCTCCGGGCAATACGAAACAACGGCGTGTAGCGGAACACAAAATAGAGTTTGCTCGTCATGTACAACGTGTAGCTCTACGGAATACGAAACAACGGCATGTAGCGGAACACAAAACAGAGTTTGCTCGTCATGTACAGTGTGTGTTTCCGGACAATACGAAACAACGGCATGCAGCGGAACACAAAACAGAGTTTGCTCGTCATGCGCAACTCTTGCGTGTACTGGTGATAAATACCGTTCTGGGTGCGGGCCCTCTTCTCAAGGAACATGTATACCATGTACAACGTGTAGTTCCGGACAATACGAAAAATCGGCATGCAGCATAACACAAAACAGAGTTTGCTCGTCATGTACAGTGTGTAGTTCCGGACAATACGAAACAACGGCATGTAGCGGAATACAAAACAGAGTTTGCTCGTCATGTACAACGTGTAGCTCCGGGCAATACGAAACAACGGCATGCAGCGGAACACAAAATAGAGTTTGCTCGTCATGTACAACGTGTAGCTCTACGGAATACGAAACAACGGCATGTAGCGGAACACAAAACAGAGTTTGCTCGTCATGTTCGAGTCTTGCGTGTAGTGATGTATGTGCTTGGTTTGGTATTTTTAAAAAATGTTATCCAGCGTATAGAAGTGGCTGCGGCAATGGGTCACGAGGTTCGTGTGTCAGATGTAGCAGTTGCACTGCAGGAAAGCAAATAGCAACAGCCTGTAAAGCAAATGGGGATAGTACACAAAACACTGTATGTACTCCTCAGCCATGTATATTTTCTGGATGGACAGACTGGACTACGTGTTCGAAAGGATGTATGGGACTTCAATACAGTTATCCAAATATTACTCAATATGCACACAAAGATTCTACGGCTCAATGTCCCGATGCAGTGGTTCAACGATGTAATGTAGGTGATCAATATTGTTGGATGTATATGACATCAGGCGAAAATTGGAGAGGAAACCGAAAAGGTAATTTCTATTTTAGTTCTTTATTTCCAAATATTAGTCCCCCTTCTTTAATAACACCATCAACACCTTTACCAACAGGAAAAGATCCTTATACTACGACCGTTTATAAATCAGATTGGTTGAATATGCCCGTGAATGATAATGACTTGCGTTGTTTACGTTTGACCAATTCTGGGTATACTGTAAAGCTATATGATGGTCGAGGAACCGGACAAAGTTTTCCTGCTTACGAAAATTATAGTGATTGTTTATATTGGCGTGATACGTCTGGTAGTATTTATGGTAATTTTTGGGACACAGCATCTTCTTTGACAATTACTTTAACAGATTCTCCAAAAACATATAGACCTGTCGTATATGATAATAACGGTTCTCTTACATGTCCAACAGGGACACAATCTGGGAATTATTGCGTAGTTTAAAATATTAGGATAGATTAAAATGCTCTTTAGCATTTCTGATCCAACATTCAGAAAAATACTTACAGGAATTGCAATCGCTCTTGTGGTTCTTCTCGTAGGTGTTTTTATTTGGCGTAGACGGTCTAAGTATGTCTATCCAAATACAAACGAAGCTACGGGGGATTTCACGGTTAGTAGTATCACCTACAGTCAAGGTAGAATAACAGTAACGTACACAGGAGGAACCAATATTGTCAAAGATGGAGACCTTGTATATGTTTATGATTCAGCGGGCACACCGGACAATATTGCAAACAAGTTTATCCCAACAAAAAATGTAAACATTGCCAATTATGGAGGTACTTCACCAGCTTCTGGAGCAATTCTAGCATACGTATCTGGAGTTACACCAACTACTTTTGAGATTACAGGTGATCCACCTGCAACGTACACCTTGGCAAATGGCGGCGCTCCAGTATGGTCTTTTACTGGTGGTGGTTCCATAACAACGTTAACGAGTATTCAGCCTAATTTTCCTACAGTGAGTAGTAGTGGTAAATTAGGACCAGCTGTATCTGGTCAAACTTTTAGTTTGAATTCAAGTGGTACATTAACAATTACACTTACGGCACCAGCAACAGGATTTACGACTGCTCAAAGGGGCACTTATACAACATTTTCTTTAGGTCAAGGTACATTAGTAACCCCTACATGGACAGCTATGCCGTCGTCTCCAAATTTCTACATCAGTAGTTTGGCAATTACAGGATTGTCTGTAGTGCCACCGACATTTTCAGCTACTACATATAAGATACGTCTCTTTGGAAAAGATGCGTATAATACACTTAGAAATACAGCTGTCGTGAATTGTCAAATTGAATATGCAATCAATCTACGTAATGAAACTACTAAATTTAGTACAGCTGCTTCAGGTACAGTAGGTACAGCAGGTACAGGTACATTTCAGGTTACAGTTGCCCCAGGAGCCCCTGCTTTAACAACTTCAGATTATGTAATTATAGATGGTATTATCGACAGTAACAGTACAGCTGTTGTTTTCAAAGTCTCTTCAGATTTCTCGAGCGGAAGTACAACACTCTCACTTGCTCCTGTAAACACAAGTGTATCGTATACTGGTTCTACTAGTATTGGTAACGGTAAGAATATTACAAAGATTACAAATTCGTACACGAAACTATTAGGCTGCGCTTCAGCAGGCGCTTCTGCTTATACAACAAATCATTGTAAATATACAAATACATCTACAATTCCCAATCAATCCGACGACCCTTCAGCATTTGCCGCATATACTCGGTACATGAGTGATATACAGATAATTACGAATGCATACACGCCTGCAGATACACGTGCAGCTTCTGGACTACTTGGGTCTAGCGCATCGTTAAATTTGAATGGAAAAACATTTGGTGCAACTGAACAAGCAGCTGTTGTTGCTGCAGCTCGTAAAGCTGATGTAACACTCGCCGTTCAGAGATATTTAGCAACTGTTTGCCCAGGGTTTTATATACCTGCAAATTCGGGTGTAACTGACCCCACGAATACATACAAAGCATGGACAGCTAGTACAGGAACAACTTTGCCTTCGCTATCAGCAGCAAGTCCTGGGTTTTGGGCAACAACCCCAACTGGTAGTGGAACAGGTGTAAAAGAAGCTGATATTTTGAGCTGGGCGGTATATGCCGGGAAGACCGCATATGCCAGTGGAATAGGACGAGTTGATATCACATCAGAAGGAGCTGGTTACACGAATGGAACTTATACAGTAACGGTACCATCAAATTTACCTGCAAATTTGGGTTGTACTTCTGGTGATGCGTCACTTTCAATCGTTGTAAGTGGTGGCGCAATAACAAGTGTTGTAGTTACAGCACCAGGATCGTTTACAACTATACCAAGTATAACATTACCAGTGTCATTGGGAACTCCTACAACTCCTGCAGTTCTGACACCAGTTCTCGCAAATGGAGATTACAAAACATGCGGGCCACTTTTGCCCGCTGGAATATCATTTACAAATACGAGCGGAACAACTATTACTTCAACAGCAGACCGATACACAGCGTCAACAGGCGATACAGTCAATTATAAATTAGCGTATCTCCAGGGCCCAGGAACATATCCTCGTATCACCGGGTGGTCTTATTAATTAAGAGACATTGGATAATAACTGTAATTTGTAACTGTAATCGGTAAATAACCCCAACAACGATCGTCAATATGACCTGTAAATGTTGAGTCATTTGATTGTTCATCCATAATTGTATTATTATAGAAATCTTCTTCGCAATAATACTTTCTCATTTCACCTATAGTTTCCGGGTTGAAATATTCAGAAAGAGTATTATTGTCCCAAATAAGTTGTTTATTAAATTCAGATTGACTATACGCAAATTGATAGTACCATTTTTTTACAAGACCTCGATCGATTGTTTCAGATGGTTGTTGTTCCCCTTGGATTACGTATGGAAATTGGGGATAATATAAGCTAAAATATTCAGGTCCATCTGCAAAATTTGTCCAGATTCGATTAAATTGATACGGGGTTTCAAGTGGATCAAGTGGTCCCAGTTGGGGATTTGACCATGTTACAGGTGGTTGAGCCGGTAAACACCATAATTTATTCCCTAAAGCTGCTGCGCCAGCGTGTATCATCGGGGGATTCAAGTTTGAACATAATCGTTTATACAATGAACCGTCCATCCAATCATCCCATGAAACTTTGTTTGCGATAGTACCTGTTCCCGGTGCCGTAATTGTTCCGGTTGCAGAATCGACTGCTGTTGCCATGTAACAAGTATCTGATAAAATAGGAACATCTACATTGAATTTTCCAGTGACAATACACTTTCCTTGTGTCAAAATCAAAGGAATACTACCTCCAATCATAAACTCTACTATCGGTGTAAGAACATCTGAAAAATCATGTCCAAATGAATCACTCAAATCTGATACAGCATTGGTTACATATTCAATTGATTTATGTAACCAGTTGTCGGCTGTTTTTAATAAATCACCAATAGCTTTTGCAATTCGAAAATTCATTTTAATACGTGAATTAACACAGCGACCAGTCCAGTCAACATTAAGGGGATCGGATACTGCACCGAGACCTATTGTTGTAAGTTTTAAGATGGCATCTGCAAGTCTCGGGACTTCTAAAATATTATTAACGATATTAATTAATATTTTTGCAATTGATTCAATTATAGTTAAACGAAGATTGTTTAAAGCTTCTAATGTCGTTTTAACAAGATTTCCAGCCACAAGAAGGGTATCTGCAAAAACTTCAGCTGTTCTCGTGATTCCCTGGTCGATACAATTGAAAAATGCTGTAGCACTGACAGTACAATTTTTTATCGTATTATAGCGATCTAAAGCGTCCTGGTAAGCCTGTTTAGCATTGTCTAAATCATTTTTGTATTGCTGTGCAGTTGTTGTGTACCAAGATCTAAACTCACTTATAATCGATTCATATGTTTTTACACCAAGCAAGTCAAAAAACGCTTTTTCAGCTTGTTGAAGTGCCTGATATGCACCTTTTGATTTTACATGCCCAAAAGGTGAATCACAGCCTTGACCCTCTGGAAAACGTTTAAATTTATATTTTCCATCAGCATCAAGATATGTGTCTACATCTGTGTAAAAATCAAGTTCTACGACACCGGGAACATTTTTAATTTTACTTGCTTTTGATTCAAGCGGCAAAGGTCGAGTGACCCATGTTTGCGGGATAAGACCAGGCCCCAGAGGTATTTTTGTTCCAGGCTCTATAGGGTTATCTATATATGTCAACTGTGATGGCTTTGGTTTGCGTATATATCCTCGCTTTTCAACAAACGAATTAAAATTTGGAAAAGTAACACTCAATGGAAATGAACATGTCATTGAATCTGAAATCGTCGCAACAGTCGTGGTCATTTGATCAATTCGATGATCAACTTGGTTATTATCAAGCCAGTGAACAAAAATAAGTTCAATTTGGTCCCCAACTTGAAAATCAAATGAAAGTGTCGTCGTGCATTTAAATGTTATATTATCTGATGTACTCATTGTTTCGATCATAAAGACGTTGTTAAATTGTTCAACCGTGGACCAGCTACCAAGACTATATTCAGCTGCAGTTCCTGTAATAGTTTGAGCTACTGATCTATTGAGTTTAATTGCACTATCGGCCATCGACGCCGCGCAAGCAATTGCAATTCCAACCATTACATACGAACCTGCTATCGGAACTGCCATCGCCGTAATAAGCATTGGAATTAAGATGGTAAGTGTGTTTACAATTGTATCTGGATTATTCCATGCTTCTTGCATGCCTTTATTCCAATTGGCTCTATTTCGAATCATATCAGTCCAAAATTGCTTTCCTTCTTTTGTAAAAGGAATAAGCACATTTAAAGTTTCCTGGAGACCAGTTGCTATCTGATTCCCTACACTTTCATTTTCGTAACATCCATAAATTCGGATAAATTCTCTTGGCGTGCTTTGTCCAAAAAATTGTTGAACGCCATACACACTTCTTGGCAAATAACAGTATCCCCCAGGTACTTCAGTAGTTGTTTTCCAACACGTTCCAAAACTTTGACAGGCTTCTTCTGACATGGTACATTGATGTGTACCTGAATCATAAACTCCCTTTCCGTACGATGATATTTTACACAAACTGCGCATACCACTGCCAATGACAACACATGCTTCAGTTGGGTTTGAAATTCCGGCGGCGTCTGGCCTCGATCTATCAAGTAAAATAGAATCACTTGCCGGTTTGTTGGTTCTCGAATCGTAAAGTAATTTGCTATCCAATGAAAACCATTCTCCGTACGTCCCAATTTGTCCATTGTTTTCAGACCATCTTGTTGCATTATCGTCACATTCCTGACGTGTTTTAAAACCACATTGAAAACGTTTTCGATTTGTTCCTTTATAAAAATCAGTATACGTCTGACCTCCGTATCGTGTACAAACGATATCAAACGCCTCACCATACAAGTTATCAAAATCAGTTGGGACAAGAGCATTTACGTAATAAACAAGTTTGTCATCTGGCTGATTCGGCCCTGAAAATACTGGATTTGTATATGTTTCAGTCATTAACTGTTCATCGCCGTTAAATGCAGCATCAAGTAATTTTATATGATAATAAGAATTTGGATCTCGGAGAATTTTCTCTCGTATTACATCAATTAAGGTTGTTATCTTTTCTTGACGATATTCTGGATCTCCGTACATTTTATTTGCCTGAATAACGTCGATGCTGTCCTTCACCATGAGTTGTGATTCTATAAAATCAAGAGGGCCTGTAATTAAAGGAAAATCGGTTGGAAAATAAGGATAATGTGCATTTTCGATTGAATAATTCAGTTTAGAATTATAATCGTTAATGTAATCAATTTGAACATTGACCATTTTTGAAACTTGATCCGTAAACACTTTTGGTGAAAGTGGATTCCATCCGAGTTGTGAACCATCTGGATCATAAAAAAAACCATCAAAAAATGTGCACACAATCGAAAGTTGGTCAGCTATGTTATCAAAAACATCTATAAATTCCATAAAGGCGCGACCAATCTTAAACTGCTGTACAAAATCTATTGTACCAGCCACACCAAGTGTTGGCACCGTTTTGGTTTTATATGATTGCTTGTACGCCTGGATAATACGCCGTTGTACATCTCGTTTCCACCTCAAAACGTGATCTGTTATTGATTTAGGAGGAATGTAACCAAATGCTCCTGTTATTTTTGAATCATACCCAGGTTTTATCCACTTAAGTGCAGTATTTAAATCTATTTGACTGTTTTCATTTAACTCAGGGATTCCGTGACCAATTCGAGCGACTTCGGTCGATGCAAGTCTTGTATGTGTCGGTCTAGTTTTACGATATGCTATGTGTGTTGTTTTATTTCCAAATTCGAATGTAATTTTGTTTTTGATGGTATCAAGAGCTAACGCAGTTTCTGTATTTATAAAAGTTCGATTGAGTTGTTCATTGACACTAAGCGCTTCTTCGATAATTCGAAGTTGTTGACTCGTCAATCCAAGTTTAAATTCAGTATCCACATTTTGTCTGGAACTAACACTTATCGTGTTGATATTTTCGGTCAAAGCTGTGATTGTTGTATTCAGAGCAACCTGAAGTTCGTTATCGAAACCAGGTCCTCGTGTACTTGTAAATGTCTGCAAAGCAGTTTCAAGAACTGTGGCTTGTTGACCTGTTAAAGAAATTTGAACGGTTGTTTCGAGTGCAACTGCAGCAGCCCGTGCATTTGCGGCAGCCTCGGAGGCTGTATCAACCGCGGAGGCAATTTGATCTGCAAGTTGTGCACGAAGTTCGTATCCGAGTGTCATATCAACGTTCTGGGCGGCAAGTGATGCCTCGACGAATGCATCGACTGCAAATTCCAATCGGCTGACGAGTTCGGAACGAACTTGGGAGTCCAATTCCTGAGTGGCGGCTAATGCCTGCGTTACAGACTGTAACGCCTCTTCGACCGCCAAAGCGAGTTGATTTGTAAAATCCGTCTGGATTTGTGTATCCAAAGTCTGTACGCCCTGTATTTTCATTGCAACCTCAACAACTTCGTCGACCGCTGAAGCAATTTTACTCGTAAGTTCTGCTTGAATTTGCGACTCTAAAGCCTGGGTGGCAGCTTGAGCATTTGTGACAGCTTCAGTGGCTGTATCAATCGCTGAAGCAATTTTACTCGTAAGTTCTGCTTGAATTTGCGACTCTAAAGCCTGGGCAGCAGCTTGAGCATTTGCGGCAGCCTCGGAGGCTGTATCAACCGCGGAGGCAATTTGATCTGCAAGTTGTGCTTGAATCTCAGATTCTAAAGCCTGGGCAGCCCGTGCATTTGCGGCAGCCTCGGAGGCTGTATCAACCGCGGAGGCAATTTGATCTGCAAGTTGTGCACGAAGTTCGTATCCGAGTGTTACATCAACGTTCTGGGCGGCAAGTGATGCCTCGACGAATGCATCGACTGCAAATTCCAATCGGCTGACGAGTTCGGAACGAACTTGGGAGTCCAATTCCTGAGTGGCGGCTAATGCCTGCGTTACAGACTGTAACGCCTCTTCGACCGCCAAAGCGAGTTGATTTGTAAAATCCGTCTGGATTTGTGTATCCAAAGTCTGTACGCCCTGTATTTTCATTGCAACCTCAACAACTTCGTCGACCGCTGAAGCAATTTTACTCGTAAGTTCTGCTTGAATTTGCGACTCTAAAGCCTGGGTGGCAGCTTGAGCATTTGTGACAGCCTCAATAGTTTCTGATAAATTAGTTTCAACCAAAGCATTTACAGAATCATTTATTGCCGTTTTGATTGCGGTGTCATTCTCCACGTAAGTTATTTCATTTTCTTTAATAAAAACATCAATAGCTTCTTCAAGTTTTGTTTTTAACTGAAGTTTAAACGCTTCGTCAACAGCCGCGTTTGTATTTTCATTAAATACTTTTTGAATTGCAATATCTATTGTGTTTTCTAATTCTGATTGAAGTGCGTCATTCAGTTCATTTTCTATATTTTGAGTTTGATTTTCTTCTCCTTCGAGACGTCTTGCCGCTTCAGCTGCAATTTGTTGAGCGATTTGAAACAAAGCAACTTCCCATACGTTTGGTGGTAGATCATATGAAACTTCAGGTGGAATATTTGTCGAACCTGGTCCAAGATTATAAATATTTGACGGTTGTGGTGTTGGTGGTACATTTTGTCGATCTTCAGGCGATAATTCTGGACTTTGAGATTTAATTATAAAAAAGTACAAAAACAGCAACAGTAATAATATAATAAGAGTTGTAAGTATGTCTCTTGTTGACTGTGTCATACTGCTAATTTGAATGTGGATTTTTTTTCCTGTAATTAATTAATGGTTTCTATCACAGCCGTAGATTTCTTCGAGTATTTAAAAAATTTTGGTTTAGCTATACTTATCTATTGTATAGTGTGTCTTATGGTATCTTTGTACGCTCGATTTGTAAGTGACAGAGGAGACCCTTCTTCGATGTGGTATAACTTCCCTCGCTGGGTAGTACCACAAAGAGTGTGGAAGAATTTAGTTGGTATTGAAGCAACGACTTATTCTTATATAAGTAACGTAAATGCTATTTCTGTGTCTGCTATTACAGGAGAAACATATTCAAATGTAACAGTAAATGATTGTATGCTCAATTGTGAAAAAACAGTTGATAAATGTGTAGGATTTACGTATGTCGCAAATACATGTACACTCGTGTCAGCTTTTGATGGTATGCTCCCTGTTCCAAGTGCTAATACAGTATATTTTATTGACGGAAATGATCCTGTGAAATCGTTTACACCAACAACCGGAAAAGCAATTCCGACGCCAGCGCCTATATCGATTCAAACAGTAAACATTCCTGTTGCGACAAATGTCGCAACATATACAACAACGACGCCACACGGTTTCAAAACTGGAGATTTAATAAACATTACAGACACTTCTGGAATTAATGGAATGAATGTAGTGACTGTAACAGACAGTACTCATTTCACTATTCCATATATAGTCACGGCTGATACCACACTCAATGCAGGAAACGCTCAACGTATTATATCACTTATACCCCCGACAACTGATTCTTTTTTTACGTGTGCTTCAAAATGCTACTCGAATACAAGCTGTACCGGATTTACTGTAGTGTCAAATCCACAAAGCTGCATACAATATACAGCTGCTCTTACGACTGATGATATAAGTACAACGTCGGCTACTTCGAATACATATCTTTACGGAACATTAACGATCAATTCTTATACAAGTGATTATGCAGCTTGAACAGGAGTCGGGGTTGACTTTTTCGATGAACTCAACAAATTAAATGCAAAATATAAAACGACGCACACAAGAATTATAAATATAAATGTTCCTATGTGCGAAAATAAACCACTTAGAGCATCACCTGTCAACCGACCCACTCCAGATGCAGCATCGCTCACATTTTGATCCAGTTGATTTTCGAATGATGTATGAATTGTTCCAGTACCTTTATTTTCAATATTTATTTGAGATGTATTACTCATTTTAGAATCCACAATAAATATGTTATCACCTTTTGTATTCACGACCGTAACTGTTTTATTATTAAATGGTAATTCTGGTAAATCATGAATATCAATTCGATCTCCTTTTGTAATTCGGACAGTCGAGGCGGCTGTTGGTAAAGGGTTTTTTGGATTATTTACAAATTCCCATGTAAATTCGAGATTTTTTGTTGTAAATATACTACTAAACCAATCTGGAATCCATGAATCTGCGTTTGTTTCTGGTTTAATGAGTGTAAATTTAATATTTGCTCCATCGGATCCGATGAAAAAAGTGAGCGCAGCCGCAACTATACCTGCAACAGCAAGCGCGCCAATTCCTAAAGCTGCCCATTGTGCTTTATTTTCTTTTGATTTTTTCGCTTTTTCTTCAGCGTCCGTTCGTCGTTGCCTATATGTTTCAGGACTATCACTATCCGTACTTACACGCTGACGATTCTGTGGACCACCTGACGTATCTTCTGGCGTGACATTTCTATTTTTTGGTAAAGGTTCCCCTCCACTCGTTGGAGCATTAGGAGCATGAGGTGTACTGGGTGTACGTGGTTTAAATAATCGTCCACCGGATACCCGATGCACAAATTTTCTTACTCGACCAGGTGGCATCTAAAATTATTAAAGAAAAAAAGAGTATGATAGAAGCTATTATACAAATTCCTTATTTCGATATTCAGGGTCGAAAATATATAACACTTGAATTAGAAAATAAAACTCGAATACAAGTCAAGGTACCTTTTCGATATGGGCGAGTGATGTGTACTGTACAGGGACATATTCCCATTCAAGACTTTTCCGTCGGACAACGTGTACATGTGGATATTGTAACTAAAAAATGGGATGGTCTAGAGTACTCTGTTCTTAAAAGTATATGTCCAACAACTGTGTCCTCACCCGGTACGGAAAAGCTGTGACGTCAACGCCGGAACTGAAACGAGAGCTTACGGTTCGTCCAATAGAAAATGCTATGGGAATTCGACCGCCAAGTTTTAAAGTATACAGGGAAGGAAAATCAGGTTGTCTTTACATTCCTCAGCATTTTGGTTCACCGACTCGAATAGACAAACGCGCTGAACCAGTCGCAACACATATTCGTTTTACAGGAATGCTCCGTGATGCAACTCGTCAAAATGAAGCATTTGCACGAGGAATCGAGGCATTTGCTCAGTATGGCGGCGGTGTACTTTCGCTACCACCGGGATTTGGAAAAACAACAATGGCTCTTGCATTTGCTGCGCATCTTAAAGTTCGTACAATGATTATTGTACATAAGGAGTTTTTAGCAAATCAATGGAAAGAACGCATCTGTCAATTTTGTCCTGGTTCAACCATTGGAAGAATTCAACAGGACGTTTTTGATATTGAACATGATTTTGTTATCACAATGATCCAGACGATGTGTTCACGGACCTTTGACCCAAAGTTTTTCGATTCAATTGGGTTTGTTGTCGTCGATGAAGCTCATCATATAGGAGCGGCTGCATTTTCTCAAACTATGTTTAAATTGTGTCCTCGGTTTACACTTGGTTTAACGGCAACACCTGAACGAAAAGATGGACTTACGCGTATTTTATATTGGTTTATGGGACCTGAATTTTTTAGGGTTCATCGTGAAAATCAACACACGACACAGGTTGATGTCGTACATTTTGATGATCCGTTATTTCATTGTGAACCACCTGTTATGAAAAATGGCAAAATAAACATGGCTGGGATGATTACACAGCTTACAGAACTTTCCGCTCGAAATGAACAGATTGTAAATATAATTCATTCAATTCCCGTGACACGAAAAATTCTTATACTCAGTGATCGCCGAGACCATTGTTTTTGGTTCCAAAAACAATTTTCAGACTCGGCAGTTTATATTGGAGGTATGTCTGAATCTGAACTTTTTCAGGCTGCTCAAGCACGTATTATTATTGCTACATACTCTATGGCCCAAGAGGGTCTTGATATTCCTACATTAGATACACTTGTCATGGTGACACCCCATTCAGATATTGTTCAAGCTGTGGGTCGAATAATGAGAGAAACACCAGGGAAACGTCATTTTCCTCTCATTATTGACATAGTCGATCATTGGTCTGTTTTTTATTCTATGTTTCGTAAAAGAAATCATACATATTCCACTTTAGGATTCAGAACTGCGGAAGAATTGACCAAAGGGAAATGTTTGTTCTGAATAGAAATGTCAACGAGTGTTGTTGTGGCTGTAGCTCTTTTGTGTATTCTTATTTTAATTGTTACCGAGACACAATTTAAAAAACAACAGTCAATTTCAATCTTTGATCTCAAAGAACTCAATGAGCTTCCTTATGAATTAAAACGCATTGTTAAACCAGCTGTACTAACAAATATGAAACTTTTTAAACAAAACTGGTCTAAATTTGAAAATGAACAACGCGATATAATCATACAAGCCATGTCTCACATGTTTGTGCCCCCGGAACCGCCACTCCAGTCAAAACGGCCTGCACCATCAGTAGTTATTAAACCCAACCCCAAGGTGTCAAATGAAAGTGGTATAAAACCTGGTTTTTTATTGTCTGATGGCATCGACAAAACCCAGAAGGAAAATTCCAAAAACAAAAAACAAAATAAGATAGTTACACTCAGTGACGTCGGGGGAAGCGACGACGACACGAGGTCTGGAGATGACTAATGGAGGTTTCCAAACGTCTTCGTCGACATCCAACGGAGCATATGATATCATCTAATAGTATTTAAAGATTTTTTTGATCAATTATAAATTGACCTTCTGGATTATTACCCCCACGTGTGGTGACGTTTCCAAATGGTTTTGTTTCATCCTTTAGGTAGTCAATGTCAGTGCCTGGGCCTTGCTGAAAAGCTTCTGGTTCATCCATTTATTTAAGTAAATTTTTTTTACAACGTCACTTCCTTCTTCTTTGATTTCCTTGGCTTTTTTACAGATACTTCTTTTGTATCTGACCCAAGATCCACGGAAACAATATCGGAGATTCCGTCGTCGTCTGGTTGTTCACGAGGCGCCGGCTCACGTGTATTCATAGGGGGAGGTGGTCCAATAATTCCGCCCATGAGACTCGATAGATCAAGTCCCGGCCCGCGCATTTCATGTCGCCCAGCCGAGACTGCAGCAGCAGGAGGGGTCTGTGCTTGTGTTTGTGTGCGCTGAACAGCATCCACCATGTTCTTTACCAAATCTGGATTCTGTTTTAGGACTTTGTTCACATCTGGCATGGCTGATTTGAACATTGTATTTGTCAAATGGAACATCATTGCAGAACCACCCACCATCATAATCAGCTTAACTTCTGGAGCAACAGCCACCTTCGTATTGTACTTTTGGTACAATTCCTCAAATACCCCATCATAATCATCTTGATTTTCCATAACATTTTCAGACCATCCATCCAACTGAAGATCAAACGGATCAAAGCGCTTATTCAAAAACTCGAGACCTGTGACACACGCAATGAGCATACGTTTCTGGAAACGAATTGCACGCTCCGCGTCAATCGCATACGTCAGGCGTTTGTACTCTGTACGGATTTCTTCGATATCACTGTAACTCGTCAGGCGACTTGATGTATGCATGCCTTTTTTGGCAAGCCGAGTAATCTTATTGAGCAAGTCTGCCTTTTCATCCTCAATCGTCTTGTATCCTTCAGATGGAACTGCACCACCTATTCCTCCACCCATGTGCTGCGGCGGTCCATCCATCTCAGGAACTTCTTCGCCGCCATCCCACATTTCTGGGCCAGGTGCTGGCATCTCAGTTCGTTTTGTTGGATTTGTAAACATATCAAGCCCCGCTGCTTCGGGTGCAGTTTCAGGTGGTGGAGGTGGAGCTGTACGACGAAGTGGACGAACTGGAGCTGGTTTACGTACAGGAACTGATCTCTCAGGAGGTGAGATTGTAATATCATCCATAAGACGACGTTCTTCGTCATTTAAGGTCAAGTTGACCGGAGCCGAGTCCAATGTCAACTCCATGTAATTCTTTAAGAAAGGAAGTTCTAAACTTTAGACGCGTGGGTATTTTTTCCTGTCTATTAATAAAATGAAGGCTGGTAAGACACTCATGAATATTGTAATTATTGGTCTGCTTGTTATTATTCTTCTCCAGGTGATGGGTCGCGGTGTGAGTGGGTTCGACCTTGTCACAACTCCAGGGAAGGGTCTATCCAGTGGCCCATCGAGCATCTATGGCCTGAAGCACGACGTGAAATGCACCGCCAGTGGATTCAATCCCGATTCGGCGTATTATTCCAAGTCGCTGACACCCGGTGGTTGGTGCGGTGACATGGACTTTGTTCGTAACCAGGAGCGTGATTTCACCATTGAGAATATCGGCGGCTCCTTACTTGCGAAGTAAATACAGCATCACAAAGAATATAATAAGTCCGAACAACACGTGTGCTATGCTAAACCACAGTCGATCTTTTTCGACATTCGATAAATTGTCTTTGTGCTTCACTGCATCATACATCATAAACACACCAGAAAACAGTGCTGCCAGTGAAATGGCAAATAGGGACCCTATGCCAATCTGTTTATCTGTAATGAGTTTACCACCGAAAGCGATAACTGCCGCGATACACCAATAAAGTGCAGCTGTAAAATAGACTGAAGTTTTACCGGGCGCTGATTCTTTTCCAAGTCTATTTGCAATCAGTAACTGACGGACGCCTTGGAGTGCCAGAAACGTTCCAGCAGAAAACTGCACAATTCGTGATACATCACTGGAATTGTTGTTTAGGTTTCCGAACCCAGCCATTTATAAAGACATGCGAAAATAATTATGTATGAACTTTGCTGAAATTGACGTTGATGAAGATGCAGAACATAAAATTCTTATGATGGACACGTACGAACGCTTATTACGCCTGAGAAATGTTCTCGAGGCTGAACCCGTCGAACCTGAAGCGCCTGATGGTGATCTTTTACAGCGAATTCAGACCCTCCGTACAGAGTATCAAGAACTTGCACAAGAAATTCTCATCGAGTATGAAAAACTTGCTGTAAAAAAACAACGGGCTGATACTCTATTGTCATTCATTGATCGAATTGGGGAACACAAGTACGCTGAACAAATGCGCGACCTTGTGACTCAATTTGATCACGACGAAGGCGTGTCTGACCTTGCCGACTCGGTACGTACAAAACTCAAACGCCTCATAGGAATGAAACGCGTTTTTGAACTGTGTACCGATTGTGACGTGGCGTCAAAGTACATGTGTTTTTTGTGTCTCGATCGAACCATCGACACGTTTATTAGTCCATGTGGACATGTCATCTGTGAACCATGTGCAAATAAAACACGGAACGTGTGTCCGTTTTGTCGAGCAACAGTTCACAGGTTTGAAAAGATGTTCATTTAACTACATGTAGTTAACGAAATATCTTCACAGCTCGTGGTGCTTCTTTCCAGAATGTCACGGGGTCCGTTTCGTACAACTCGAACAAGCGTGTGTTTTCCTCCTGGCGAAGCACTTCGACATTTCCAAGTTCCGTTGGATATTCTTCTGTAAGTATCGTTCGCATCTGACGAAGTTCAGGGGTGTACAAGCACGCAAGTTCATACCCAAGATCAAGATCAAGACCTTCATCTTCGGTACGGACCCAAAAGTGTTCGCACACTTCACTCGGAGAAACACAATATCCATGGACTATGCGAGATTCAATACCATCCTCCTTGAGCAACTTTTTAAGGATGGCACAGTGGTACACAACCGAGCAGTCCACCTTGTTGAGTTTGAGACGCATCGCAAGCCGTTTGAGATCCATAGATTATTCCATGAATTTATTTTTTAGACTTTCTGCGTTCTGCTAATATAGCTTTTACACTTTCTTTTTTGACTCTCCCTGTATTTTTTCGAGACTTTACTGTATTGGGTACTAATTTCATAGGAGTATTCACAACAATGAATGCATTTGGAATAGGTGGCATACCTTGACTTATTCTATATTTTACTAGAGCAGCAGCACGGGAACGTGCACGATTCATTGCGTTATTGTATGCATTTCCTGTCTTTGGTGCATTATTTATATTCCAGTACCCGTTGATAAGTTTTTTGTACGAAGAGGACTTGAGAACACTTTGTGGTATAAGGACAGGTCCATGAGGGGGAATAACGAGGAGAAGATTACTCATTTTATTTTGACGCAATGTTTTTTTCTTAAAACAAAAATGCTCTGGGAAAGTATGGAGACAGACCCCATCATGACACCCAGCCTTTCGCGTTTCACCACGTTCCCTATTCGGTACCCAGATCTCTGGGCGCTGTACAAAAAGGCTGTGGCTTCATTTTGGACGGTCGAAGAAATTGATTTAGCAAGTGACTTGAATGATTGGGACAAACTCAAACCGGACGAACAACATTTCATCAAGACGGTTCTTGCTTTTTTTGCCGCCTCAGACGGTATCGTGATGGAAAATTTGGATCTCAATTTTTCCAAGGATGTTCAGATTGCCGAGGCGCGTAGTTTCTATGCCTACCAGGCATTCTCGGAAAGTATTCACGGGGAGACATACTCATTGATGATTGAAAAGCTCGTCAAGGACCCTGACGAAAAAGCACGTCTTTTCAAAGCGATAGAGACTGTGCCTGCTGTTCGTAAAAAGGCGGAATGGGCGCTCACATGGATGGGACCCGAAGCCTCGTTTATACAGCGGCTAGTGGCCTTTGCTTGCGTGGAGGGTATTTTTTTCTCGGGTTCGTTTTGTGCTATTTTTTGGCTCAAAAAGCGAGGTCTGATGCCAGGCCTGAGTTTCTCAAATGAATTGATCAGTCGAGATGAAGGCTTGCACCAGGAATTTGCAGTTGCGTTGTATCACCATTTGCAAAGTAAACTCGACCAGGAGACTGTGCATGCCATCGTCAAGAGCGCCTTGGAAATTGAACGCGAGTTTATTGTGGATGCTTTGCCGTGCCGACTCATCGGTATGGACTCGGACCAGATGACTCAGTACATTCAGTTTGTTGCTGACCGTTTACTCGTGCAGTTGGGATACGCGAAACTGTGGAATGTCGAGAACCCGTTTGATTTCATGGAAACTATTTCATTGGAAGGCAAAACGAATTTCTTCGAGAAGCGCGTCGGGGACTATTCAAAGCACATGGTTATCGAGGGGGATGGAGTTCGGTTTGACGAGGAGTTTTGAATACTTTTGTAAATGGTTGGTTTCATCATACCCTAAGTTTCTCTGAGCTGTATAAGCCATGTGAGCCACAACAAAATGATGATCAATAATAATATGTTTGTTGATACCTAGAAACGCTTCATCATCATGGACAATCGCTTCATTCTGAAGTATATCAAAATCACGCCCAAGAATTGCAATAAAATTAATATTAAATCGATATTGTGAAACCAACGGAAGTTCGCTTAAGCGTGTTGTTTTTTTACATTCGGCTATAAACCGTTTTGGATTTTTCAAAAAGTATTTATGAATTTTGTTTGGATTTGCATCATGTCCAAAATCTGTTCTGACAAATCCAGGAAGAATACCACGTTGTAACTGGATTGGTTGACATATCGGATGGTTAATAACAATTGGAGACATAATAAGCGCCTGGGACTCTCGGCGTGCTTTGATGAATGCATTAAACTGGGCTGTTTCGATAAAGACAATATCATCATCACATTTTATCAAAACAGTCATTGGATCTGGAAATCTGTCACGGGTGTAATAATTATAGTATTCTTTGTATGTTGATTTATCTGATACAGAAAAAATACGAAACTCTGAACAGGTTTTTTTGAGATACTGAGCATCCTGATCGTTTCGAGTATAATCCCAGATGTGTACTTCATCAACTTTAAGACGACGAATATATGGAATGAGAATTTTCATATATCGTTCACGGCCTGCAAAGCATGTAAAAATAATAGACATTATGTAACTAATGGAAGAAGAAGAAAAACTTATTGCGTTGGTACCGCATGACGGAGCACCATTTGAAGAAACGTACGTATTTACAACTCGTGAGAAGGCGATGGCGTTTTGGCGCTCTCTCAAGAATCGTGAGTGTGTTGAGTTTCGTGAATTAACACGTGACCTTGATTCCGGGGGATGGGTCTACTAGACAAAATTCATATGAAGTCTTTGTTTTGTGGTTGGTTTTGATTTTGGAACGTTTGGGTCTGTACTTTTGACCCAACGAGTTTGAATATGTGCCATCCACGGGAGTCTCAATCTGTCAAGCACCTTGCGACAGATGACACATGGCAAAGATGTCCCCGGAAGACCATCTTTGCGAATGCGTTCAATTTTAAGTATACCAAACTTTCGATATGCCCAATGAGCAAAACGTGCAGGTTGAACCCCTTCGCGTTTTGCTTGTTGTTGGAGTCGTGCGATGAGCCGACGTTCGGCACAACAATTGCAGTTACTCCAGATGGGCCCATACGGGACAGCGACTGCGCGCCAGCGGACCATCGACAGAGCACGTCACGAACATTTTGTCTTACTGTTCCAAATGTGTCACATGTTTAATTGAGTACAAAACACTTTTTTCATGCTGCGCCGCAACCACATGACGTCTTTGCCGTCTTGGGGCCGTAAAAAAACTGCCAAAGGAAATGAGTCACGAGCACAAACACGAGCGCATGCAGGAGGAGACCGCCCAGTTTAGGAACACCCTCCTGAGTGGCGACCCAACTGCCAAGCATACGTGTCGCCTGGAACATCTGGGGGCTGGCAAGCACAGCAAACGTCACAAAAGGGATAATTTTCTTTATGGGATCCATTTTAATTGTAAATATGAAAAAAAATAATTCATTATGGACGGGGTGGTAAGTTTTCGTATTTTTGTTGTAATCTTATTCGGTTGTTATGTGAAATACCACTGAATGGATTGGTCATTAGGGTTTTATAGTTGTTATTTCTGTTTGCGTTTTCTCGGGTTTTAAATTCAAAAGAATTAAATTTTTTTTCTAATCTTGATACTGCTTCTAGAAGTCTAGGATCTACTTGTGCAGTAGGTACAGACGTTACGGCTGTTCGTGCTGATTCTTCTGTTTGACGAACTACTTCAGGTGAAGCCCCGGTTCGAATTGCAGTTTCATATTTTTTTAATGCTCTATTGACATATGCATTTACAGCATTTCGAAGTTGTTGATCTACCGCGTCACCCATTACTTACTACGTAGAAAAAAGGTCTAGAGGCAACAGTGCCTTGTATAGTAGAAAGCAAATGGCATCCTTCACTGTTCGCCGTATCTCCGATTTTGATGTTGACGCGGTGACCTTCTCTGCTGTGCGCAAGAATACGATGGGTGGTAAGGTGGTCTATCTGAACGGCGCTGGAAACTCCAAGCTACTGTTTCAGCTGCCACAGTGCCGTGCCCCGTATGGTCTGAGCACATACACGGACGCATCCTCTGGTAAGACGAGTTACTCTCTGAGTCTGTCTCTGGACAATCCTGAGATTGCCGCCAAGTTCAAGGCACTGGATGATAAGATTGTAGAGTTTGTCCATGCCAACTCTGTGAGCTGTCTGGGGAAGCAGTACAACAAGGAGGTGATGCGCGAGGCACTGTACAAGTCCCCAATGATTCCCGGGAAGGGTGAGTACGCCCCGACTCTGAAGCTCAAGATGCTGACGAGTTCAACGGGTGCGTTTACTGCCGAGGCGTACGACTCGAACCGCAAGCAGGTCCAGCTGACACCCGAGTCTATCGAGAAGGGTCAGGGTGTTCTGACGATCGTTGAGATTAACCAGATTTGGTTCATTGATAACAAGTTTGGTGTGAGTGTGCGTCTCCAGCAGCTGATGCTGGCACCGACAAATAAGCTGAAGGGCTTTGGGTTCATCGATCAGCCTGCTGTTGAGGCGGCGCCGAGCGATACAGCGGATGGCGAAGAGTCGGATGATGTGGTGGATGACGAAGAGGATGTGTAAACTTTCTTGACCTAGAGTAACATATGAGTCCCCCGGCATGGACGCGAAACAAAACAAAATACAAAAAATATGTAAACCCCAATGGGAGTGTGAATGTAATACATTTTTCACCTGGTAAAAAGAAAGTGTCTATTCATGTCCCTAAAAACAGTGCGTCCAACGTCCCCGCATTTTTACGTAAGCACTTTGCGTTTAAACTTCCCCCAGGAATTACCGTGCGTCGTTTATCTTCTGGACGAGTGGTTATCGAACGAACACAAGGTATGTCAACAAAATCAATTCCCATGCCAAACAAAAATCCAACAAACAAAAACATTGAACACTTTATCAAAAAGGAGTTTGGTCCACGTATGCCAAAACTAAACACACATTTCGGACCTATAACTGGGTATCAAGTAGAGGCGAATAATTTTTGGCAAAATGCAACAAACAATGGACGTACCGGAACTGCTTTGACGTCCCTCAACAAAACAGGCAAGTTACGCACTTTGTACAATGTCACAAAAGGTAGAAAATATGTTCGTCCGGGAATTGCAAAGTTGGGTAAAGGCGAACAAGCCGTCGTGTACCTTGGATACTATGACAAGGCGGCAACGCGTCCGGTGTCTATTAAAGCATTTCCACTTGATCTTGAATTTCCGATGAATAAACAGCCGGCACAAACAGAATTTGATATTGGTCGAAAAGTACACGAGGTTGTGCCGACACATGCACCAAAATATATCAGCATTGAACGAACCATCGGATTTGCACCGGCATCAAATTTTGCCCGTTTGTCTGGACCAACAAATGCCCGGTACCAGATTGTTATCTTGTCTGAGTATTTCCACGGCGGAGACTTGCACTCGTGGATGAAAAAGGTGATGCCACGTCTCGACGAGAATACTCTTATTGATATCGTGCGTCAAGTGCTTAGTTCACTCGTTAAAATTCAGGAAAAGTACCCCGGGTTCCGTCACAATGATTTACACGTCGGAAATGTCTTTATCGATGACACTGGGAATAGACCACGTGCAGCCATTGCAGACTTTGGACTTGCGCGTCTCTCATCGACGCTATCAAACCCGATTGTAAATAAAGGATTATTTATCGGAAACGGTATTGGTCCACTCACAAGCAGTCGCTACGACGCGCATATGTTCCTCAATTCCCTGTGGACTCATATCCCAATATCAAGGTATCCTCGGCTAAAACATTTCATCGAGACTGTTTTACCTACGGGATACAGAGGTGTCAACGACACGTACATTAAAAACAAACGTCTCAAGTACGGAATTGAGTATCCAGGACTTCCAAGTACACATGAGATGCTCAAACAACTTACGGATGGGAAAAATATCACACATCTCATGAAAACTGTGAAACCAAATAAAGTGTATCCCAAAGGAACATTTAAACTCACAGCCTCAAATCTTCATCGTGCACGGCAGATGCTGAAACCAGTCAATCGTAAAGCCGTATGTAAGCCATGTAGTGTTCCGTCCGGCACAGAAGCGGCAAATATTGCCGCAAAGGCACTTCAGGATGTCAAAGGCGTCACGGTGTCGGCTGCAAATTTCCTCAAATTGTCCCCCAAGTCTAAAGCGGCGTTGATGAAAACGGGTGCAAAAAAGAAACCAACGACATTACAGTTTAAAAAGTTGGCACACGACCCAACAGCATCCAAAAAGACAAATGTCGGTGCATTTGCCAAAATTTTACTCGAAAAGAAAAAGGCGTCTTCGCCAACGTCCTACAATTTAAACAAGTTGTTCAAAACGCCTCCACGTCCAACAAAATCTGCAAAGAATATTCTCAATTCAGCAACCCAGAACAAAAATGTGAATGCACTCACAGTGCGTCAGCTCCGTACGGTCCTCGAGCGGTACAGTTACTCAAAAGCAAATGCAAAACGCGAGGCTCGTGCATGGGCGAATGCGTGGGCAAATCGGGTCGGAAAACGTCGTCAAAATCTCAAACTGACAAAAAATGCAAATGGACGTATTCGAGCAGGTCGTAAACTGCTCAATGGGCACAAAAAAGATGAGCTTGTGGCTATGGCGCGAAAACATGGACTCACGACAAATGGAAAAACCAAAGAACAGCTCATTCGCTTGCTGTGGCAGAAGTAAAAAATGCTTCATATTGTTCAGCCACGCGATCCATTGTAAAATTTTTCATAGCCCATGAACGACATGCAATTGGATCAATTGTGTGAATCTTTTTTGCTGCGTCAACCATTTCTTGAAACGTTCGGCACCGAAATCCGGTGACACCGTGGACGTTGTATTCAACGAAAGCTCCCCAATTTGAAGTAAGGACCGGAGTTCCCGAAAACATTGCTTCAACGTGGGTTCCACAAAATGGTTCAACATAATTTGAAAAACAAAGAACAGCTTTTGCGTGAGCCATAAGTGTTTTGCGCTGTTCAGTATCAATGTACCCTAAAAGTTCAACGTGGGGTGGCGGAGGCCATGCGTTTACACTCCGAAGACCTTCTTCTGCATTTTGACCCGCTACTTTGAGTGGAACACCAAGAAACTGAGAAAGACGAATCGCCATATCAATACCTTTTGGTTTACCAATCCGACCAACAAATAAAAAGTAATTTCCTCGTTTATTCATAGGCACAATTTTTTGAATAAAATCATTTGGATCATAATAATTTGGAATGACAATTTCCTTTTTCCAGGTGCAACAAAAACAAGACATGTTCACAAGTCTGTTATTTGCTGTAAACGAATGATACACTGCAAACGATTCAAATACTTTGTATTCTGCAAAGTATCCATATGGGTATCCTATTCCAGGTTCGCATACTTTCATACCAAACCCAGCACCCTCACAGATTGGTTGATGACCAGAACCCCAAAATGCTAAGAGCCAATCCCCGGGTTGTTTACGGGCGTTGATTTCTTGGATTGCATTTTTGTTAAACTCTTGAGTTGCTGCACTTTTAGGATCATCTTTAAATAAAAGTTTTTTGTAGTCATAGTCACCATATGTTTCGTTAAATTTTTCTCTCGAAATCACTGTGACGTGTTCGGTACATTCAACCTGTGAATCCTCGTGTCCATAATGAATAACTGTATGTCCACGACGAGTCATCATCGAACAAAATTTGAGAACCTTTTGAGTAAACGCACATGCAATGTAATCTTTTGATGTAATTGTATTTTGAATAGCCAAGCAATGAAATCGCATTAATTTACGAAACCTTTAAATCTTTAATCCCACAGTGCGTCACCAACCAAGATGCCACGAAACCAAATTAATTAAAATGTTATGGAACAAATAGATATGTACACAATCAAAAACACACTCGAAGAAAAACAAAAAATTGGACCAACATTAACATTGAATGGACTTCCTGGAAAAACCACACTCAATGTTACTGGGAATGTGTATGTATCAAACGCCCTGACGACAACAAACTTGTTTGTTACAGGTAATCTGTACGTATCGAATGTCTTTGCGGCAACAGAAACTTTGACTGGTACGGCTGGTCAAACAACTTTGAACGTTACAGGCAATGTCTCTGTCTCAAACGCTATCACTGTTCCCGTAGCTTACATTTCCAATATTTATACATCAAATATTCAAGGATTTATTGGTTCACAATGGTCAGGCACAGTTGGAAATCCAATTTGGTACATACCATACGTAGGTATAGGAACAACAAACCCAACTGCAAATTTACACGTTCAAGGCAACGTGTACGCCTCGAACGCCGTCACGACGACGAACCTCTTTGCGGCGACAGAAACTTTGACTGGTACGGCTGGTCAAACAACTTTGACAGTCACGGGCAACGTGTACGCCTCGAACGCCGTCACGGCAACAACTCACTACGGAAACGTGAATGCATCCAATGTCGTTGTAACCCCTGCGATCGGTGTGACTGGAATCAACGTCACGGGCAATGTGTACGCCTCGAACGCCGTCACGACGACGAACCTCTTTGCGGCGACAGAAACTTTGACTGGTACGGCTGGTCAAACAACTTTGACAGTCACGGGCAACGTGTACGCCT